GGGGCGTTGGCGATGAGGTCGGCGTCTACGCAAGCCGCCCATCCGCCCGGCCATTTCTCATGCCACATCGGCCCACTAACCTGGCTATACCAGCCTTTGGACGGGATCCACGCCCCGTATTTATCGGCGTATTGATCTGCAAAGCTTGTGCTTTTCCACGTCTCCGGCGTAGCCGCCGCAAGCCGGGCCTTGATGGGTTCCAGGTCAAGCATTTGGCCTCCTCAGCAGCGGGGCGACCGCTGCAATCAGCGCGTCGATCTGCGCTTGCGTCACGTGCTTGGCGCCCGCTTCGTGGCAGGCGGTTAGGATTCGGGCGAGCAGGGGGATCGGGATGGTGTCTGGCTCTTGGTTCACGCCTGCACCTGCGGCTCTTTGGGTTTCGCCCGGTAGGGGGCGTCGATGCGCAGGTGACACCGCTGGCACAGCGCCAGCAGGTTCACCAGGCGGTTGTCGGTCGGGTCCTGGTTGATGTGGGCGATCGTCAGGACGATGCGCGTCCATCCTTTGGGGTCGTCAGGCCTGGTGAGCTGCTCGGATTCGATCGGGCCGCCCGGCCCACGCCGGGCGTAGACTCCGTTGCGCAAGAAGCACAGCTCGCAGCAGTGGCCGGCGCGTGCCAGCACCCGCATGCGCAGCTCCTGCCAGTTGGGCGGGTACTTGTGGCGGTTCTCTGGCTTAATCGGCATCCAACGTCTCCCACAGCTTGCGGTGCACCCAGGCCCCGCTGCCAACCCCGCTGCGCCAGCGATCGCGGTGCAGCGCGATGGCCGCCCGCAGCCGCTCCACCTCGGCCACGAGGGCGGCCACGTCGGCCTTGGCGTGGGCGATGAACACAGCGTTGGGCAGCGCGTCCTCTGGGTCACAATCCTCAGTGGAGCAGACGTGGTAGCCCATGTCGCAGCCGTCCCAGTGTTCAGCGGTGACACCCACGTACTTTGCCGATGGAAACTCAACGGGATGCCACGCACCCGGCGTGACCGCGGACAACCGGTCTTGAATGGGCTTGAGGTCAAGCATGTTTCTTCTTGGCCTTCCGTTTGGGCAGCTCGATGACAACCCGCCAGCGGCCGTTGTAACCTTCCGCCTCGAGCCAATCCGCCGTGATTTCAGCCGCCTGCTGCGCCTGCTCAGCTTTGAGCAACCGGGGCTCCAGCAGCGCAGTCCCGGAGTCGGCGTCTAAAATCCACACCCGGTAGGTGCGCTGCGCGAGCTTGGTCATCGAAGGTCTCCTACAGAGGCGGATTGGCAGAGCTTTGCGTGGACACGTCGCAGCCGGGCAAAGCTGCCGGGCTGCCATGTCCGTTGTTTGGTTCCTCCAGGCGGGTGATCTCCGCAAACGCTGCCAAGGTTTCCTCTGAAACCGTGCCTGCAGCGTGCATATCCGCCACGGTCTTGCGGATGACCTGGAAGATGGGGCTGTCGTACCAGGGCGTGTCGGCGTCCACGGCGAAATCCTTTCAAAGCAGGATCCCTACAGTAAAGCGCCGACCGCCCGGCTTTTTGGGCATCAGTACGTCCGTTCGTGCAAGTCGCTGCTGGTGTAGCGCTGGTTCATCGACAGCTCGACCTTGCCTGCCAGCACATCCAGCGAAACGGTGCCGTAGCTTCCATCGTTGTCCATCCAACCGCCAAACTCGCGGCCGAGCACGGAGTAGGCGAAGTCTTCAACGGCGTCGCTCAAAGGCGTCTTGACTAGCGCCCAGTCACGCACCCACGTGTTTCGGCTGGCGTCGTAACGGCTGCCCTGGCTGGTGTACCACTCGAGCTGCAGGCCCATGGCCAGCTTTTGTGTGGTTTCGTCGGCGACGGTGTCGAGCCAGGTGTACTCGACGTTTTCAATGGCGCCAGAGTCTCCGCTGCCTTCAAACTCGACTTCGACCCAGGTGATGCCGGCGGCTTTCAGCGCGCTGAACAAGGCCTGTTTGTGTACGTCAAAGAGGTTGCTTGCAGAGAGCTCGATTTCAGGCACGGTGTTCATGGGGTAATTCCTTTCTACGCTCACAGCGCGTAAGAGTGGGTGACTGCCACGGTGTCTTCGTCGTCCTCGTCGCTGGGGTAGTACAGCGTGAGCGTGAGCGTCACCGTCTCGGCTGCTACATCGAGGTCGAACGCGCCGTCGCTGCCTTCCGCGTGCTTCCAGTTGCGGGCGGTGTGCAGGGTGTTGAGCGCTGCTTCGCAGTCGCTTTCCAGGTCGAACAGGTCGTAGCCCTGCGCTTTGTCAAGGTCCTGGTGCGCGTCCGGGTCGGGCGTAAACACGGCCCGCTCGAACGTGCCGTGCCCCAGCTCGCCGGAGAAGCCTACACGGGCGTGGCGGTAGCCCTGTCGGCGCAGGGCTTCGAAAATGGCTTGCTTGGTTTTGGGCGTCACGTGGCGCTGGCCTCCAAGACGCCTTCCAGCGCGTCGCAGCTCTCGCCCACCACAAGCTCGGCCACGCTGTCGTAGATGGTGCAGTCTTTGTAGCTCCAAGACTCGTTAGGTTCTGTGACGTCGTGCATGATGCACGCGATGTCCGTAGCGAAGTCGCTGGGGGTGTAGTCTGCTTGGTGCTCAACCACCTCGAGCACCACGTACAGCTTGCGGGTCTTCATGGAAGCCTTCTTTACTGCAGCACCAGCTCGGCTTCCAGCCGGGCAGGGGGCTGGCCCATCCAGCGCTGGGGCACGATGTGCTTGAACCAGTCCTCGATGCTGGGGATGAAGCCGCAGTCTTCCTTGACGTGCTGCTCCCCGATCCAGCGGGTGGGCACGACCTTGCCGTCGGCGTTGGTGATGGCCGGCCCGAACAGGCGCTCGGCCATGAAGATGCCCTCGGTGTGGTGGCGCAGCGCCCGGTGGCGGAAGTCCGCCATGTGGGCTTTGGATTCGTCGAACCAGGTGTGGATGGCGAGGTAGTCCTCCACCACGCCACCCCACTTGGCCACGCTGCTCTTCGCGTGGTGGTAGCTCGTTGCCATGAATAATTCCTTTCTAGGCCCTCGGCGTGAGGGGCTGGCTGCCGGGCCGGTACGGCTTGCAGCGCATGTACTGGCTGACCTGGCAGGAGTAACCCAGCTCGGCGCCGGGTGTCGCCACCCAGTGCGCGCAGCGCACGCAGGCCAGCGTCTGCACGACGGGGGTCGCCTCCGCGGCCTCGGCGTCGTCGAGCGGATCCCAGGCGGGCGTCACCGCGCACAGCACGCTGGCGCTGGGCAAGCTCTCAGGCATGCTTTTCCGGCAGGTCGCGCAGTGCGTCTGGTTCGCGCGCTGGGTGGCGAAGGGCATGCGACAGCGCTGGCAGTGCGCCAGCTGGTAAGCAGGCGCCAGCTCGCCCGTGCTCAGGCGCTGGGGTTTGGACAGGACGCGGCCGGCGACCTTCGTGCAGTAACCGCTGCAGTACTTGCGGTGGCCCTGGGTTTGAAAGTTCTTGTTGCAGATGGTGCAGGTGCGGTGCGTGATGCGGGCGGCAACAGACACGTGCGGGCCTTTCTACGGGATGCAGGGCGGCGTGTAGGCAAAAGGTGATGGGGGCACAAATCTGGGTTAACCCAGATCGGCGCCCCCATGGCGTCAGCTTTGGAGCGACTCGACCAGCAGGGCGTGGAACGCCTCGTCGTCGAGCTTGTGGTTGTTTTCGGTCTCTTGGAGCATCGGAACCTCCTCGGGGTGCGGGATGAAACGTAGGGGCTGAGCGCCTGCTAGATGGGGCAGGCGCCCGACTGGCACTGCAGGTGCTCCATGTCGATGTCCTCCAGGGCCTCGGGGTCCGTGATGGCCCCGATGATGGCCTGGAACTGGCCCACCGACCGGAAGGGCTGTTCGGGCAGGTACTCGTAGGCCGAGGTGTCCGTCGTCGGCATGACGGAGCAGCAGCGGATTTGGCTCTGGTACTTGACCATCATCCGGACGAAGTCCTTGTAGGTGGTCTGGGCGGGGTCGTACTTGAGCGTGTAGCTGATCTGGTTGCCGGTGTCGGGCAGGGGCTGGCCCTGTTCGTCCACGCCGCGGATCCAGTACTTCTCGAGCAGCATCAGCCAGCGGTACTGCTCCTCGGGCGTGGCCTCGGCCGCCGTCACGAGCTTGTCGCCCATCCCGAGCCGGCAGATGGTCGGCTGGGTGGGGAAGCCCACGATGCTGGTGCCTTGGTAGGTCCGCAGCTCCCGCACGGGGTAGCCCTTGGCCCGGTACTGCTCGACCAGCGGGTCGTCGCTGCGGAACTGCATGTTGCGCAGGTACTCCCGCATTGAAGGCAGGTGGGCGCCCTCCGAGAGCGCGAACAGCTTGGAGGTCGAACCCGCCGGCTTGACCGTCGTGTCCGTCACCGGCACGGCCATGCCGAGCTCCGTGGCGTAGGCCTTCGCTTCGGCTTTCACGGCCCGCGAGAAGCGCGCCAGGGCCTCCCAGAAGGGCTTGCCCGCGCCGTGCTCGTCGAGCACCTCGCGGAAGCCCAGCCCGAACTGCTTGAAGGCGAACTCGTGGATGCCCGTGAAGCTCACGCCGATGCGGTTGGTGCGGGCCACCTCGCGGGGGTACACCGAGCGCATCGTGTTGACCCGGATGAGCGCCCGCGCGGCGATGCGGAAGGTCTCTTCCGCCTCCTCCAGCGTGTCGCAGTGGTAGGGCACCACGTCCCCGATCACGCAGAACCCGCCGAGGATGTTGAGCGAAATCTCACCGCAGTTGTGCACCACCAGGCCGTTGGCATCAAAGCGATGAACGTCGTCGACGGTGCAGTCATACACCGGCTCGACGCCGTCCGGCATGATCGCCGTGACCTGGCTGGTGAACGCGTCGCGGTAAGCCTGACGCTTTACACCCAGGCTCGAGACGCAGGCCTCCAGCTTTTCAGCTTTGGCCGGATCGTTGAATCCCACCTGCTCGGCAAAAACCAGGAGGTTGTCCCGGGCAATCACCAGCTCGTGCACGGCCTTGGTCGGGTAAAGCTTGAGCCCGCCTCGGCCGTCCGGCAGCAAAGACTGACGAGCAGCCCTGCGATTTTGGTACAGCGTGGAGGCAATCCCAAGACGGGCCAGCATGCGCTGGACCACCTGCAGCCGACCCAGGTCGGACTGCGCCAACCGAACGGAACGGCCCTTCTCGGTGTTGAACAGGACCGTGCCGTCGGCATCGAAGAAGCCACGCAAGAAGCCTCGGTAGAAGCCCGAGCTGGTCTTTTCAAGGGCAGGCATCAGCTGCTTGCCTTGGGGGCTGAGGTAGCTGGAAGCCAGCCGCTCCAGCGCCACAGAACCGTACTGGCTGGTTTGGTGGTGAGCGTTGTTCACGCCCGTGCAGTCGCTGCGCGACTTCAACCCGGCCGCCATGGCGTACTGGGCGCTGACCTGCTGAAGCTTTTCCTTGTTGGGACCCCAGAAGCGCACGTAGGCTTTGTACGACTTGTCGGCGTTGTAGCCGCCATCGCCCACGATTTGCCCCAGGAGCCAGCCTTCCTCGAAAGAACCGTCGCCTTCCCAAGACGTGCCCCGGTGGTTGTCGATGACAAGCTTGTCGCCGGGCTTGAGGTCCTTGACCTCCACCCAGGCGTGCTCGATATTGAACCCACCGTCGAGCTTCCTGGACCGCTTGCGCTCGACCAGCACCTGGTGGTTGTCTGTCAGCCGCAAGCTGTAGCCCCGCTGGGTCTCAACCCGGAAGACCGGCTTGACGCCCGTCTGGAAGAAACCGGTGGCGGCGTGGCCTTGCTGTCCGACCAGCGCCGTGAAGGGCTTGCCGATGAGCTCGGCCACCTGGCGCGGACCTTCTGTAGTCTGGATCCACGTGTCAGCGGTGACACACGGGTTAGTCAAGTGGCTGTACGGCATGTGCTGCGCGGCCTGCGCCAGCTCGGCCATGTACGGCCGAGTGCTGGGCTGCAGCTCGTACAGCTCCGATCCCACGTAGTTGCCATCGGCATAGATGCTGTAGTCGATCGGATCAGGCGCAAAGTTGTCGACGCAGATAAAACCAGGCTCACCCGTCAGGTCCCAGTAGCTGGCCTCCGTGACGGCCTTGAAGACCTGCTGCGCCCAGCTGTTCTTCTGCTTGAGCCCGTCGAAGAGCGCCTGCGTGGCGATGATGCTGTTGTTCGAGCTCCACAGCCCGTGCTGCGCCTTGATGTGCGCAAACTCGATGGCGCCGGGGTCGGCCCAGTACTTGGTGCTCATGCGTGCGGAGCGCCGGGCCCCGCCCACCACGACGCACTCGGCCAGGGCGTGGTCGACCAGCATGGCCTGCTTCCAGCGCGGCAGGCCCTGGCCCTTCACCTGCGCGATCTTCGCGAAGGCCTGGGCCGTGGGCACGGGGCCCGAGGCAGGCCGGTTCTGCATGCCGGCGATGGGGCTGCCGGCCGGCCGCACGTACGAGAAGTCCAGCACGAGCGTGCTTTCGGCGTGCACGGCCTCGTACGTCATCACCTCATACTTCTCGGCCGCCATGGCCCAGCCCTCGCGGGAGTCTGGCACCATGAAGTAGACGTGCGATTGCCCCGCAAGCCGCTGCAGCGCCTCGGCGGGCGCCACGAACACGGCGGCGTCGAAGTTGGGGTGATCAGGCCGGCACACCAGCACGAGCTCCGGGGCCTGCTCCCAGTCGACGCGCATCATGGCATCGCTGTAGTCGCGGCCCACGCCCGAGCCGTTAAGCAGCAGGTAGAAGGTCATGAAGCTCGAGGCCGCCACGGCGCAATTTGTATAAACCTCCATGTTTCGGTGCTTCTGGCCGGGGTCGCCGTGCTGCAGGTGCCGGCCGCTCATCAGGAGCGCGCCCTTGGCGATCGCGTCGCGCATCGGGGCGAAGTCGGCCTCGCTGCCGGGCACCAGGCTGGTGTTGCCCTCGGCCACGCGGGCGGCCACCCGGCCCCAGTCTTCCTGGTCCTGGGTGCGGAACACCGTGCGCCGGGCCAGGGCCGTGCCCATCTTCTTGTCGAGGGGACGCACGTAAAAAGGAGCAGCCTCCGGGCTGCGATCGGGCTCTGACATGACCCAGTCCTCACACAAAAGGGGATGACAAAGGGCACCGACGCGGTGCCCGAAAGGAGACTCAGTGTGGCAAAGAACCAAAGGAGGAATCTGAGCGGGGAAGCTAGAGCCGGTTCTGGGCCTCGAGGTAGTGCGTGCCCACCAGCCAGGCCAGGGAGGCCAGCGTTTTGCAGCGCTGGTTGGCGGAAAGCCGCGTCAGCTGCTTGAAAGGCCGCTCCCGGTGCAGGCGGGTTTTGTCGCAGTGCAGGTTGCTAGCTTGTTCCGGAAAGTTAAAGCGCAAGACCCGCCACAGCTGGTTTGCCAAAAACTGTGCGTTGGCGTTACCGAGGGGCCTGCAGGTGAAGGCCTGCACCATGTGCTGCCAGGTGTTCTTGCCGAAGCTCAGCTGCAGATGCCGGTCCATGTCGTCGAGGTTGCCCAGGCTGAAGTTGCCGAAGGCCTGCCGGGGGTCGGGCGTCAGGGTGCGCGCAACGTGCGTCACCAACACGACCCCGGCGCGGGGAGCTGTCAGTGCCTCATGCGCAAGAAACTGGGGGTACACCGCCGTCAGGCTTTGGTTTTCAGCTGCTCGCCGGCCCAGCCACCGCACCCAAGAAGCCTGCTCGGTCAGCGGCTCGTACCCGTCAGGGACAGCGCGCATCAAGCGGCCACTTCCTCTTGGGCCTGGTAGTAAGCGCCCACGCGCTGGCCCAGCTCGTAGTAGCTGAGCTTGGACATCTCGGCCGCATCCGGCAACGACAGCCAGCCATTGACCAGGCCCTCGACGGCCAGGTGCTCGAGCTGCTGCTCGAAGGTCTGCTTTTTCACGTCAGCCTCCCGTCGAGCCGTAGCCACCCGCGCCGCGGACGGTCTCGGGCAGCGTCGCCACGGGCGTGACCTGCGCGTAGGCCACCGGCGCGACGACCAGCTGGCTGACGCGCTCGCCGGGCAGCAGCGTCACGGGCTCCGGGCCGAGGTTGAGCACGCAGCTCATCAGCTCGCCCCGGTAGCTCGCGTCGATGGTGCCGAACGCCACGTGCAGCTTGCGCTTGAACAGCGTGCTCGAGCGCGGCCGGATTTGGGTCTCGTGGCCCGCCGGCGGCAGCACCGCGATGCCGTGCTTGACGAGCACAGGCTCGCCGGGCGGCAGCGTGACGGGCTCCGTCACAAAGAGCCGCAGGCCGGAGTCGCCCGGGTGGTCGTAGCCCGGTGTGAGGTCGAGGGCCACGCCGTGCTGCGCGAGCCGGGCGACAGCCTCCGGAAGGACCTGGACAAACAGGGGAATGGGGTCGGACATGGGGACTCCTTTTCTCAGATTTGAGGGTTCAAGCAAAACAAAATTTGTATCTTTTTTCAAGCCCTGACACCCAGAAACTTCTACTTTATAGGTGTTACAAAGGAAACCAATGGGCAGCTGGAGCCTCACCGAAGCGGACGGCAGTGGACGTCTCAGCCTGGAAGGCGGGCGTTCTCTCGCGCTGTCCGGTCGGGCGGACGCCGCCTTCGAGCAGGGCCTCGTCCGGCTCATCGAGGGCTCGGACAAGGTCCGCTACAGCACCTTCAGCGTGCGCGACACCGGCCTGGGCACTATCGAGCGCAGCATCCTGCGCGCGCCGGCCGGCAAGGACTTCAAGCTCTTCTACGGCTCGACGGGCATCGACAAGAAAGACCCGGACGGCTGGATCTCACCGGAGGCCTACAAGAACGCGCGGGCTCACATCTACCGCCCCGACGGCGACAACCAGCCGGGCGGCACGGTCCAGCACGGCGACGCCAGCTACCGCCTGCGCGGAGGCAGCTACTTCCACGACAAGCTGGCCCTGTTCAGCAACGGCGCGCAGAAGGTGGCGCTGGTGCTCACGGCCAACGCCACGGAGACGGGCTTCGGCCACTCGAGCAAGACCAACGAGTGGGGCGAAGCGCGGCGCATCAACCAGGTCAACCTCTACAAGATCCTGACAGACCCCAAAGAGGTCGCCGAGGTCGAGCGCATCCTCAACTGGAAGTTCAACGAGGGCGCCGACGCCGGCAAGAAGCCGACGGGGCTCCAGCACTTCCTGCTCTCGGGGCCCGACACGGACGTGGCGCCGGCGCTGGCTGAGCGGGTGAAAGCGCTGGCCAAAGACGGCGATCTCTACGTGTCTTCGGCCAACTTCAGCCCCGAGATGGGGCCCGTGCTCAGCGCGGCGCTGCAGGCCAACCCGAAGCTGCAGGTCACGCTGGAAATCAATCAGGTGGACGTCACGGGCGCGGCGCTGCCAGCCAAGTCGCTGGCGGCCACCCAGGCGCTCATCAGCTACCTGCAGCAGGAGTACGGCAACCGCGTGCACGTGCGCCACCACAACGAGCGGGCCCTTTCGCACCTCGTCAGCGTGGGCTCGCAGCAGATGTCGCACTTCAACCTCATCGCCAGCAGCCGCAAGGACGACATCATCGCGGGCTCCATGCGCTTCAAGGCCCAGTTCCTGAAGCCCGCCGACGGCGTCAGCGTCTCGGACGCGCTGTACGTCGGCAAGGACGCGGAGCTGGCGCGCATGTACGGCGCACGGGCCATCCACACGGACCAGGCCGGCACCCGGGTGGTGCGCGAGTACCAGACCAACCAGCCTTACTTGACGGGCTACGTGGCCCGCGACAACGGCTTCGTGCGCATCGCGCGCCCGGTCGGGGTGGAGCTGCTCACGCCCAGCCACCGCTCGGACATCGACTTCCAGCCCATCGTGACGCTGCGAACTTTCAAGGACACCAGCGCGTTCATGTACGGCCTAAGCCGCTACTACCGAGGGCGCGGCAAGGGCTACGAGGCCTTGCAGCAGCAAGCGGCCGAAGCCGTGCACCTGAGCGAGACGCAAGGCAGCCCGTTCCTGCGCAGCTACATCGGCGGGCTGCTGAGCCTGTACCGCGTCAAGCAAGACGGGATGTACCTCCAGGAAAACCCCGACAACTTCATGACGGGCGCCATGAAGCGGTTTGATTACGGGCTGGGCCAGCGCACGTTCGGCGCGAGCTTCTGGCCGACGATGTTCTTCGGGATGGGCCCCACCCAGATGGGCGACCGCGGCGTGTTCACCAACGCGGCGCTGCTGGGCGCCCGGTACCTCGACGAGGGCCTGCGCGGGGGCGGTCACGAGCTGCTGCCCGAACAGGTGTACAAGGCGGGCCCCGTCGAAAACCTGACCAAAATCGGCACCGACCTGATCACGAGCATGTTCCTCACGGCCGCGCTGTTCCGCCTGGTGGCCTTGCCGGCGCTGGGCATGGCCGCGAGGGCCCGTGCGTCGTTCGACACCGCCCTCGCGTACCACCTGAGCTCGCCCGTTACAGGCGGGTTCTCCAGCGTCACGCGGGGTGTGGCAGCCGTCGGGCAGATCCTCACGCAGAGCGCCGCCAATACCATGAACAGCCTGTTCAGCATCGCCACGCGCGAGATCATGGGGCGCATCGGCGAGGTCTACGACAGCATCATCCCGCAAGGCGGCATGGCGAACGTCTTCGAGGAGATTGCCGACCACTTCCACACCAACGCCAGCGGCTCGTTTGCGCAGAACCTGATTCGCGGCACGGAGATCTGGAACACCTGGGTCAACGACCGGCCTCTCTTGCGTCTGTTCATGCACACGGAAGAAGGCATCATGGGCAGCTTCAACACGTTCGCCCGCAGCAACGAGCGACTCAAGGGGCTGGCTCGGATTGCCTTTGCGCCCCCTGCGTTGCTCTATGACATGCGACGCCACGGCATACGCGGAGGCCTCACCCACTACGGCCGCAGCGTAGGCGAAACGCTTGTGGGCGGCTTCGGAGAGATGTTCACCCGGCCGGGACGCGGGCGCATGGGCGTCGGCCTCCTGGCGCCGCTGCTGCTGGCCGGTGTCGCCCTGGACCAGATCTCAGGCCTGGTCGGTCAGGCAGCCACCATCGACGTGTTCACACAGATGGGAGCGGTGCTCGACACCCGCAGCCGGATTCTTGAAATCACCGACAACGGCGCCGGGCAAGCCCGTCAGGCCCAGCTGCAGGTCCAGACCGAGGCCGGTCAGGTCTGGTTTGCACGTTTGCTGCTTGGAGACAACCCGCTGAGCAAACTGATTGACATTCCGCTGAGCGCCGCTTGGTACTCCACGCAAAAAGCTTTTTCGACCGGCTTTAACGCCACCCAGCAGACGCCTTACACCTACGGCCTGGCGGCAGGCGCGGCCTTCGGCTTCGCGGGAGCCGCCGTATTCTTTCCTTCAGCCAACCGGCCTGCGCTGGGGCTGTTTACCTCGAACAAGGTGCGCGCCTACGGCGCGCTGCTCGGTCTGGCTGCTGCCGGCTACAACGCCTACGTCGCCTCGCACTTGCCGCAAAAGGCGCGCTACGCCTACGCGGGCTACAGCACGGAAGCCAGCACCCTGGTGTCGTACCAGGCGCAGGTCCTGCTCAACACGGCCCGGCTCTTCAAGCAGGGCAAGAGCGAAGCCGACGCCGAGCTGTACCTGCGCACGGCCCTGCCGGGCATGGCGGACGACCGGTTCGCGGGCTTGATGGCGCGCATCCGGCAGGAGCACAAGCAGCACGGCGCGGGCGGCATCCAGCGCCTGGGGCACGAGCTGGGGCTGCTTGGCATGTACAGCCTGCCGCACCCGATGCGCCGCGAGCTCTCGGGCAGAGGGGCGTTTGCCGTCAGCTTCCAGATGCCGGTTCCCGTGCCGTTCATCAGCACGTCTACCGCGTCGGCGCTGTACGTTGGGGCGGACACGCACTTCAGCCTGACGCTGCAGGGGCCTGTCAACATCCAGTTCGGCACGGGGCACAAGCTGCCGCTTTATTTGCACCGCGAAGAAGGCGAGTCGAGCCCCGTGCAGCGGGGCCTGGTGGCTGGCGGACTGGCGATGGCGGGCACCCATGCCATGCTGTCGCTGATGGGGCTGGTTTCGCGCTTCACCCTGCCCGTGGGCCTGGCGGTGGGGGCGGGTGTCGGGCTTTACACGGCCAACGCGGCGCAAAGCGACCCCGGCGCCTACCACTTCAAGTACGAGCCGGGCAACATGGTCGAAAGCCTGCTGCTGCCGCTGCTCGCTTTGCGCGGCCTGGACCTGGTCGTGCGTGGGTTGCACGGTTTTATGGGCTGGATGGCCGCGCGCTTCGGCCGCACGCTGGCGCCGCTGACGCCGCCGCACGCGCTGGCGCCGGACGCGTACACCCGGCTACTCGGCTACGGGTACTCCGCCATCCGGGCGACGGCCACCCTGCCTTTCGTGGCATCGCAGGCGGTGCTGCAGTTCGCGCGGCTCACGGCTGCCAACCTGCTCGTGGGGTTCATGGGCAACGCCAGCGCGTTCGCGGAGTTCAACAACATCCGCCGCAGCACGCCGCTCGCGCACGAGCGCGTGGCCGCGTTCGATGCAAGCTTCAACAACCCGAGCGGGCCCTGGCACGGCGGCAACACCCCGAACGCGACGCAGCAGCGTCTGCGGGGCCTGGTGCGCTGGATGTACGGCATCCAGGAGTGGTCGTTTGCCGCGCGCCGGCGCGCAGCGACGCTGCACGCGGCCCCGGGCTCGCCCAGCGCGCGCTTTGCCGACGACTTCTACAACCGCACCTACTACGGCCGTCACTACGCGCCAGGCTCGCCCCGCCGGCGCTTCAGCCTGCTCACGGATGTGGCGGCAGTGGCGTTCGTGGCTGGCCCCACGCTGCTGGCCTTCGCCAGCAAGGGCACCCACGGCGGGGCACAAGGCCTGGCCGATTCGGTCGTGAGCTTCTTCGCGCCCCGCGACGACGACTTCTTCATGGCGCCTGTTCGCAACCACTTCACGCACGGGCTCGCGCGACACTTCGTCACGCAGATTCTCGGCATCCGCCTGCCGAGCCAGCCTCAAGAGGAAATGATGCGCTTCCGCCAGGAAGACGCGTTTTTTCCGGATGCTGTTCGCGCCACGGTCTGGGAAAAGGCCCACTCGGGCGAACCTCTGGCGGTTCTCGGCAGCCAGCTCGCCTACAGCCTCACAACCTCCCTGGGCTACTACTACACCCTGGCGACCACGCTGTTCGCCGGCACCAGCAGCCTCGGTGCTTCCGTGCAGAACATCGGGGGCAAGGATTACACGCTGCTCAACCCCTCGCAGCAGCAAGAATCGGGTCACACCTCGGTCTTCGCGCAGGACTCGCTGTTCAAGTCCTTGATTGCGGGCGTGTTCCAGTACTCCCTGGTCGAAGGCCAGCAGAACGTCAAGGACCGCAACCAAGACGTGGCGGCCGTGCGGGAGGTGGCGGGCGTCGCCCGGCAGGGCAACCCCGTGCGCACGCGCCAGCGCTTCGTGCGCGGGCCGGCCATCAGCCTGAAGGTCGGCGCCCTCTACAACGAGCAGATGGGGCTGGACGCCATGGGGCCTGCGGCCCAGGCCGAGCTGGCCCGGCGTCGATACATGGTGGCGTTTTTCACGGCCGACGGCAACAACGGGCGGTTGCTCAACTACTTCGACCACCGCAACGCGCAGGGCGAGGCCAACATCTACGAGAACATGGCGCCCGGCAAGCCTTCTGGCATGCTGCTCAAGGGCTTCTTCACTTACACGATGGGGTTTGGCAAGCAGTTCAGCGAGGACCTGCGCCTCAACGCACGGTCGGTGGCGGGCAACGCCAGCGGCGATCTCGAGGAGTACGAGTACAGCATCAGCGGCAACGGCAACGACATGATGCGCCCCGTGGGCCTGTCGCGCGAGGAGCTGATGGGCGGCAGCAAGGGCTCCAACTTGCCGGCTGCGTTCGGCCTCTTCATGGGGGCCGTGAGCGGCGCGATGGCTTACTACGCGTTGTACCACGCACGAAACGTGCGCATCGCCGCAGCCGGCGGCGCCACCACACGACCTGGTCGGTTCATCTCAAACCTGTTCAACGCCCCGGATGCAAGCAACCTTTTCTACCAGACCTGGAGCTGGGATCCTTCCGCCAACGCGATGGGCCTGGCGCCGACCACGCCTTCGTCAAGCACGGTGGCACGCCGGCAGGCCGGGCACACCGTCAACTACGGAAGCCTGTGGGCGGCTTACAGGGCCAGCAGCCGGCTGTGGACCTACCGCATCGGTTCGCAGTTCTACACCTACGGCGGGGCGGCCATGCACTTCATGGATCCTGCAGGCGCGGGCCAGACCCGCACGTTCAACACCATCAACGCGGCAGGCGCCGTCACCCCTGTAACGGTGCACATGAACCACTTCACGCCCAACGCCGTGCTGGACCAGGGCTTTATGCGAAACCTCACGCACGCCTTGCACACGACGGACCTCAGCCGGCTTCCGCGCGCCATCATCACCACAGGCTCCACGCCCCGCGGCAACGACCTCATCAACATGGTGGACAACCGGCTCCGGCAGATGCGCGAGCTCGGCAGCCACGTCGAGCGCATGATTGTCGATGTCAACCGCCGCACGGCCGCGATGGCCCCCCTGCCGCTGGGCGACCCCGTGCTCGACGGCATCCGGGCCAGCGACAGCCTGCGCCACAGCACCCTGACCGAGCTCGACAGCTGGTTCAAGCACGGCTACCGGGGCGCGGAAAGCATCAACCAGCGCGTGGCCAACGTGACGGATCTGCGCGACATGCTGCAGCGCTGGGTGACCACCCAGGTCGGGGCCGGACAGACCTCCGCGCAGATGCGCACGGCCCTCAGCGCCATGACCATCCACGACCTGGCCACCAGCCTGGGCTCCAGCTTGAGCGCGCACGCACCCGGCCTGGCGGGTGTGAGCGGCCAGCAGGTGCTGACCTACCTGGACGGGGCCTTGACGGCGTTCCAAGAAGACGCGAGCAACATCCGCGGCTTCACCACCGGCGGGGGCGCCACGCCGCGCACGGGCGACATCGTGGAGAGCCTCGGCTACACCGGCATGAACGCCACGGGCGGCAGCCGTTTGGTGGTGACGCTGGGGGGCGGGCGCGGCTACATGCTGGCAGCCGGCTGGCTGGACGTGGCGGCCCGTGCCCTGCAAGGCGGGTTCTTGAACTTCGACGGCGGTGCTTTCTACCGCGCCTACCTGAGCCGCACGACGGCTGCGAGCTACAGCCGGCAGATGATCGACTCCGTGCGCGGGGCTGTTGGTGCATCGTCTTTGACGCCCGTGGCGGTGTTTTCGCTGGCCGAGCAAAACGCGGTCTTGATGCACCTGCGCAGCCACGGCCTGGACGCCAACGACCAGCGGCAGCTCGAGGCGCTGGTCAACCTCATTTACGAGCGCAGCCACAGCACGGGCGGGACCATCTCGCCGCTGGACGCCACGCGGCTCGAGGCGGGCGTCAACGCGTTGCGCGGCACCCTGAACGACATCAACACGCGTTCGTTCGGCCCCGGCGCGTTTGCGGTGGGACGCGACGCCGTCACCGAGGCCGTGCAGGACCTGTTCACGGGCCGCGGTTACGCCATGGCGGTCGGCACGGGCATCGGCGACAATTTGCTGAGCGGCGGCTTCTACTTCAACGCGCTGAGCCTGTACACCGAGCTCAACATGGCGGCCAAGGGCATGGCCAGCCTGCGCGCGCTGGCGGCGGTGGATTCGAAGCGCGACGAGTTCTCCAACTACCTGGCTGCCAGCACCGCGCTGAGCACCCGCAACGACGGAATGCGGATGATCGCGGCCGAAAGCGCGGTGGCAAGCTTGTTGCAAGGCGGCACCGAGATGCTGCGCGTGTCCGTGGCCAACTCGGGCCGGGTTCCTGCGGTGACGAACAGCGCGATCTCGGCGCGCTTTGACATGCAGAACATGCGCACGCCGGCCCAGCAGGGGGCCAACACGCGCTACATCGGCGCGCGCACGGCGGGCTTCGTGCAGGGTGCGAGCATGCTGCTGGGTTACGGGACTTTTTACGCGGGCGGCCTTGTGGCTGGCGGCTTCGACACGGAGGTCGCGCACTACTACGGCCAGCAAGGTGCCACGCTCGGCCTGGCCGGTTCGGCTGTGGCAGGCAGCTTTATCTTCGGCGCCGAGGCGCTGGGACTCACGATCTCCGCTTTTGGCGGCGCCGCAGTTGCTGCTGGGTTTTTAGGACTTGGGCTTGGCGCAGCCGCCATCGGCGTGGGCATGCTCGCCAGCCACTACGGGTTCGGATTGACCACCTCGTTCGCGCTCTCGTTTGCGATGGCGGGTGCCGCGGCCGGTCCCGTCGGCATCGCGGTGGGTGCGGTTGCCGGCGGGCTGCTGGGCTTCGGCGCGGACTACCTGCTCAACTCCAAAAACACCGACAACCCCGAGCTTGCGCGAAAGCTGGCCGAAAGCCAGAAAAGCTGGTCGGGACGGGCGATGGCGCAGCTGGGCAACGCGTTGCCGGCCACGTTCAACGCCCTGAACACCTGGGCGTACGAGAAGGCCTCCAGGCAGCCGCGCACGGGCTCGGAGCTGGCGGAAGACCGCGGCTGGGCCATGAGCCTGGCCGCAGGCACGCTGGGAATCCTGGGCCTGGGAGCCGCCGCCTTCATGACCCAGCCGCTGTGGGCCATCGGTGCCGCCGGCTTGGCGGGTGCCAGTGCAGGCGCGGCCCTGGGCTTTGTCAGCCCGGGGTTCATCAAGTCCACGGTGCGCTGGTTCATCGACTACGTCGGCTACCGGGACGCGACGACGTCGCCGGCGGTGCACCAGCTCTACAGCCCGGGCGAGGCCACGGGCTTTCTCAGCCCCTCGACCAACGCGAGCGCCTGGCGGATGCCGGCCGCCGACGCGCCTCCCGGCAGCGGGTACGCCTTTGCACGGATGTCGCCCGTGTTCCTCGGGCACATGCAAGACGCCATCTACGAGCAGTACACGCAGCAGCAGCAGATTGCCAAGTCGATGAACCCGATGGCGCTGCTCAACCACCTGCTGCCGAGCGAGATGCTCGACAACCGGCCGAGCTTCCCGACGGACACGCACATGAGCAGCGCGGTGTCGCCCTACGGCGAGAGCTATCGGCAGTTTGCCTCGCTCTCCACGGTGGGCGCGGGCACGGATGCGATGCTGGCCTTGCGGGCCGAGGCGCTGCAGCGGGCCTACGCCATGATCGACGAGAACAAGCCCGTGCACTGGGGGCATCTCGACAGCAGCGGCAACCCCATCACGAGCCAGCCTTCCGTGCGCATCGACGAGAGCAAGCGCCCCAAGCTGCGCCACCGCGAGGATCTCGGCGGCAAGACCATCCGCAACCGGGATGGCGACGCCACCGGCCTGGGGGCCGTGCCGGGGGCCTTTGCCCCGCGGCTGATGAACATGCTCGGCAGCATCTTGCGCTTCGGGGAGAGCCCGCAAGGGCGGTCTGCGGCCGCATCGGCCGCCGGGGGCGGCCCCACGCTGACGCCGGGCGAGGTGTTGCCGGGCGGCGGTCTGTTCACCAGCCGGGCGATCATCACGAGCGGCTACGGCATGCGCTACCACCCGCTCGACCACGTGCACAAGCCTCACTTAGCCCTTGACATGGTGCCCGAGAACCCGCGCGACGCACGCATCTTGGCCGTCGGGGACGGCAAGATCGTGGAAGCGGGCTGGGCAGGCGGCTACGGCCACATGGTGACGATCGAAACGACGTCAGGCGGAGAGCGCTTCCGCGTGTCGGTGGCGCACATGCAGGACAGCCGCACCGTGGAGGTCGGTCAGGAGGTGCGCAGGGGCCAGGTGCTGGGCCTGATGGGCTCCACCGGCAAGTCGACCGGGGCGCACGCCCACGTGATGGTGGACAAGCTCGTGGGCAAGGTCTGGCAGCGGATGGACCCCAGCCAGTCGCCATTCTTCCAGACGATGCAGAACCCCACGGTGACGGGGGCATCGCCCACGGGCAACAGGGTGGGCCGTCCGCTGACGCCGCGCGAGGTCAAGCTCGCCAGCAGCATGAACGACTGGGACGGGCTGTTGCAGCGTGCAGCCAAGGACAACGGCCTCGACTGGCGCCTGCTCAAGGCCCTAATGCTCACCGAGTCGGAGGGCAACGCCCGTTCGCTGAGTCCGGCCGGTGCGCAAGGCTTGATGCAGCTGATGCCCAGCACCGGCGCGGCCTACGGCGTCGGTCGCGACCCGTACGACCCGGAGCGCAACGTCTACACGGGCGCGCGCTACCTGGCGAGCATCATGCGGGCCACCCGCGGCAACGTGGCGCTCTCGCTGGCGAAGTACAACGCGGGCCCCAACGCCGTGAAGAGAGACGAGGACATCGGCCGCTACGAGGAAAACCGCCTGCACAACCTGAAGACGCTCGGGTTCTACCACTTTTTGCGTCGGCAGTCCGCCCAGCCGGCCCAGCCGGCCCAGCAGAGCGCCGCACCGCGGGTGGCGCGCACCACCCAGGCCCAGCAGGGTCTGTTCGGCGTGCAGGTGGCGTTCGAGAGCGTGCTGGACCTGGCGCTGGGCGTGAAGCCGGCGCACGCCGCAACCACCCGGAGCAAGTCCAAGCCCGAGCACGCCAACCCCGAAGAACCCGTTCGGCCGTTGACCAGCGAGGTGGTGCGCCTGCACCGCCGGGCCCAGGCCGGCGCGGCGAAGCCCGCGCGACGCCCCAGCCGCGTGGAGGTGCGTGGCAAGGCCACCGTGAGCCAGCCTGCGCCCGTGGCGCCCGCCCCCGCGGTGGATCCTCACAAGCCGAGGCCCAAAAAACCCAGCCAGGTGTCGGCCAGCTTGCGCGACAACATCCTGGAGGTGACGTACCACGCGTTCGAGGGCTGGCTGCCCGATTGCTTGATCGACCCGACCAAGGCGCCGGGCCGCAGCGACGCGCCGGACCCGTTCATCCACGAGTTTCAGGCCCGCGGGCACTGCGCGTAGAAGATACTGCTTGCTCAGGCGTCTGTAAAACAGCAGGCCCTTCGATTGTCGCGTTCCAGTGACCGAGCCACACTCTGTTGTAGCAAAGTATTGCGTACAGCACGCAGGCCAACGGCCACAGCTGGATTAGCAGGAGCATACCGGGGTTATTGCTTGTAAAAATTGATCTAGACCAGATGCGGTCTATGAGATAACAATAAACCACCAAGCTTGCACCAATACCAATTGCAGCTCCCGCCAAAAAACTGAAGCGATTTTCAGTGATTTCAGGAATTTTACGCGGATCACTTTCATCAAACCAAAAAAGTGCACCAAATGAGCCGATCAGAATCCCAAAAAACCCCAGCAAACAATTAAGAGTTTTTTGGGTTTGAAAAGAGTCTATTAATAATTCTATTGCGAAAATAAATAAGTCAGAAAAGACTCCAAGGCTTAAAGCGTTTAGAAGAAACAAAAAAGTAAACATTATCCCTGACGGCACTATAAATGTCATAAATTGGCTGACCACCAAGTACACAGGTGAAAAAAGTCCAGCTACAAAAATAGAAAAGTTGAACTTGACATTACTTGCACAGCTCACGCAACACCTCTTTCGAGTTTTCTAAAGTTTACTTTCCCATGCGCGCCAACAGGTTAACCTCAACGACAACACCCCCGGCGCAGGCCAGGGGTGTCGTTGGCGTGGAGCTGTACTGGGTGTCAGCCCGGCAGGCGCTTCATCCAGGGGTTGAGGCGATCGCTGTGCTGCTCGGCCTCTTCTTTGGTGCCCTCGTGCGTGTCGAGCGCGTGCTCGGGCGGCGCGTAGACGCTGATGAGCTGCAGCTCCTTCTCGCCGGCGGCCTGCACGTTGTGCGCGACGCCACCCGGCACGAAGAGGCTGTCGCCCATCTTGAGCGACCCCTCCTGCTCGGCCACCCGGAAGCGGGCTTCACCGCCGGCCACGATCAGCAGCTGGTCGGTGGGGTGCGTTTCGTGTCCGATAGTCTCACCCGGCGGCAGGCTCATCAAGACCACCTGCAACGACTCGCCCGTGGCCAGCACGTGCCGGAAGGCCGTGTTGGCGAGGGCCTCATCCCAAAGTGCTGCTTTCATGGCTCAGGCCCCCACCAGCCGGTCAAGCTCGTCGACCTTGCGCTTGGCCCAGTCGCGGGCCGCGTCCCCACCCCAGAGCAGCCAGGCCACGAAGCCGGGCGTCTCCTCGCCGGCCTTGTCCCAGCCGGGTCTCTTGTCGACGGCATGCCGGGCGAACCAGGCGTTCATCTTGCGGAGCTTCTCCTCCGTGAGGGCCTCGCCCGCGACGACCTTGCGCGCCCAGCGGATGGTGGCCGGCTGCAGGCCGTCGCCGCCGCGGCCTTCCTCGTAGAGCTTGAGGCCCCGGGCGAAGGCCTTGCGGGCCGCCGGAGGCGGCGTCAGCCCCACGGGCTTGCGCGTGAAGTCCGCCAGCATGTGGTAGCCGTCCTCGGCCAAAGCCACGGCGCGCTCGAGCCAGGGGTTCTCCGCTGTCGGGGCAGGCTGCTGCATCAAGGCGTCGCCCCAGGCTTCCAGCCAGCCCAGCAGCTTGGCTTCGACCTGCTCGATCGAGGCGTAGAGCTCGGGCAAGGCGGCCTGCAGCTCCGGCGTGCAGGCGCAGTGCATGCCCTCTTCGACCAGCTCTTCGAGCTCCTCGATGTGGTGGAACATGTCGACCGCCAGCACGTAGTCGTACCACAGGCCCGTCAGGGCGTGGCCCTCGTGCGGCATGTCCGAGAGCGTCTCGGTCTTGAGCCAGCCCTTCTCGCGCCCGCGCTCTTCCCAGCGGGCGATGAGCTGCTTGCGCCGGGCGGCCGAGATTCCTTTCACGTTGAAGATGCGCCCGCGCGCGGACATCCAGTGGCCGCGATCGTGGACGGGGAGCTTGCGCTCCTCGGGCATGAGAAACTGGTCCTCCGGGAGCGCGTTGCGCTCCGCGGCCTTGAGCACCGCCATGGTCAACCTCCTAGCAGCTTGCGTTTGGCACGTTCAGCCTCCAGCGCCTTGAACAGCTCCGCGGCCACCTCGGGGTTGAGGCGGTCGAGGTGCTGCAAGACCAGGGCCATGTCCTCCTCGTGGCGCTTCTTGATGCGCTCGAGGTAGGTGGCGTCCCGCATCACGTCCTTGGCCAGCTTGAAGAGCTGGCGCATCTCCGCGATGGTCTGAAGCTTGATTTCATCGTTGTGCTCCACGAGCTTGAGCATGGCGGCCAGCTCGTCGTGCAGCACCTGCAAGCCCTGCTCGAGGTCGAAGACCGAGCGGTCGGCCTGACCGACGAAGGCGGCGAAGGGCCGCTGCTCCTCGGCCGGCAGGGCCTTCACGGCCTTGACCAGCGGGGCGACCTCCTCGATGGGCTTGTCGACCTTCTCCGCGATGACGGGCAGGCTCTGGCCTGTTTGCGCCAGCTTGGCGACCTGCCGGCCCTTGCCCAGCGGCAGCTGGCGCAGGCCCTGGGCCAGCTCCAGGAACTTCTGGTTGCGGTGCTGCTGCGCGTCGAGCTGCATGGGCTGCTCGGCGAGGTCCGCGATGGGAAGGTCGGCAAAGTCGTCTACATGGTCCATAAGCACGCCGCTAGAGCTGTTCGGACACCAGCACCCCCAGCAGGGTCACCACGAGGATGACATCCCACCAGGTGAAGGTACTGGGCATCAGATGAGGGTGTGGAAGGTCTTGGGAAAGCGCCGCTGTTCCACCTCGCGGCTGTCGGGATCCCGCACCTCGAAGAGCGCGTGGGTGGGCAGGTCGTGGTGCTCCAGGTACTGCATGATGTGGTCGGCGGCGATGTCGAGCTTCCGCTTGACGGTGCTCGCGTCGTAGCAGACCTCCTCGGCGATGCGCGTGCGCGAGAGCGGCGTGAACAGGTAGTAGTGCAGCACCCGCAAGAACTCGGGGCCGTTGTCGCGCAGGTTGTAGACGGCTTCGCGCACCAGCTCGTACGGGTACACGCGGCCGTCCCAGCTGGTCAGCGCGTCCTTGTAGGGAAACGACTGCCGCAGGTACTTGAGCACCTTGTCGCGCTTGGGGTTGGGTGCGGGCATCCAGGCTCCTCCTTGGCGGGTGATGTCGCGAGCGACGATAAAGCCAGGCAGGAGCGAACCAGGAAGGGCGTGCCCGGCGTCAGCCGGGCATCTTGTCGTAGAGCTGGGCCACCTCCGGGTGACAGTGGGGCAGGCCCGCGCAGAGCCGGGGCGGCTCGCCCTCGCGGAAGGGCTTGACCACGCAGCGGCTGTGGTAGCCGTCGGGGTTCTGGCGCACGAAGACCTTCTTCTCGATGCCCGCCACGATGGAGAGCAAGCGCTCCATGGCGATCTGGGCGCGGGCCATCGAGAACTCGGCGAGGATCAGCCGGCCGGAGCGCAGGTGGTTCATGCCCACGTAAGCAGGCTGCTCGCCTCCCAGCAGCGTCACCATGAAGCCGTAGATGAGCATCTGCTCGTGCCGGCTGATCTTGTGGCGCGAGGGCACCTCGCCCGCGTTGGTCTTGTGGTCGATGATGAGCAGCTCGCCTTTGGGGTTGCGCGCCACCAGGTCGATGTAGCCCGTGAAGAGCAGGTCGTCGCGGCGCACGAAGTCGCCCTGGCCGTCGGACATCAGCTTGCCGTCCGGCCCCAGCGCGGGCAGGTAGAAGGGGTAGAGCACGTTGAGCACGGGCGTGCGGCCGTCCGGGTCGACGTACATCGGGTGCGGCCCGCGCACGCGGCTGGTGGGCACGGGCTGCCCCAGCGCGTCGTACAGCGGCTGGTTGTCCTCGCCGGCGCCGTGGAACTGCACCTCGGAGATGGGCAACTCGATCGCCACCACGGCGTCGATGTCGGCCGGGTGCTGGTAGGGGTACATGATGCCCAGGCTCTCGGCGTAGACCTGCGCCAGGCTCACGGCCTCCCAGCGGTGCGGCGCCACCTTGGCGGCCGTGCGGTCGATCTGGTCGGCGAGCTGCGGCAAGCCGTGCTGGCGCGCGTAGTCCGTCCAGGCCTTGGTCATGTGCGGGGCCGCGCTGACGCCGCCGTCCTTCTTGCGGATGGCGTCCTTGCCCTTGTAGCTGGCCGAGGCCCGCTCGTACAGGGCCGTGGTGTGGTGGGCGTAGGCCTGCAGCTTCGGTCGCAACATGGCGAGCTGGCACGCCTCGAGCTCCTGGTCCCAGATGCCCCCCGGTCGGGTCAGCGCCTGGTAAGGGCTCTCCAGCGCACCCGTCTCGTCGCCGTAGTAGTCCTCGAGCGAGGTGTGGCAGAACTGCCCGATGCGCGTGGCCTCGGTGTCGGCCATCGGCGGCAGCACCCGGTCGACGCGCTGCAGCTTGTAGAGCATCGAGCACTCGTCGTACACGGTCAGGCCCGAGTAGCTGACGGTCTTGGAAAGGGCGGGGGTGGTCATGGAAACTCCTACACGGCCTCGGGCAGTGTCACTTCAACGAAGGTGTCGGGGGTGTCGGACAAAGAGGCGGGAAGGGCCGCGAGCGGCACCCAGAAGATCAGCGCGCAGTGCTCGCAGTGCTGCTCGGCCAGCCCGAAAGCCCCGTAGGTCGTGCGCAGCTGCGTGGGGTGCTGGCAGCGCGGGCAGGCCCAGCCGTGCACGGCGTCCGTGCGCTCGGCGTACGCACGGGCCAGCAGCTCGAAGAACTTCTCGCTGCGCAACGTCACCAGGCTCCCGGTGGCCTGGCCGGCCTTGGTCGGCAACGCCAGCCACTGGCCGGGCTCCTGGCAGTACAGGTTCTCGGCGCCCTCGAAGAGGCTGTGGTGGCTGAAGCCGTCCTGGCGGTACTTGCAGTCGATGCGCAGCTCCGGCACCTTCGGCAGCCGCACGTCGATGTCGGACGCCCCGAGGTCGGCCCCGCGCGAAATGCGCTCGGCCGCGAAGCCGTGGGCCTGGGCCAGCTCGGCGATGGCGCGCTCGAAGCTTTTCCAGGCCTGCGAGCGCTTGCCCGTCTTGGCCTGCAGTTTGGCAAGCTTGTAGCCGCCCGGCGCCACCCCGCACTCGCTCGCAAGCTTGGCGACCTGGCGCAAGAAGTGCCGCCAGGCGTCTTTAGGCGGCTTGCGCGTAGGTTTCGGCACGCAGCGCGTTCTCCCACAAGGCGAGGCGATGGGCTTTCAAACGGTCGTACCAGCGGCGCCAGAACAGCGCGGGGCTGACCTCACCCGCCACCACGCGCTGCAGCCCCTCGAAGCTCTTGGCGTCCGCCGCCAGCGCGTCGGCGCCGAACTCCAGCGCCAGCGCGTCGATCAGGCGCAACGTCGCCCACAGCCGCTGCACGTGGGCAGGGTGGTGCAGCTGGTCCATGTCGGGGCTTGCCTCGACGCTGGCGTAGAGCTGGCGCTCCAGCACGGCTACGTCTGCCAGCGAGGTGGGCAAGGGCTGGCTGTTCAACCAGCGAAGGACCTTGGAGGTCATGCAGGGCTCCTTTGCAAAGCAACAGGCCGTGCCTCGATTGTGGCACGGCCCGCATGGCGAGTCAACAATTTTTACGCTTGAGCGCTTAAAATTTGGTGTTTTTTACGCTTTTGAAGCAGCGATTTCTTTCACATTCACCGTCGGCGCGCGCAGCGCCTTGAGCTTGCCGCGCGTGGGCGCCTTCTTCTCGGTCTGCTTGGCGGCGGACTCGGCCTTGGGGGCCGGCACCACGGGCTCGCCCTGCAGTGCCGCCAGCAGATCCTCTGCGGTGCTGATGGCCGAATCCTCCGGCAGCACCACGATCATGCGCTGGCGTGGCTCGAACAGCAGCTTGAAGCGCAGCTCGTCGCCGAGGTCGGCTTTCTCCAACCCGAGCTGGCTGATGCGGATGTCGCGCTCCTTGCTGCCGCGCTTGACCTTCTTGCTCAGCGTCTTGTCCGCAACCAGCTTGAACGCGGGCAGCGGCAGACCCCGGCCCACGCAGTGCTCCACCACGTAGTGGGTCACCAACGGGGCGCGCAGGTGGAACTTTTTGGCGACTTCACCGACGGTCCAGCCAAGCCCCTCGCCGGTCAGAAACTCGTAGAGCTCCGCTCCAACGTCCGGCTTTTTAGGCATTGCGGTCTCCTTTTGTCCTAAATTGGCGCGTGCAGCCGCGCCTTATTTCACAATTCTTCCAGATTTTTCAAGGATTTTCAAGGGTGTTGTCTCAAACACAAAAGCCGGGCCTGAACCTGTCAGAACCCGGGACTGGCACCATACAAAAGGCGTAAAGTTCAGACCACTGTCTGCACCTGACAAAGTGCCTGGCGCCGCAACCAGCGCGGCAAGAAGTCGTCGGCACCGGCCGGCAGCACCACCGTCTGCGCCGAAGGCTCGGCGTCCAGCGTCAGCCAGCCGGCAGGACCTTCCACCCACCAGCGGCTGGCCTGGCGCAGCCCGTAGTGGTAGCAGGCCAGGTGCCAGCCGGCTTCCTGTACGCGGGTGATCTCGGGCAGGCCCTGGCGCGGGTACTCGCCCGTGCGCAGGTAGGCCTGATCGGGCAGCGCCGAGGCAGGCACCCAGACACCGGACTGGCGTATTTCTTGTTCGTCCAGCCGCGAGGGCGTCCAGCCTTGCCAGTCTTCCAGCCACAGCCGTCGAGATTGACACAGCTCTTTGATGTTGTAAGTGGAAAGCGGAACAAAGCAGCGCAAGTTATCTTCCAGGGCTCGCGCCAGCAGCTCGGATTTCCACACAGGTTCGGCCGCATCTTCACGGACGTGCTGAAGCACTTCGGCCCGATGAAGTTTTCTGTTCTTCAGGCTGACGAAGCGAATCGTGTTTTCGCACTTCAGCACGCTGGGTTGAGCCGGAAGATTGCGAACCCTGTTTGGCACGGCGCGCTTTCCCTTTCTCTTGTTCAAGACGAATTGTGAACTTCAGAAGTTGCGGAAAAAGACTTTTTATGAATTTGCCGGTTCGCAGACAAGCTTAACCGAACTTCCTGCTTTTTCCAAGAGGAAACGAGCAAAAAGTTCGGTCTTTACTCGGCCAAGCCTAAGACTTGATAAAATTAGTCCAGCTTGAAGCCGAAGCGCAGTACGGGCACGCGCTTGGCCGGCACCTCGATGAGCGCCCCCGTCTTGGGGTTGCGCGCCTGCCGCGACTTGCGCGTGCGGGTGGCGAAGGTGCCGAAGCCGCGCACGTGCACGCGCTCGTCGTTCTGCAAGCTGACCTGGATGACGGCCATCAGGGCCTCAATCACCTGGGTGATCGTCGTCTGCGACACGGCCCGACCCGAGGAGCGCTCGATCGCCGCGCTGACCATCTGGCTGAGTTCTTTCTTGTTCATGGGGTTTCTCCTGCACAGGGAACAGGCCCAGTGTGCCGAAGAAACCCCTTGAAAAAGTGGGCGTTTTCAGCTGGCCAGGCGGTCGTGAAAGTCCAACATGCGATCCTCCGAAAAAGCGTCGAGGTCGAACATCAGACGCGTCACAGCCTCCTCGGCCTGCCGCACGTGCTTGACCAGGCTGGTGGCCTCGCCCGCCGACTCCGACAGGCAGATGAGCCCCAATGCCCGCTTGGCCCGCGTCACGGCCACGTACAGCAGCCGGTTCTCGGCCTCGGCCTCCTCCGGCGTGCGCGTGTTGAGGGGGAAGGTGCCGAGCCCCACGTTCCACAGCGCCACCGTCTGGAACTCCAGCCCCTTCGAGGCATGGGCCGTCAGCACCCGCACGGCGTCGGCGTCCGGGTCGTTGTGCCGGTTGCCCTGCTCGTAGGCCTCGATGGCCTCCAGCACGGCCCAGCCGCAGTCCGCCTTCTGCTGCGCCGTGCCCAGCGCCGTCACCCACGTGATGAAGGCGTTGACCGTCTCGACGCTCTCGGCCACCCGCTCGCTGTCGCCCTGCACGAAGGCCACCCAGCGCGGCATCAACACCTGCTTGAGCGTTTGCAACAGCGAGGCGGTGTGCCCCCGCTGCTGCTGGCACTGCGCAATCACACCTTGCAGCCGGGTCCAGGCCTCGGAGCGCTTGGCGTGGCCGCGCACGGAAGGCGGCGTGAAGGGCTGCGCGAAGGGCTGCCCCTGGCACACCTCCCAGGCGTTCTCGGCCGTGTAGGCCCCCAGCCCCTCGCAGTGCGTGATCACCCGCCGCCAGGCCGCGTAGCTCGGCCGGGGGTGGTACAGGCACTGCACGTACGCCAGCAGGTCCTGGATCTCGCGCTGCTCGAAGAAGCTCGCGTTCGCGAGCGCGTAGGGAATGCCCGAAGCCGCGAGCGTCGTCTCGAGCTCGAAAGCCTGCTTGCGCGTGCGAAAGAGCACGGCCATGTCTTTCCAGCGCTCGCCGGAAAGCTGACGCTGCTGCAAGAACTCCACGAGCCCGGCCGCCCCCTGCGTCGTCACCGTCACGCCCGGACCAGCCTGCCCGATGCCCTTCATCAGCACGCCCTGCTTGAGGTCGTGCTGCAGCACGCGGTTGGCCAGCTGCACGATGGGGTCGGCGCAGCGGTAGCTCGTCGTGAGGTAGTACTCCCGGCATTCGCGATTTGCGAAGATTTCTTTCAGCTGCTCGAACACGCGGGGGTCCGCGCCCATGAAGCCGTTGATGGACTGCGCGGGGTCGCCTAGGCCCGTGAAGCTCTCGGCGAAGCGCATGAAGTTCATGACCAGCTGGCGTTGCTGGAAGTTGAGGTCCTGCAGCTCGTCGGCCAGCACGTCCATGAAGCCGAGCTGCTGAAAGCAGGCCGCCGGCATCGCGTTCGCGAGCGGCAGCGTGTCGTCGTGCGTCAGCTGGCCCGCAGCGAGCCGCTGCTGCCAGAACCGCTCGACCCAGCGCTCCACCTCTGTGAAGGGCATTCCCGCGGCCTGCGCGAGGGCCCCCTGGGCGCCGAAGGCCTCCTCGAGCGACAGCCCGCGGCCGCTGGCCCAGGCCGCGAGGCCCAAGCAGGCCGAGACTTGCGCGCCCGTGAAGTGGGGGTCGAGCCGCTGCGCCCAGTCTGTCAGGGCCTGGATGAGCTCGTGCGTCTTGGGGATGTCGAAGCGCCCGGCCTGGATGGGCGTGTGGCGCTTGAACTTGTAGAGCATCGAGGTCGCCATGCCATGGAAGGTGCGCACCTCCACGCGCCGGCGGTCGGAGGGGATCAGCTCCTGGTCGAAAAGCTCCGTGATTTCGCCCGCGATGCGGCGGTTGTAGGCCATCACCAGGATGCGCGAGTTCGGCAGGTGCTGGCTGTCGCGCAGCCGCAGCAGGTAGGGCACGCGGGCCCGGATGGTGCGGGTCTTGCCCGAGCCGGCCCGGGCCTGCACCAGGGTGATGCCGCTGGCGGGCGCCTCGGCCGCCGCGCGCTGTTCAGGATCCAACAGTAAGGTCATTCAGGCCTCCAAGGGCGCAGGCCGGCTGCGTCAGCCAGGCGGGTGGGGGAAGCTTGTGCTTGAGCACGTGGTTCAGCACGGCCGTCTTGGCGGCCCGCAGCCGGTGAAAGGGCTGCGGGCCGTGTTCGATCAGGCGTTCGATGTGGTCGGGGGCGTAGTAACCCTGGTGCCGCGCCAGGCCCCAGCCAGGGTGCTGGGCGTCCAGCTTGGCCATCAAGGCGTCGAGCAAGGCGCGCGCCACCATCGAGGCCCCCGCGATGAGCGGATCATAGCGATCGCCCTGCGGCAGGTACTCGACGCTGAGCGCGGGATCGAGCGCCTTCACGCGCGTGCTGCCGTCGATGCGCACGTGCAGCCCGCCGGGCTCGACGCCCAGCAAATGCAGCAGCTGGTCGATGGCCGAGCGCGTGACCTGGTGCTCTGTGTTGAGCGTGCCCACCACGTTGATCATCGCGGCCTCCGCCGCGGCGAACCCCAGCAACGCCCTGCCGTCATGCTTGAGCTTGCGCACGAAGAGCGCCCGCTCGGCCACGGTGGTGTCCTTGGAGTCCGTCGCCCCGATGGCCCGCACGTAGTCCGGGTTCGGGTGCCACAGCGTGCAGATCACCAGCGGCCCTGCCAGGCTGCCCCGGCCCGCGTCGTCGAGGCCCGCGCTATACCGCACGGGGCCGCTCCTGCAGCAGCTTGGGGTCGAGCCCGAAGGCCAGCATGTCGATCGGCAGCGCCGTCGCATCCGCCAGCTTCTGCAGCACCCCCTGCTTGCGCTCGGGTGGCACCACGGCAAAGAGCTTCTGCGCCAGTGCCTGCTTGTCAGCCCCGTAGTCGGGCGAGAGCCAGCTGATGATGAGCTCGGTGGCGTCCACCGCCGTGTCGAGCAGCTGCTGGAAGTCGGCCTTGTCGTAGCCGAAGCGCACCTTCAGGTCGTTGACGTCGACCTTCTCGCGGCCCTCCAGGTGTGGAATCTGCACCCGCTTGATGACGGCGTGCGGCAAGGCAATCTGCATGCTGTAGAGCTGCGCCTTGAGCTTGGCCTCGGTGGCCTCGTCGTTGTCGCGCGCGTCGTAGATGCAGCGCACGTTCTTGAACTTGTAGAGGTGCCCCTCGAGTCCCTCGTTCCCGGGCAGACCCACGGCCGGCAGGCCCCAGTCGTGCACCGTCAGCGCGTCGAGCTCGCCCTCGCACAGCACCACGAAACCCGCCTTCTCGGCCTGGTAGAGGTGCTCTTCGAGGCACAGGTAGTCCCACGCCGAGACCGCACCCCAGTCCTTGGGAGCAGCTTCCGGCTGCTTGGCCAAGCACAAGCTCTTGGGAACCTGCGAACCCGGGTGCGCCGACGGGTCGAGCCGGCCCTTGAGCTGCACCACCTCCCCGCGCTTGTTGCGCACGGGCACGAGGTAGCGCTCGGCCATCACGGAGCGGTAGCCCGAAGCGTCGTAGCGCGACGGCGCGAGCAACCCCAGCGCGAGCAAGGTGGCCGCATCCACGCCTGAAGCCGCCAGCACCTCGCCGTCGGCGTCGAGGTAGCCCAGCTGCTGGCGCAGGATCACGCCCCAGGAGAGTCCCCGGGCCTCGTGCATGTAGCGCAGCTGGTCCTTGCGCGCCATCAGGTAACGGTTGGCAGCCAGCACCACCTGCTTGAGGGCCTGGCTGCGCTCCTTGTTGGCCGTCAGCTCGATGCCGGCCTTCATGGCGAGTTCGTGCAGGGCCTCCTTGAAGGTGTAGCCGCGCGTCAGCATCAACCAGTCGAAGACGTTGCCCGTCGCCGCGCAGCGGAAGCAGTGCCAGCCGTCGCGGTGGATGCGGGTCTTGCGGTCGCCCTTGCCGCGCGAGGGGCAGCGCACGTCGGGGCAGGGCACGTAGCTGCCTTCCCGGCAGTGCAGCAGGTCGGGCATGGCCACGGCCTGCTTGATGAGTTCGATCTTGGACATCTATCCTCCAAAGGCTCCTCAGGAGGCTTCCTTTGGCAGGACCTCCTGGGTGTGCGCGTGCACCGCGCCGAGCCAGCGCTCGAAACGCTGCAGCCGCGCGTGCAGCTCCAGCAGCACCTCGGTGATCAGCTTGAGGTCCTGGCTGTTGCGCTGGCTTGCCGAGTGCTGCAGACACGCGAGCTTGTCGGCCAACGGCAGCGGGCGGTCGGCTTGCGGGGCATGCCCGACGATGGGATATGGGGGCACAGGCGCGGACTTCTCCGGGGCCGGCACGACCCGGGAAACCGGCTGGAAAAAAGCGGGGTTGGGCCGGGCCACGGGCCGGGCCTGCTGCAACAAGGTGGAAAGCCCACTGCTGCGCGCCGGCCGGGCCTGGGCGGCCTGGAAGCGCGTCTGCAAACTCTGCAAATGCGCCTGGCCGTCCGAGGTCAGCTGGAACACGGGCAGGCTGCTGCGGCGGTGCTTGACGGTCTGGCCCGTGCGGGCAATCCAGTCCGACAAAGCCAGGTCTCCGAGGATGTGCCGCAGCTTGCGGCCCTCGAGGGGCGCCTCGGCCGAGGGCACGCCCAGGTGCCCCGCCAGCATCGCGCTGGTCATGGGCCCGTGCTCAGCAAAGCTCGCCAGCACCAGCCGCACTCGGCGCTCCACGTGACTCAGGGGTTTCACCGGCACCGCCCTTCGTGCAATCTGCACTTTTTAAGAGCTTGACATTCTCGAATTTAACATCCCGCACCCGGCTTGGGAAGATGCTTTTATAGGTAAACCTGCGCGTGATGCTGTGCTTTCTGAAGTACTGCGGCTCGTCATCGAGGTAGTCCACGAACCAGAAGCGGGCCTTGCCGGCGAACAGCCGCAGGCCGCGGCCGGGCTTTTGGCGGGCCGCCACGCGGGAATCCCCCGCGGCGGCGTTCACGGCCGAGGCCAGAATCGGCAGGTCCACGCCCACGTTGAGGATGGAGCTCGCCACCAGCACCGGCACCTCGCCCGCGCAGAACCGCGCGAGCATCTGGTCGACGGCCTTGGTCTGCTGGCTGCCGTTGATGAACGGCGCGTCGAGCAGCTGGGCCAGGTGCTTGCCATGCTCGATGCGGTTGACCATCACCAGGCACGGCGTCAGCCCCGCCTCGACGAGCTCGGCCACGTCCAGGCACACGCGCAAATTGCGCGCTGAATAGCCCACGATGCGGCGGTCGTAGGCCTGCTTGTAAGGGGGCTTGCGGCCCTGCAGCCGGGTCGGGTGCGGCATCCAGCGCATCAGCACCTGGATGGGCGTCAGATAGCCCTCGGCAAAGGCGCGCTCGTAGGTGTACTCATACACCACCTCGCTGCCCAGCACGCCCTCCATGACGCGCTGACAGCCATCTTCCCGCAGCCACGAGGCCGTGATGCCAAAGCGCACGTGGGCAGCGGGCAAATGCTGCGACAGCAGGCGGTAGCTTGTGGCCGCCGCCCCGTGCGACTCGTCGCAGATCCACACGTCGACCGCCGCCAGCGCCTGCAGCACCTCCGCGTCCTCCGCCTCGATGCGCGAGGCCAGGCTCTGGATGTTGGCCACCCACAAGGGCGCGAGCTCCCGCTCGCCATCCCCGAGGATGCCCACCTCACAGCCGAGCTGCAGCGCCATGTCGTTGCGGTTCTGGTGCAGCAGCCGCGAGCTGGGCGTTGTGATGAGCACCCGGCAGCCCGGGTAGCTCGAAGCCAGCATGGCAGCCAGCATCGTCTTGCCGCAGCCCGTCGGTAAGATGGCGACGCCGCGGCCGGCTTCGGTCAAAGCCTGCCAGGCCTCTTGCTGGTAAGGCCGCGGCGTGCGGGCGCTGGGCGCCAGCGCGAAAGGCTTAGCGCCTGGCACTTGAAACGAATGCACCTGCTCGAGCGTGCTGCCCGGAAAGGCCTCCAGCACTTCTTGCAGCAACCCCGTGGGAAAGGTGCGGCTGCCCTTGTGGTACAGGTAGCGACGGGGGTCGATCTTCACGCCAAAGCCACGCTTTTTGAGCGCTCGCTGCTTGGCAAAACTGAAGTCTTCCTTGGGCTCGTACACCGTCAGCTCGCGCAGCCGCTCTTCCACGGCCGGGCTGGGCTTCTCGACGAGCCGGCACGCATGCGCGTGGTACTCGATGCGCATCAGAGCGTCTCCTACAAAAAACCGCCCGACACACGCCGGGCGGCAAGACCTAACAAGGATTCAGGCGTCAGAGCCGAACTCCATCGGCGCCTGAGCAGCCGCGATGGCCGCTGCGATCATGGCCTCTTCTTCCGCCCGCAACGCCTCGTCGCCTTCCGGTGTCGCGCTCTGCGCGTCCGGCTGCATCAGGTCGATGCGGAACACGCGGTTGTGCGCCACAACGGGCCAGCGCAGACTGCTCGACAGCTGGAAAAGGTGGTAAACCCAGGCGTAGGCGTAGGCGTGCTCGTCCGAGTTGGGCTTGAACACCGGAATGTAGCCCCACTCGCGGTCGGGCGACACGCCCATGCTGAGCGGACGGTCCAGGTCCAGCCAGGTGATGGCATCGTCTGCCGGCGGCTCCGGCTGGGCGCACAGCGCCACGCGGCCCGACGGTTCGTGCCGGTAGAACGTGGGGCCGTTGAAGGCCAGGGTGAACAGCTTGATCCATGTCGGGGTGGGGGTGTCGCTCACGCGCAGCTCCTTCGTGGCCGTCAACTTGCCTTGACAGGGGTAATTCCTGCGCCAAGCCTAGCTAATTTTGATACTTTTTACAAGCTCAAAGACTTACTTTTATGACAGGCTGGGGTGTTTCAAGCCCGAGCGTTTTGGCAGAGGCGAGGAACAGCACGTTGACCCACCAGCGCCGCGGCGGGTGGAACTCCGTGCGCAGCATGACGTGGTTGCCTTGGGCGTCCACCCAGCGCGTCACGAGCATGCCCTGGCCCTGGCGCACGCGCCGGAGCTGCCAGGCGCGCTCGGGGCACAAATCCGTGTCGTCGTCGCTGGTGTGCGTGACGAACTGCTCGGTTCCCTCATCGTGCAGCTCCTGCTGCAGCTTCGCGCGCATGCGCGCGTAGCCCGGGATGGGGTCCGCCTGTTCGGGCAACGCCACGACCACGCCTGCCAGCTTGCCCGCCCTCGGCAGGGGCAGCAGCAAGGTGGGCTGGCCGAGCCAGTGGTCGCACACGAAGACCTTCATGTCGTCGCGCAGCGCCTTGGGCGTGCAGCTCGTCTCGAACGCCGCGAGCGCCTTGGCGAAGGGGATGCCAAAGGCCAGGCCGTGAAAGCCTGCGACCTCAAAGGCCCGGGCTGGCATCGCCAGCAAGCTCAACCCCACGAGCCACCACCTCAACCGCACGCGCATGGCACACCCTCCCAGGCTGCCCGCAGCGTAGCAACCCGTGCAGCTGCAAAACTGCGCGAGCTACAGCCCGCACAGCCAGGCCGTGCCCACGGCGTCCGTCAGCACGGGGTCGTAGAAGCTCGGCTGCACTGGTTGCGGGTAGGCGTGCAGCCTGCCGAGGCACGGCGAGCAGCGCTTGGCCAGGATGGCCCGCTGCACGGCGAGCCGCATGCGAAGCTGGCGCATGCGCCGCCAGCTGAGTTCAGGGGTCATGGCGCCTCCTCACAAAAGCAAAAGGGCAGGGAAGGTCGCCCCTCCCTGCCCGCGTGTTCCCGCCTCAGAACGGGATGTCGTCGAAAGCCTCGTCCTCGTCCGCCGGCGGAGCCGACGGCTTGGCAACTGGCTTGGCCTCGGGCTTGGGAGCCGGCCGCTTGGGCAGCTCGGCGATGGTGGCCTTGGCGGCTTCGGGCTTGGCCTGCGGCCGGTTGCCCTGCGCCCCCTGGGCGGGGTTCTGGGCCTTGTAGGCCTCGATGCGCGCTTTGCGCTCCGCGTCCCAGGCGTCGAAAGCTTCCTGGTAGAGCGCCTCGTAGCCTGCCAGCTGGTCGGAGCCTGTCAGCAGGTCCTCCTCGCGGTAGAGCATGCGGTGGTTGCCGTAGGTGTCAGGGTCCGACACGCGCAGCTCCGTCACGACCTGGTTGGTCGCGGCCTCGTGGTTGGTGTACAGGCTGATGGCGTACTTGCGGAACGGATCGAAGTCCTTCCGGCTCGTGCGGATGGAGGCCACCAGCGGCTTCTGCACGAACTTGCCCGTCGCGGCGTCGAAGACCTCAGGGGTCTTCCACTCCTCGGTCTTGGGGTCGAGCACCTCGAGGATGAGCACCTTGAGGCTGCCCGTGTCCTTGCAGGTGTTCTCCTTGCGCAGGGTGCAGGTCTCGCAGGCCATGGGCGCCTGGGTCTCGGGGTCGAGCTTCATGCCCACGGGCTGGTAGCGGGCGAAGACCTCCTGGCGGTCCCAGAAGGGCAGCTTCCACCAGCCGTTGCCGTCCACGGCCTCGCCGTGCTCGTCCTGGGTCTTGTGGGAGACGACGCCGCACTTGACGGCCCAGCCCCCCTGCTCGTTCTGCCCGATCTCCCGGAACGTGAAGTCCTGGTCGAAGATGACGACGCGCAGGCTCGGGCTCGTGTAGGTGATGTCGTTGCCCTTCGCGTTCTTGATCTTCCAGGTGAACTCCCCCGCCTTGGCGAAGATGAGCTCGGGCTTGGGCGCGAACACCGACTTCACGCGGGCGTTGGCCTTGCCGGTGCGGGCCTTGGGAGGCTCCTTGGCGATGGCGGCAAGCTGCGCGCGCAGCGCCGCGCTGTTCATGTTGGACATGTGCGTTCGTTCTCCTTCAGTAAGCTGTTCAGCAGAGTCGCATCGGTCATCGAGACGTGGAGCCGCCTCCGCACGTGGGGTCGCATCACCATCCCGGCCAGCCCCTGGCTGGCAAAGTAGCGGTAATCCGACTGCGTGGAATGCGCGACGCCTTCATACAGGTAGTAGGCGATGTCCTCGCCCACCCAAGGCACCGTCGGTGCCTCCCATGCCGCCGCCAGCAGCGCGCCGCTGGACGTCAGACATGACCCGATCAAGGGATGCTCCAGAGCCGGGAGCGCAAGGTCAGGCGCCTCCAGGCGGATGTAGGGTCCGTCGCAAGTGATGGGCACTGGGCCTCCTGGTAGCACGCCCAAGCAAACAAAAACAGTGCCATCCGTGCGCTGTAGCGCTTCAAATCGAAGGCTTTACGCACCATCCACATGTATTTTAGTAGCTCCGGACGCTGTTTACAATACACATTTTCTAGGACGTGAAGCGCAGGAACTGCGTTCTTTTCCTGCACTCTGAGCGCCAGCGCAAGGCCCTCCGGGCGGCCCAGCTGGCGCTGAAATTCCGACAGGGCCACGTCGTAGCGCTTCACCAGGCCCGCGTCGAAGGGCCAGATGGCCTGCACGGCAGCCAGCCCCACGGGTTCCGGCAGCTCGGCAGCCACCAGCACCTGCGTGAAGGCCTGCACGGCGGACAGGCCGTAGGGAAAGGCCTCGGCCACGAAGGCCGCCGCCTCCGGCGTGAGCTTCGGCATGTTGGCTTCGGCGTGGCCCTGCGTGAGCAGCCTGGCCACGACCTCGGGGCTGAAGCTGATGCGCTCGGGCTTGCGCTTGTGGAGCTTGAGCCAGGCCTTCCAGGCGGCGGTCGGCTCGCCCTCGAAGGCCAGGTGGCGATCGCCCCGGGGCGTCAGCCACTCGGCCTTGCGGCTGGGAAAGACCGGGTTGAGGAACACGGCCGGCTGGGGCAGCAGCCCCGTCATGCGCCAGGCCTGCTGGAACGCAGCTGGGCTCTCCGGCACGACCCACCGGCCGAGCTCCTGCGTGAAGGCCTGCAGGTCCTGCCGGGTGCCGATGAAGACCTGGGTCATTCGCCGTCTCCAAACAGGATGTCCTGCAGCGTCGCCAGGCTTACGCCCGCCTCGGCCTCGAGCACCTGCTCGAACACAGCGGCGTCGCTGTCGCGCTCCTCCTTCCAGGCGGGCTGCAGCTGCGTCAGCACCTGGGAGGCCACGCGGGCTGCCAGCTCGTCGAGCTCTACCGGGGCGGGCCGGACGGGCGGGGCCGCCAGCGCCAGCAGCGCCAGCTCGTAGGCATGGGCGTCTTTGAGCAGCTGGGCCTGGCCCATCAGCTTGGCCGCCTCGGCCCAGTCGCGGGCCTCCGGGGCGTCCGCCGCCTGCCGCAGCAGGTCCTCCACCAGCTGCCCGAACACGATGCCGGGCTGGCCTTTCAGCGTGAGCCGCTGCCAGGTCTTGCGCACGGCCTGCAGCTGGTGGGCCGCGAGGGCCTCCCAGAGCTCGGCGCGCTGCGCGCTGGAGGCGCCACCCACCAGCTGGGCCACCAGGGCGTCGCTGGGCGGTTCGCCGAGCGCCAGCAGCTGCTCGACATACCCCCACAGCATGCGCATCGAGCCCTGGGCGTAGGTGGCAAGCTGCGTGAGGGCGTCCTGGTGGTCTGCCAGCCTGGGCAGGGCCGCGAGCACCGCCTCGGCCATCTCCGGGGGCTCTAGGTGGTGCAGGTACAAACATGTCGCCCGACTGCGGATGGCCACGTCGATCGCCTCGGGCTCCGTCGTGGTGTAGATGAGCATCGTGCTCGCCGGCAGGTTTTCCGTCAGCGTCAGCAGGGCCTCGCGACCCTGCTTGCTCATGGCCTGCGCCTCGTCGGCGATGCAGACCCGCTTGCGGGCCTGGCCGAGCGGCTTGGCATGGGCGAACTGCGTCAGGTCCTCCTCGATGGTGGCTTTGAGGCCCGAACCCGAGCCGTCGATGAACATGAAGTTGAGGTGGTTGGCGATGCCGCTCTGGGCCGCCTTGCAGTCGGCACACTGCTGGCAGCCCTCTCCCGTCGCGGCGTCGGGTTTTGGGCACATACTGGCGCTTGCCAGGATGCGGGCCAGGGTGGTCTTGCCCGTGCCGGAAGGCCCCGCGATGAGCAGGACCTGCGGCACGAGCAAAGGTTTGCCGTCGAGCCCCGGCTGGTGCGCCAGCATGCGGGCCAGCGCCCGCGTGACGTGGCGCTGCCCCACGTAGGTCGCCAGCGAGAGGGGGCGGTTCTGGCTGGCTAGAGACTGGGTCATGCGCCCTCCTAAGCGGCTTGGTCGTTGAGCAGCATCACGGCGAGGTCGACGGGGTCGAGCATTGTGCCCGCGTCGTCCTGCTGCAAGCTGAAGTCGAGATCCACCATGGCGGCGGTGGCGGCCAGCTTGCGCTGCAAGAGCTGGTCGATGTACAGGTCGATGGTGCCCGCGTTCATGAGCCGGTAGGCGTCCACGTGCGGGTGCACCTGCCCCGGCCGCACCACCCGGTGCAGCCACTGCGTCTCGACGTACGGCCGGTAGCCGCTCGAGCAGCTCACGGTGTAGCTGGCCGTCTCGGCCAGGTTGAGACCCTCAGCCACCAGCTCCTTGTTCGCGATGAGGTACACGCAGGCAGGGTCGTCCTGGAAGGTCTCCAGCAGCTCCTCGCGGGCGGACGCCGAGAGCGTCTTGTTGCGGCTGAGCGCAGGGTCGCTGGCGTACAGCCGCACGCCCTTGAACCCGGCCTGCTGCAAGGCCGCATGCAGCATGCGGCTTTCCTCGATGAAGGTGGTGCCAATCAGCCCTTTGCGTCCTTCTGCGGCGTGCTTGCCGACGATGGCGAGCAGCGCCTCGAGCAGGGCCGTGCGGTCCGGCTGGAAGCCCTGACTCCAGGGCGCCGACGAGGCGAGCCGCAGGCCGTTCATCAGGCTGAGCATGTTCATGCGCAGCCGCGCGCCGCTGTGGTGCTTGAAGCTGTCCTGGATGGCCTTGAGGCCCTCGCGGTAGTGGTCCTGGTAAAAGACCTGCTGCGCGAAGTCCATCGTCAAGACGAGCTTGTGGGACTTCACGGGCGGGTACGCCACGTTGGCCTTGACCTCGGGGTCTTGCAAGTTGAGCCGGTGCATCAGGTGCCGGGTGGCCTTCAAGAAGGCGGGAATCTGACTGTGGTTGATGCCCGGCACCGGCCGGATGCGGGCCTCGCCGCTCTCGGCGCCCGTGGCGATCGCCACGGTGATGGCGCCCGTGCGCGTGAAGCGCTTGGCGAAGTCCTGGTTGTCGAACGGGTAGAGCGGTGAGTGTTCGCGGTGCGTGATGCCGAGCAGGGTTGCCACCTGGTGCACCCAACCATCCATCGGCGTGCCCGTGAGAGCGAGCACCCGCTTGGCCTTGGCCCGCACCAGCGCCAGCAGCTGCGTGCGGAGGGTGCCCTCGCGCAGCCGGTGCACCTCGTCGAGGATGAGCAGGCTGGGCGGGTGGCGCTTGGCGACGACCTTGGCCAGCGGGTGGCCCCAGAAGGTGAGCCCCGCGCCGTCCGGCTTGAAGCGCAGGCCGCCTTGGGCCCGCTTCATCGCCTTGCCTTTGGTGCTCTGCTCGCGCAGCCAGTCGTAGTGGTAGATCCAGATGGGGGCCTGGCAGGTGGCGAGCTGGTCCTCGCGCTCGATGATGGCGCAGGCCCAGCCCAGGTTCATGCGCGCGAGCTCCTTCACCCAGACGTTGCGCACGTGCCGGGGCAGGACAATTTGGATGCTGCCGGGCGGCAGCGTGCAGCGGCTGAGCAAATACGCGTGCGTGGCCTCCTCGCCGCGCTTGGCGAGCCAGTAAGCCAGCACGTCGGGGCCTTTCGGCAGGCCCGCGAAGAGCTGGCGGCCGTACCAGCCGAGGATGTGCAGGATGGAGAGGGCGGTCTTGCCCGTGCCCATCGACCAGGCAAAGAGCGTCGAGCGCCGCTGCAGCCCGATGGCCGCATGGCGCAGCTGGTGTGGCTTGGGCGGCGTGCCCCCGCTGCCGTCGGGCAGCCTTGGCGTGCGCAGGCCCGGCAGCCTTTCGATCCACTGCGCAAGCTCAGCTTGCCAAGCGAGAAAGGCCGGCGTGCCTTCCAGCGTCGCCGGGGGCTCGGCCTCGTAGCCGGCTTTTACCAGCTCAGACGGGTGCTTGACGCTCCAGCTGCTGCTCGGTGAAGGTGGCACGGAAACCGTCGTCGACCTGTCGGGGGTGTCGTACATGGAAATCAAATCCTCTGGGAGTCACTTCGAACTCAACTTCGGTGGACAGCCGGTACGCCATCACGGGCAGCCAGGTGGTCTCGTAGGTGTTGAGCTGCATCTGCTCAACCAGATCCTCTTCCATTTCCTGCTTGGTGGCGTAGGTGGCCAAGTTGATGGAGTTGGAGCGGACCTCCCACTTCACCAGCAGGTAGTCCTCTTTGGCGTGAATCAGGTCTTCAAAAAACTGAGAAGAGCAGCTGTCATCTAGGGTGGGCAGTTGGGCGAAGATGCAGCGCCACTCTTCCAGAATACGGCTCAGGAAGCCGATGTTTTGGGCCGTCATGGCGTCACCTGCTCGTAGTCGAGCCAGCGGCCGTACAGACCGCCTTTGCACGGACTGCGGAAGCCGTCGTGGGTGCGGCCGTCGAACATGAAGCCCGTGATTTGTGGGTGCAGCTCCACCTGGGTGTTGAGGTTGTAGACCACCAGCGGCAAGAACTCGTAGCTGAGGTCGGCGCAGGTGCCGGTATACGCCTCGGCAATCAAAAACTTCTCCGTGTAGCCTTGCAGCCGGAAAGCCCCGTGGTGCGGGCACCACTCAACGATCATGTAGATGTGCTTGTGCAAGTCAGTCGCGACATCAAAAAGGTCCGACACGTCTTTGCCGTCGGGCGGGGCCATGCGGGTCTGCACGCGCAGGAAGATGGCTTCCCACTCGGCGATAAGGCTGTTGATGTAGGCTTGTCGGCTGAGCGTGGGTTCAGAAGTCGTGCTCATGGTAGATGGGAGCGCCTCCAAAGCGCTGACGGGCAAGCCCGTAGATGTCGTCGAGCGTCAGCTTGACCAGGCCGCCCGTGCCGTTCACGGCAATGGCGAGGCCCCGCATGCTGCCGCCCACCTGGTAGGTCTCCTTGAACACGGCCACGCCGTCGTCCAGGAGGTGCGGCACCACCTCCTCGAAGAGGTCGATCAGGTCCGTGCCGTTGGCGGCCTTGATAAGCCACTCGCTGCCCGGAAACACCAGCCGCCAGACGGTGGCGTGACGTCCCGGCCGGATGGCGATGCGGCGGGTCTCGGCCTCCAGGCCGGGAATGGAATCGACCCACTCCAGGAAGGTGGGCACATGGCGAACTTCGAAGTAGTTGCTGGTCGGCATTACCCGAGGCTTTCCGCCTCGACCCGGCTGAGGGTCTGGCAAGACCGGCACTCCACGGTTTCCCCCACGGCGGGCGGCGGACTCGCCACCCAGTCATACAGGGGCTGCACGTGCCGGGTGTGGCACGCGGGGCAGTCCCAGTAATGCTGCTGCACGTAGTGCAGCGTGACGCTCTGCATGCGGCTTATGGCTGCTTGAAGTGCTCGACGGCGAGCCCGAAGGCATGCACCGCCCGATGAAACCTGCCAAGGGTTGCATCGAGCTGCTGCATGCTTTGCAGCTGGCGCTCCCGCTGCGAGAACCGCATGGTTGCAAGCTGTGTTTCGGCTGCCTCGCAGCGCTCTTCGAGGGCGTCCACCTCGGCCCGCAGCGCCCGCACCTCGGCGTCGTCGGCGAGCAACGCGAGCAGCTCGGCCTTGCGGCCGTAGCGATCCGACACCTTGGTCACCCAGGGGTGGTGCTGCTCGTGGTGCAAATAGCGGCGGTGCTCGAGGGCCTCGAGCTGCTCGCGCTTGGTCTTGAGGCGGCGCTGCAGGGCCTGGGCCTGGCTGCGCGCCTCGGTGTAGCGCTGGATGACGCTATCCAGCATGACGGATGTCGGCACGGTTTTCCTCCAAGGCCTCCTTGAGGGCACGCAGGTCCTGGGAAAAGAACCAGCCGACGGACCCGGGCGGGTTCCAGCGGCCGGCACGTTCCAGCTGATGGTTCTTGATGACGGGTTCGAAGAGGCTGCAGCGGTTGACGTAGCCGAGATCGAAGGTGACGCGCAGGCGGCGCCAGCGTCCGCCCAGCTTGACGGTGTGCCACTCGCCGCGCAGGGCGAAGACCCCGCCCGTGAGGTCGGGCAAGAGGCTGGCTGCGGCATCGGGGCCCAGCACCCAGACGAGGTCGGCCTCCACGGAGCCGAGCTCGGGCTCCAGGTGCCGCTCGCGGCAGGTGCGCAGGTGCGCGGGCTTGAGCGTGTGGGCGCTGGCGTGGGGGTTGCAGCGCAGGGCGTGCACCCGGTAGACCTCGTCGAGGTCGAGCCCCAGGTACCGCAGCAGCGCGGGCAGCATGGCCTGCGCCCCCGGGCGCTTGCCCGAACGTTCGGTGGGCAGGCTGAACGGGGCCTGGCCCTTGAAGTCCTCCTGGCTGGGGTGGCCCCCAACCAGGATCAAGCGGGCGTTGGCGGGGCCCACGCCGCCGAGCTGCTGGCGCTGGCTGAGCGGACAAAGCGTGCAAGTCATGGCGCGGGGGCCTCCTCCAGCGTGAGGGTGGGGGGCTGACCGGCGTTGAGCCGCACCTGGGTCACGACCAGCGCGGGCCGCTGCGGGTGCACCAGCCGGTCGCCTGGCTCGAGCCCCCAGTAACGCTTCTCCAGCGTGGCGTTGTCGGGCAGCGGCAGCCTCTCCGCTGCCAGCCGGCGCTGCGTCCGGGCCTGGCGCTGCGCGGCGGCCGGTGTGAGCGGGTGGCTGGTTTCCGGCTGGGCGCTGTAGCGCAACCGTGCCTGCTCGCGGCGCAGCAGCGTGTGCCAGCTGGCCCGGCCGTCGCTGTCGAGCAGCTGCCCGACCCAGGCCAGGTGCTCGTCTTGCGACGCGAAGCGCAGCTGCAGCCCGCGATCGCCCGCGTGGTAGCAGGTCTCGTTGCAGGGCCTTGCCACGTTGCGCCGGAACACGAGATCGCCCGGCGGGCACGGACCACTGGCCGGCAACTGCTGGTAGTGGCAGGCAGCCGGCTTGGAGAGCCCCGCGTGCTTGAGCAGGGCGCAGAGCGCCACCACCTCCGCGCGGCTGAGCTCGAAGCGGCCGTGCGTCTGCATGGCGAAGGCCGCGAGGTCCTCCCAGGTCCAGCCCACCAGCTTGGCGAGCAGGCTGCGCACGAAGCGCAGCTTCAACCACATGGCAAGCGGCATCATAGGATCGTCGGCACCATGATGCGCCGCAGCTCGGGCTGGTCCCAGTTGGAGAGCCGCAGGTGCACGTAGCTGACCTCCCCGCCCAGGCCGTCGGCGACGGTCTGCGTCAGGTACTCCAGCGTAAGGTCCACCGTGTCGAGGGCGTCGAGCGCCCGGCCCAGCAGCTCGGGGTCCACCAGCACGGAGGCGAGCTCGCCCTCGGCCTGAAGCAGCTCGGTCTGGTACTCGCGCTTGCCCACCACCGAGCTCTCGCAGCGGGCCTGCAAGTAGGCGCCCTGCCGGCTCAGCTGGTAGCCCCGGCCGGTCTGGCTGTCCGGCTTGAACAGCCGGCACACCCGGCTCACGTCGTTCGCGAGCTTGGCTGCTTTGACCACGCCGTAGTTGGGCGTGGCGGCATCGAGGGCGGCGTCGATGGCGGCCACGGCCGTGACGTTGCCCGCGACCTGCCGGATGAGCAGGTACTCGTGCCCGGATTGGAACACCAGCGGGGCCGGGTCGTCGGGGTCGAGCCGCAGCGTGACGGGCCCTGTGAGCGGGTGCATCAGGTGGCTCAGCACGTCGACCGTGAACTCGCAGGCCCAGTCCGCCACGGACTCGTGCAGGTCGATGACGCTGCGCGAGTAGAGCTGCTTGCGGTTCGAGCGCGAGTAGACGTGCAGCTGGTCGTCCCGGGCGGCCAGGGCCACGAACTCCCCGCCTTCCAGCAGGGTTTGCGCGCAGGCGAGCGCACCCGCCAGCTGCGCCCCGTCGACGACGCCCGCCACGGGTGGCAGCACCAGCGTCTTGGGGAAAGCCGCCGGGGGCTCGTTGAACACGTTGAGGTGGCTGTCGCCCTCGAAGTTGACGAGCAGCTGCTGGTCGGCTTCTTGCAGGCTCAAGGTGGCAGGCTCCTGGGCCGCGCCCGCAAAGACGCCATGCAGCGTCTCGGCCGGCAGCAGCACCTGGCCGTCGACCACCACGTGGGCGTCGGGCACGCGCAGGCACAGCTCGTGGCTGTGCGCCGAGAGCGTGGTCAGCGTCAGCACGTCGGCCTCGGCCTGGAGCAGCACGCAGCGCTCGAGCGGCACGCCGCGCTTGCCGGCGGCCCCGGAGGCGCGACCCAGAGGAGTGGCCAGGTTCTTGGCGTTGGTGACTTCAACAATCATTTTGGCCGCCTCCTTCGGCGGATTATAGCACAGGTTTTGTGGGCTTCAGCACAAACATTTTGATGTTTTCTAACCTCTTGCCGCAAAGAAATCTACCAGTTTTTGCACCTGATCCTCGGGCAGGTCCAGGGTCTCGCCTTCGGCGTCGGCCGGACCGATGAAGAGAATCGGGCCGTGCAGCGGCGTGAGCACCTGGCCACCGCCGTAGGTCCGCACGGGCAGCACCGCGGTGCGCGGCAGGTCGAGCAGCAGGCCCTCCTCGTTGACGTAGGCGTCGACGGGGGCAAGGCCCGGCAGGGCCAGGGTCACTTTCTGCAGCAGGCCGCCCACGGCAGCCTGGAGGTCGTCGAGGGTGTAAGGAAGGGTCTTGGGCTCGGCCGGCTTGCCGCGTTCAAGCAGCACGACACGCAACGTTTTCATGGGAAGGGGCTCCTAGCTGGGAGTGCGGCACGAGCTGGTGCTCGCGCCAGAGGTGTTCGCGGGCGTCGACGTAGACCAGGCCGTGCGGGTCTTCGAGCAGGCTCTGCTCGGTCTCCCAATCGACGACGAGGTTCTCGCGGGCGGGGTTCTCGAAGCGCACCTGCCCTGTCAGGCTGCACAGGCCGACCTGCAGCATGCGGGTCGCCTTGAGCGCCACTCGGATGCCCACGATGGGCTGGCCGGTGGGCGCGTAGAGGGGTTCTTGCATCTCAGTGCTCCCAGTGGCGGGCCACGGCCGTGCTGAAGTTGGCCGGAACCCGGCCTTCGAGCAGCGTCTCGCCCGCGGCCTGCATGTGCTGCCCCACGACCTCGATAAGGTGGTGCGCGCAGCGGGTGGGCTCGCATGTCTGGCGGCAGGCTTCTTCGGCCTGCTCGGGGGTCAGCTCGCTGGTGCCGGCCTTCAGCTGCCGGGTGGGGCAGGCCGGGTCGGCGTCGAGCTCGAGCAGCAGCTCGTCGTGAATCGAGGCGATCAGGCGCAAGGGCAGCTGGCGCTGCCGGATGGTGCGGTCCAGCTCGATCATGGCGATGCGCGTCATCCAGCTGGAGCTGCCCTGGATCATGTAGTTGCCGCCCTGCCGGCGGCGGCTGTTCTTGGCCCCCGTGCTCTCGCCCTCGCCGCCCACGTAGCGCATCGCGCCGATGGGCAGCCGCGAGTACTGGCAGGTCTCGGCAAGGTCGCCCTGGACGCGCAGCCAATCTGTTAGAACCTGAAACCTAGCTTGGAAGTTAGCAATAAGTGTTTTTGTTTCTTCCAATGGCATTTTCCACATCTCGGCAAAGCCTTCTGCGGTCTTGCCATATGCAAGTGCGAATGTGGTTTGCTTCCCGCGATCGCGGTAAGTAGCGCCGTTGCCGTTGGGAATGGGCTGTCTTGCATCTTTTAGCTCAATGCCAAACAATCCGACAGCCGCTTCTGAATGGATGTCGCCGCCCGAGTTGAGCGTCTCCATCATGATGGGATCCTCGCTGAGGGCCGCCATCACCGAGAGCTCCTGCCCCGAAAAGTCCGAGCTCACGACCAGCCCATGCGGGCTGTCGGACGCGAAGCAGTAACGGTAGTTCAGCTTGGAGCCGTCCGGGTGCGTGAGGTTGAACTTCGCGGGAATCTGCTGGACGTTGGGGTCCTTGGCCGAGAAGCGGCCGGTGGAGGCGCCCGAGATGTTGAAGGTCGGGTGGATGCGCCCCGTCAGCGGGTGCACGTACTGGTCGTAGTCGAACTGCGACTGCTTGAGCAGCATCTTGAAGTCCAGCATGGCCGCGACCAGCGGATCCGTCTCGCGGTGCGACTCCAGCACGAGCTTGGAGGTGCTGGTCAACTCCTCGCCTTTCTCGTCCACCAGCCCGCGCTGCTGCAGCAACGCCAGCACCTTGGCGGTGGCCTGCATCAAATCGAAGCCGGACTTGCCGCCGAAGTACGGCACCAGGAAGATGCGCCGCTCGACGGTGCCGTCCGCCCGCGCGATCTCGAAGGTGTGGGGCGTGCGCTTCACCCCTTGCTCGGCCGCCAGGATGGCCCCGATTTTGGCGATCAGCTCGGGCAAGGCGAAGCGGGCGGCTTCTTGCACCTTGCGGTACATCGCCCCGTCGAAGGGCAAGCCGTTCCACTCCATGCGGGCCGTGGGCCCGATGACGGCCATCTCCAGCCGCAAAGGCTCGCCCTGCTCCAGATCCTCGACCAGGTACTGCTTGAGCTTGGCCCACAAGCGGTGCAGGTGCACCACGTCGAGCGCGGCGTACGCCAGCTGCTCGGCGGAGAGCTGGGCCACGCTCCAGTCCGAGACCTGCTGGGTCTTGTCCAGCCGGATTCGCAGAAAGTCGCGCGCCACAGCAGCCAGGCTGTTGCCGCGCTCCTTGGCGCCCACCGAGTTGGCGAGCAACCGGCTGGCCTGCTGTGTGTCCGCCAGGGTGGCGGTCTCGTCGAGCCAGACGCCCAGGCTGGCGTAGAGCTGCTTGAGGTCGAACTTCAGGTTGTGTCCGATGAACGTGCCCGTGAAGCCCGCCAGGAAGTACTTGAGCGCCTCCCGGCTGGAGGCCGGCAGCGCCCACAGATCAAAAAGCAGCGGCAGCGTGCGCTCGCCTTTCATCTGGACGAGCCGCACCTCGCTGGTGCGGGCGTCCAGCGGGCCGAGCTCGCCGCTGCTGGTGCGGTTGTAGTTGTTGTCGTAGACGGCCTGCTTGCGCGCATCGCGCGGGTAAGCCGTCTCGGTGTCGAGGGCGATCGCGGAGGCCCCGCTCAAAGCCGTCAGCGCCTCAGCGGCCTGGGCCTCGGTGGTGATGTAGAGGTGGCTCATGCCGCGTGCTCCGGGAGAATCTCTTGCAGCAACGTCCGCTCGGTTTCTGACAAGTCCTGCTCAAGCAGGGTCGGCAGCAGGCTGTCGCGCAGGAACTGAGGCACATAAGGCGGCTCGCTCAGCCTGCGCGAGAGCTTGTGGATGGCCGAGAGCCAGTTGAGCAAGTCGCCGTCGCTCTTGAGCGTGTAGGCCTCGGGCGCCAGCTGCTCGGCGAGCAGCAGCACCAGCTGGACCGCGGTGTCGTAAGGCGCACGACCGGTCTTGCAGCAGTTGAAAACGCCCTCGTCTCGGTAGTGTTCTTGCCAGGGTTCGAGAGAACTTTGCTTGCGGTTGAGCCAGAAGGTCTCGTAGCTGTCGTCGCCGCGGCCGTTGAAGATGATTTCGTCGTTGTCCGTGACCCAAAAGCCCGGCTTCGGGATGTCGCTGGTGTCCTCGTAACACAGCAACGGCACTTCGGGCGCCAACGCCCGGCGAGCTTTGGCCACGAGCACCGCCCAGGTGTACGGCGGGCAGTCCTGCTTTTGGTACCAGTAGTGGGTGTATCCCATGGGGGTCTCCTTCAGGCGGCGCCGAGCGCCGCGTTCATCTGGAACTCGGCCAGGCTCTCAGGCAGCGGCGTGCCCAGCTGGGCGTTCACCAGCCGCCAGGTGTCGAACCAGAGCGTGCGCCACGCCTCCGGCGTGCCCAGCCCGGTCCAGCGGGTGCACCTGTCCTTCTCGAGCATCGGCGAAACCTTGATGTCGTCTTTGAACAGGTGCTCGAGCACCCACAGCGCCATGGCGAAGTGCCGGTAGCGTTCCGGCTCGTGCATGAGCCAGTGCGTGTTGGCCAGGCCGGGAACGCACGTCACGACGTTGGCAATGCCAGCGAAGGTCCAGCGGCCGTTCTGCCCGGTGTGCGCTGTGAAGGCCAGCGGCTGACCGGCCTCGTCGCGCAGGTGCTCGGCCAGGGCGGTGGCGTAGCACCACAGGAACGCGTTGGGCACGAAGTTGTAGCGAAAGCTTTTTTGCGGGTGCGGCCGGAACAGGATCTCCACGCGCATTGGCGGCGCCTAGAAGGTCACGGGCTGGCGGGCCTGCACCTGGCGGTTCAGGGCCGCGAGCAGCAGCTGCACGGGCTCGCTGGCGGCCAGCGACGCCAAGCAGGCTGCATGGTGGTCCAGCACCAGCGCGAGCAAGCCAGCCAGCGCGGCGGGCTCGGCGGCCTCGGCGACCAGGTAGCGGGCGTCAGCCAGCAAGATGCGGGCCGTCGGCTCGGGCCCCAGCTCGCGCTCCATCTGAAGGTAGCGGTTCGTCATCGCAAGGCGTCTCTTTCGGGTCTGCGAGCGCCAGCCAGACCTCGTGGGTCCGGCCGGGCACAAAGGGGTGCAGTTCGAGCTGCAGCAGCTCCCCGCCGCCGTCCAGCAGCGCGCGGGCGAAGCGCAAAGCGGGGTCGTGCAGGGGCACGCTGCAGCCGAGGTACTTGAGCTTCTTGAGGAGCTTGTGCTTGTAGAAGAGCACCCGGTAGACCCCCGTGAGGGGGTCGTGGTGCACGGAGGTCTTGGCTGGCACCTCCCCGGCCTCCAGCCGGGCGAGCAGGTCGCCCAGCGGAAGCCAGGGGCGCAGCGCTTCAGGCACCGAGCTCATGGTGCAGCTGCTGCTTGAGCTCGTGCAGCTTCTCCATCATCCGCTTGACGAGCGGACCGCCGGGCTCGCCGGGGGCGGCGCGCCACTGCGAGAGCTTGGGCAGGTAGTAGCCCTTACGCGGCGTGCCCTCCAGCACGAGCTTGCGCAGCCCGAGGTTGGCGGTTTCGGCCGGCAGCGCCAGCAAGAACTCGCCCAGCGCGTCGAACTGCTCGTCCGAGAGCTGGGTGTCTTCCTTGTTGAGGTGGTTGACCAGGTACAGCACCGACACGGCCGTGATCTCGCTGTGGCGGTCCTTCTCGAACTGCCGCATGCGCGCGATCGCCTTCGGGCCTGCGACCGTCGGCTCCTCACCCTGGATGCCCGCCAGCTTCTCGCGCTTGTTCACGCCGAGGATCTCGTGCGCGTCGAGCGGCGAGAGCCCGTCGAGCATGGCCGAGAGGTCGCGCATCGAGTTGGGGCCGAACATGGCGAAGGCCACCTCGTTGTGGGCCATCTCGTCGTGCTTGAGCACGCCGCGCAGGTGGCCGTACAGGGCGAAGTTGCGCTTGTTCACGGGGCGGGGCTCGGGCAGGTAGTTGGCGATGCTGGCGGTGGCCGCCACGTCGCGGAACTTCACGGCGTAGGCGATCAGCTCCTTGTCGATGCCCTGCTCCGCCAGGTTCTGGATCCACTGGCTGCGCGGCGGGGCCACGGGCAGGTTCACGAAGCGCGTGAACTGCGCCATGTCGACGGTGCGCACCTTGTGGGCCTTGCCCTGCGGGTTCGAGGCCGCCACCACCGAGAAGCCCGCCGGCAGCACGTAGCTGTTGTAGCGGCCCGTGTTGACGAGCTCCATCACGCCCGCGATGGTGCGGTCGTCGCCGCGGTTGTAGTCGTCGATGAACAGCAGCCCGAAGACGGGATCGTCGCCGGACGGCAGGTTCTCGTGCGGGAACAGCTTGGAGATGCCGCGCACGGGGTCGAGGTGGACGATGCCGAGGATCTCGGAGAGGTCGTTCACGCCGGCCAGCGTCTGCACGCAGACGTGGAAGGCCATCGGCTCACCCGCCAGCTGGCTCAGGAACTTCTCCATGGCGGGCTGCATCGCGTAGACGATGGCGGACTTGCCCTCGCCGGGCTCGGAGATGAGGTTGACAGGGTAGCTGCGCGGGTTGAGGTTGCGGTTGGGGCGGTTCTGCAGGGTCTTCACCCAGCAGATGAACATGATGCGCTGGTGCACGTTCTCGCCGAACAGCTCGGTTGCGACCTGGGCGATGCGCGCGTCGTCCAGGGCCTGCAGAGCGGCCAGCGTGCGGGCGTACGCGCCGGTGGAGTCGTCGGCGGCCGTGGCGATCTTCTTGTCCATCATCTTGACGATCGGGGTCATGGGGGAGGATGGTCCTTTCGTGAAACTCACTGGTCGGCGAAGGTGTTGGGGCTCGTGAAACCTTCCATCACCGCGCCTGTGCTCATGGGGTTGTTGCAGTGCTCGGTGCGGTCACCGTTGCGGACCGCGGGCTTGGAGTTGATGAGGGTCTTGCTGGCCCCCGAAACGGCCTTGAAGCTGTTCGGGCCGGGGCAGGCCACATGGGGGCCGCCGTCGCCCTCGCGGATGGCAGCCCGCGAGTTGACGAAGACGTTGGGGCTGCCAAGGAAGAACCAGCCGTAAACGGGGGCGGAGAACCACCACCCGTGCGTGTCGGCGTTGTTCTGGACCGGGTCGAACTGACGTGCGAGGCCTTTGCTTCCCACGGCTACTCCCTCACGAAGCCGGGGGCGACCTCGGCGGTGTAGTACACGCACAGCGCCTTGAGCGGCAGCAGCCGGTCGAAGTGCTGGCGCACGTGCAGGACTTTCAGCTGGTTCTCGGCATCGGCCACGAGGGCGTAGTCCGCCGTCGGCAGCGGCCCCTCGAAGACCAGCCAGGCCGTGACCTGGGCGGTGTCGGGCGGCAGGTCGTCGCGGGTCGTCAGCGCCCCCGTGACGGGGTGCGTGAAGGTGGGCGGCGGCCATGTGAGCGTCACGGTGTGACGCAGCGTGTCATCCAGCGGCTGGGCTTCCAGCGCGAAGCTGGTGTAGGTGCCGACGGTTTCGCCGTCGGCCGTGACGCGCACGGGCTGGGAGGCCGGGGTGTAAACCCGTTCGAGGTCGGGCCAGAGGTTTTGACCCCCGAGCCCGATCGGCAACGCTGGCAGCGCCGCCTGGTACACCGCCACCACCTCCGTCACGCGCAAGGCGACCTCCGGCAGCGTCACACGCTGGTCGACGAAGTCCGCCAGCTCACACTGCCAGACCTTCTGCCCCTCGATGGGGCTCTCCGGCGCGGTCTTCACTTGCTCGCTGCGCGGCACGTAGGCCTGGCTCATCGCGTGTCTCCCACCACCAGCCCGAAGCTGAACTTGGCGAGGCGCTCGCGCGCCGCGCTGTTGAACGCCGGGGCCGCCGTCACGTAGAAAGCGTGGCGGTACAGCCCGGGCGCGAGCCCCGGCGGCACGCTTCCCGTCACCAGGAACTGATACACGGTGCCTGGCATGCTCCAGGAGGCGAAGCCTCCCGGCACCGCCGCCAGCGCCGCGATCTGCTGCTCGGCCAGAGGCGGCGAGAAGGGGATCACGGTGGGCGTCGTCAGCCCGAAGGCCGTGGTCGCCACAGGCGGCACCGCCGGCAGGACCGGCGGCACGCCGGGCGTGAACACCACGGGCAAGAACCCGGGCGGGGGCGGCGTCACCACGCTCGGCGTGATGGTGAAGCTCGTCATCCAGGCAGGAATGCCCGCCGGGCACTCGCAGGCCAGGTTCCAGTACGGCCGCTCGAGCCCGTGCTTGAGCAGCAGCGCCCGGCTGAACGCCAGGGGCTGGGCTGTGGTGATCATGCCGAGCTGGCACGTGCCGTGGTTGCGGATGCCCTCGTGGTAGCCGGCCGCGCTGGCGTCGGCGACCAGGCCGAGGTCCGACATCATCTCGCAGACGTCACTCGGCATGGGCGCAGCCTCCTGCCTCGAGGGGGTCTTCGACCTGGCACCAGCTGCCCACCTCGGTGTAGCTGTCGTGGTGCGGGCTGGTCGGGTTGAGCTGGGCCAGGCCGCCGGTCTGCAGCCAGAAGTTGCGGGCCGTGAACACATCGACGTTGCCGTCGTGCCGCAGCCGCACCTGGCTGCCCGCGTAGCCCAGCGTGAAGCCCTGCGCGTCCACGCCCAGCTGCAGCCGGCCGAGGGCCTGCCACAGCACGCGCATGTTGTGCCAGCGCCTGCGGGTGGCAGCCCCCAGGCTGGCGCTGACGATCTGGGTCAACCCAGACGAGCGGGTCGGCACGAGGGCGGGCATCACGCGACCTCGGGCAGGGGCAGCTGCTTGCAGGCCTGGCACAGCCCGGCCTTCTGGGCCTCGACAAGGCGCCAGTCGAAGTCCACGCTGGTGTAGAAGTTGACGTGGAAGTAGTCCGTGTTGAGGTCGGACCCGTCGTAGTTGTAGGCCGCCAGCAGCCCCTCGAGCGTCTTGAGGACCTCGCCGGCCGCCGGCGTGTACACGGGCTCCCGGTTGCGACCGGGGTCGATCACCTCCACCATCGCCCACTGCGGGCTCACGACCTGCAACGCAAGGTCCAGGATGCGGATGGTGATGCTCGACCCGTTGGCAAAGTACGCCGAGCGCACGCTGTACCTGCCCTTGGGCAGGGTTCGCGCCTTGATGGCCTGCTTGATGTCGAGCCGGACCAGCTTGGCGATTTCGGTGGTGGAAAGCCCGCTCCGGTAGCGCGAGCCGTAACAGGTGTCGGTCATGGAAACCTCCTAATCGAGTCGCTTGACCTCGCCGGACTGCGGCGAGAACCAGTACCACTCGCCGGCGTAGGGACCCGCGAAGGGCACCTTCTGGCTGCGGTACGAGAGCCAGTACACGGGCACGTCCACCTCGTGCGGCAGCACCCGTGAGCGGCTGTCGAGCTCGCCGTCCGTCAGCACGAAGATGGCGCCCACCCGGCAGGCCCCGCCCTGCTCGATCTCTTCCTGAAAGGCCAGCACGGAAGGCCGCATGTCGGTCCCGCCGTAGCCCAGCCGCTTGCCGCCGTCGGCGTCGAGCACCGCGTCGAGCGGCTGGATGTCCTCGACGTTGCCGTCTGACGCCTGCTGGATGTAGACCTCCAGCCCGGCCTGATGGGCGAGCTTGCGGCACACGCCGAAGGCGTACGAGAGCTCGGCGTTGTCCACCGACCCCGAGACGTCCGCAACGATGCCGAGCGCCAGGCTGGGCTTGTAGCCGAGCTTGCCGGGCTGCTCGTAGCGGTTGAGCCGGTTGCGCCGCAGATACGGCTCCATGCGGCCGGCCCCGCCCATGGCGGAACTCAGCAGGTGCTCCAGGCTGACCTTGGGCTCGAGCACCGCGATGACCTGCTGGCAGGCGCGCTGCAGGTGCCCCGGCAGCTGGCCGAGCCCGCCGGCGTTGTCGACGGCTTCTTTCACCACCTGCGCCACCGTGCGCTTCACGATCTCGCGTTCGGCCTCCGACAGGGGGTTGCCCTCCTCGTCGAGCAGGCTGTTCTCGTGGTCCGTCTGGTCGTACAGGTACTGGCGCTTGCGCTGACTGCTGGCCTGCGGGCCGGGCCGCTGGGAGCCGCTGCCTTTCCCCTCGTCCTCGCCGCTGTCGCCCCCGTCGGAAGGGCCGGCTTGCGGGGGCAGGTTTTCGAGCAGCCAGTCGCAGTAGAACTCGACGGATTGCTCGGCCGGAGGCCGTTTGCCCACGATTGCCTCGACGGAGTCGAGCGTGACGGGATCGACCAGCTGGTCGGGGTCATCGGGGAAGTAGCCCTTGCCGAAGGGCAGGGCGTAGCCGTCTTTGAGCACCGTCTGGTTCACGACTAAGTCGATCGCGATGGCGAAGAGCTCGGGGTGGTGGCGGCGGAAAGCCGTGTCGAGGTGCACGTGCCCGAGGATGACGTGCAGCAGCTCGTGCACGACGACGCCCGAAAACTCGCGCAGCTTCATGCGGCTGCAGACGGGCACGTTGAGGTAGAGGCTGCCCACGGGGCTCTTGGGCACGAAGCCCACGGCCGCCACGGCGATGTCGCTGTCGGTGCCCACCTCGCGGTAGCGCAGGGCCTGGGCGAAGGTCATGTAGAACGGGTGGCCGGGCTTGGCATGCTCGCGGCTGGGCAGGATGATGTGCTGCAGCGCGGTGCCGTAGCGTTGGCGCAGCGTGTCGGCTTCCTCAGCCGTGAAGCCCGCGGTACCCGTCGGGCCCGGGGCTGATTTCAGTTGGGTCATGGCGTCCTTCCAGGGTGCAGGCCAGCACGAAGCAGCACTGGCCGCAGGGGTAGTCGGGAGAGACGAACTCGGCGTTGGTGAAGCCTTGCGCGACGGCGTGGCGCCAGGCGTCGTGCCGGTACGACCCGCAGCGGCGCTCGACCTGGTTCCAGGCCTGCAGCACCGCGCGGGGATCACTCAGGTCCATCGTCGGGGGTCGCGAGCGAGCGCAGCTTGAAGTGGTCGAGCAGGACCGACACCACCTGGGCGTGCACCGCGGGGATGTCCGCCTCGCAGCGCACGGGCAGCACCGGGTAGCGCCGGATGTAGGGCATCACGTGCTTGTAGTAGGCGCGCAGGTTCTTGCGGAACTCCGCCCCGGCGGCCTCGCCCAAGCGGGTGGTCTCGGCGCGCCGGGCAAGCCGGGCGGCGATCACGGGCTCGGGGGCGTCGAGCAGCACCAGAGCGTCCGGCTCCAGGCGTTCCTCGGCGGCGGCCACCACCCGCAAGAAGTGCGGCAGGTCGTTGTCGAAGGCCGCCTTGAAGGCAGCCTCGCTGCGGCCGTACCACTGGTAGGCCACCGTCGAGTCGCTGTAGCGATCCAGCACGACCCACTGGCCGGCGGCCAGCAGCGGCTTGACCACCTGCGTGACATGTTGGTGCCGATCCGCGAGGAACAAGAAAAGCTCCGCAAGCGGCGTGGCCGTTTGCGTGAGGATCAGCTCGCGCAGCTTGCCCTCGAAGACCTGACCTGGCTGCTTGGCGTACACGCAGGGGATGCCCTCCTGCTCCTGCAGGTACTCGGCCAGCAGCCGGGCTTGGGTGGTCTTGCCCACCCCGTCGAGGCCCTCGAAGACAATCAGGCGCCCGCGCACGTCAGGCCACCTGCGCGTCGTCGTCGAGGGCGTAGCGCACGAGCACGTCCACGCCGTACGAAAGCCCGTCCGTGCCGCCCTTGATGCGCAGCACGTGGGCCTCGACCCGCATGGTGGGGTGCGTGCGCCAGAAGGCGCTGACGACATGCGCGATCGCCTTGGGCACGTAGCCGATGTGGCCGCCCTGCTCGTCTTGCACCGAGAGCGCGTGCGGATCGGGGTGGCCCGTCTCGGGCTTCACGACCTGCCCGTAAGGGTCCGGCACCAGCCGCACGGGCTGGTAGAGCCGCAGCGTGTCGAAGGCGTAACCCGAGAAGGTGACGCCCACCAGCGTGATTTCTTGCGCCACCGGCGTCTCGGCCTGCACGGGCGGCATGTCGTAGGCGGTCGCGTCGCTTGGCAGCGGCAGGTTCAGGGGGGCCTGCACCTTGCGGCCCTTACCGAGATGCAACGTCATGGGGAAATCCTTTCAGCCGCGGGTAGAACCACGGCGCTTCGATCAACGCCCGCTTGGGCTTGACCTCCCGCACGCAGACCTGGTGGCGCGCCCAGTGGCAGGCCCGCTCGAAGGCGACCTGCCACCAGCTGAAGCCCTGCACGGCAGGCAAGGCGTCGAGCTGCTGCCAGAGCGCCTTGCTGCGGGCCTTGGCCACGGGCAGCTCCAGCGGGTGAACCCGGCTGGCGTCGAAGGCCCGCGCGAGCGCGAGCAGCTCCTTGGCCACCGCAGGGGCAAGCTTGGCGCGCTCCCAGAACACGTAGCGCTCGATGAGCGCATGGTGGGCTTCGCACATGTAGGTCAGGTTGTGAGGGTGGTCGCCGCCCAGGGCGACGGGCTGGATGTGGTGGATGGTCAGCTGGTGGGCCGTGCACCCGGACACGGCGCACTGCCGGGGCCGCTGCGCGGCCTCGAGCTGCTGGCGGCAGGCACGGCTTGCCCGCACGCTACAGCCCCAGCTTCGCCTTGAGCTCGCCCGCCTGACGCTCGGAAAGCGCCGGGGGCGCACCGTGCGTCAGCCAGGTCCGCAAGGCGGCAAGCTCGTCGGCCGAGAAGCGTCGGCCGTGGAGCCGGTGTCGCTTGAAAGACGCCGTGCACAGCGGCGCGACGGCCTCGGCCAGCACCAGCAGCGCCTGCGCGTAGACCTGGATCTCGGCTTGCGCATGCGGGTGCAGCCGCAGCTGCAGGAAGTGGAAGAGGTTGTGCAGGTCCGCCTGCCAGTAACACTCGGTGTAGAGGTTCTGCGGCAAGACCATGCGCGCCTGCTCGCGGCTGAGGCCTTCGGCGAGCAATTCCTCGTAACGCTCGTAGGCGAGCGTCGTGTGGGACTCGATGGCGCACGCCAGGTTGAAGCCGGCGTCCTCCGGCAAGGCGCCCTCGCCCACCTGCTTGTTGCCGCTGCCCTGCGCGCGCAGCTCCGCGGAGCTTGGCGTGTAGAACTGGTCGGCCATCTTGCTGTAGCGCGCGGACAGGCTGTTGAGCTTGGCCGTGCGGTGGCGCACCAGCTGCGCCATGATGAAGAGAGGCAGCTTCAGGTGCACCACGATCGCCACCTGCTCGAACGGGCTGGTGTGGTCGTGGCGCATCAGGTAGTCGATGAGCCCGGCGTCCTCGCGAACGGTCTTGGTGCCCTCGCCGTAGGAGACGCGAGCGGCCTGCACCACGCGGGCGTCACCGCCCATGTAGTCGACCAGGCGCACGAACCCCTCGTCGAGCACCGACAGGGGCTGGTCAAGCAGCGCCTCTGCGGCGGGAATGACACACCGGGCCATGGCACACCTCCTGCGAGCACGTGGGCCAAGTGTAGCAATCGGCCTTTGTTCAGGTCAACCGATTTGTCACTTTTGCCTTGCTTGATGTGCTTGTTTTTAGCTTTTTTCTGACAACTGAGCCCACGACTGAGCGGGGGTGTGTTGGTGCTGGCGCTCGCTCGCCAGGCTGCAGGCCAGGGCGTGCACGCAGTTCTCGCAGGGCGAGACGGCTGCCAGCACGCGCGGGTGCTGTCCGTCGTAGACCAGCACGACGCGGCTGTCCGTTTCGTTCCCGAAGTGGTTCCAGAGGTCGCAGCGCACGCTGAAGTGGGCGCTGTGGCTGCCGTCGCGGTGCCGCAGCACCAGCATGGGGGCCTTGGGGCTTGCCAGGCTGGCGTGCGACTTGCCGACGGTGGTTTGCTTCAGCCAGCGCGCCACGACGGTTTCGAGGTCGTGCGTGCCGGCCTCGGCCTGCTTGAGGCGGTAGCTTTCCAGGTTGATGTTAGCCATACAGCTCGAACTTCAGCTTTCTGCCCTGGCTCGTCGTGACGGTCACATGCGAGGGCTCGGGGCGATCGACGGGTTCGGCCAGCTTCTTGTAGCCGAGCTTGCAGGCCAAAACGAACTCGTCGTCGGCCAGGAACGGCGTGAAGCTCGCCAGCGTGAAGCTGGCCGCGACGGCGTTGCCGCGCAACCGACGCTTGAGGTCCCAGCAGGCGTCCTGCGTGGCCTCCTCGTCGGCGTTGCCGCTCAGCCAGTTCTTGGCGTGGGCGTCGAGGTACGCCTCGAAGCTGCCCTTGAGACCGACACACACGTCGAGCTCGTCCAGGCTGTCTTCCTTGCTTTCACCCACGTGCACCACGGCCTTGGCCGGCAGCGCCTTGAAGTCGCTGTCGTCAGGCTCGGCGCCCTCGGCCATCCAGGCGACCTCGCCTGGCTCGAACAGCTTGAAGCCGTAAGCCGGCTGGCGCTCGTAAGGCTGGCCCTTGCGCCAGAAACACGTGAGCATCGGCACCGTGCCCCAGTTTTCAGGCAGCAGCACGCTCTGGGCGAGCGTGTGGCCCTTGGGGGCGTACGGCAAGAAACTGTCCAGGCCCTCTGCCGTGCAGCAGGTGGTGCGGTACAGCCCCTCGCTCACGACGTGCACGTCGGAATCCAGCTTGTAGAGCTTCTGGGCCGCCAGCAACTTGTCAACCTCGGCCTGGGTGACGACCTCGGGGTCGCGGACCTCCGAGAGCGGGCCCGTGCGCAGCAGCCCGAAGCGGCTGTGGGCATCGAACAGGTCCGGGGCCATGTCGTAAAGAGCCCGCACGCCTGCGACCGGCAGCGTCGGCCGGGCGTTGAGCGCGTGGAACAGCACGGCCTTGGCCTCGGCCAGCACCCGCTCGAACTTGTCGTTGCGGATCACGCTCTTGCGCGTGGGCGCGACCAGATCCACCGGCTGCCCCTGCGTCACGTCCAGGTACAGCGTCCAGCAATTGGGAATGCGACTTGGCAGGTTCTCGGACATCATCTGCCCGTACCAGCGCACGAACAGGTTGTAGAAGCTGTTCTCCTTCCCACGCAGCCAGCGGATGGGCGTGCCGTCTGCCAGCTGCCCCTCGACGCACAGCACAGGCTCGCACACGGCCGGGTCGATGCTGCTGGGCAGCTTCTGGGCCACCGGCACCTCGTTGATGGTCACGCCGAAAAAACCGAAGTAGGTCTCGGCCTGCCGGCGCAGCTCGCCCTCGACGTAGGCGTCGAAGGTCTGCCAGCTGTGGTTGCGACCGGCCGTCGGCTTGTAGTGCACGGAGAGCGCCAGGCCGTACTGGTCCTCGCACGGCACGAGCCGCTCGCGCCAGCCCTCGGCGTAGCTCGCGTCTTGCCACCAGCGGGCCGCCTCGATGTGCAGGCTGAGCCCGCGCGAGCGCACCAGCACGGCGTCGACGTCCTCGTGGGCCAGCAGGCTGTTGAAGCCGAAGCCCATCGGGTTCTGAGCCTGCTCGGTCTCGGCGTCGTAGCCGCTGGCACCCAAGGCGAGCAGCCGGAAGAACGCGTCGGCATCGGCGAGCCCGGGACCGTTGTCCTGGTAGTGCAGCGTCACGGCGTCCGTGCGCGCGATCCTGAAGTCGACGCGGGTGGCCTTGACCCGCTGGGCGTTCTGCAGCAGCTCGGAGAAGACCTCGGCGTGGCTGCCCGAAAACATGCGCTTGATGGTCGACCGGATGCGGTCGGCCACGATGAGTTGAGAGGTCATGAAAGGCTCCTTCAGAGGGGTGGGGGAGCGGCAGGTGACTTGCGGCTGCGGGCCGGCTTCGCGTACTTGAACTTGCCGATCGGCTCGTCTTTGAGGGCGCAAACCAGGCGGTTCTCGCAGAGGTCGCACAGGCGGGTGTCGCCGGGCCAGTAGACCTGGTCCTCGAACCAGAACAGCGTGTGGGTTTCGTACCAGGCGTACCAGGCGTTTTTTTCGGCCTGGCGCTTCCGGTAAGGCGGGCAGGTGGCCTTGTCTTCGGTGGCGATGGAGAACAGGTTGTGCCACCACAGCTCCAGCAGCTTCTTCTTGCGCCGGGCGCCGTTGAAGCGCTTTTCGTTCTCCTGAATGAGCAGCGGCAGGGTCTGCGCGAAGTTCTCGAAGAAGTAGTCGATCAAGAACCGGCTCGACAGCGTGATTTGTCGGTTGCCCACAGGGCTGGAGACTCCTTTCAAAGGGCAACGCCCCGCAACCCGGCTGCCAAGGGCCAGGTGCACGGTGCGTTCGTGAGGTGGAGGGCTCAGGCGCTGCGAACGGCCGTGAGCGCGTTGGCGAGCGTGAACGCCAGCTCGGGTAGCTCGCCGGGCTTAAGCTTGAGGCCGGCTGCCGCCGCGTGCCCGCCCCCTCCGAAGGGGTTGAGCAGCGCGTTGAGGTCCACAGCGCAGGCCGGGTGCCGCCGCAGGCTGATTTTGTCGGCCTTCAGCCGGTCGGCCTGGTAGCGCACCAGCACGACGCCGCGGGTCTCCATGTAGACGCGCTCGGCGATCAGGCTCGGGTAGTCCGTGACGTGCACCTCGGTGAGCAGCGGGCTGTGCACCACGCGGGTCGCCAGCGCAGCCTGCAGCACCGCTTCGAACTCGGCCTCGGCCAGCTGCACGTAGTCCGCCAGCCGCGAGCCCTCGAGCGCCAGCGCGTAGCTGAACTCGGGAAACAGCGTCTTTTCGAGCAGCGCGAGCTCCAGCTCCTGCTTGACGAGGTGCGGGTCGTGCATGAGCATCACGGCCATGGCGAGCAACCCGCCGTACCCGTGGGGGTTGCGCCAGGTGTCGTACTCGCCGGCCAGCTCCATCAACTCGAGCAGGGCGGCTGTCGTCTCCTCGTTGTCGCAGCCCGAGACCTGGCAGAAGTACCGGCCCGCAAGCTCGGAGCCCGCTCGGGCCGTGCCCTGGGCGTCCTGCGTCTCCGTGATGGAGTCCGGGTGCAGGTGGTTCGCGTACATGGTGCGCGTGTGCAGCGCCCGCGGGTGGTGGTCGAGCAGCACGAGCTCGCCGCCCGCCTGGGTGTACGCCACGATGGCCGCCGGCAGCTGCTGGTTGACGAGCTGCTGCGTCGCCACGTCGGCGTAACGCTTGAGCGGGTCGTAGGCCTCGAAGCTGATGTCCGCGAGAATGATGCGGTCATAAGACCGCTTGGCTTCCAGGCCCTTCAGCAAGGCCTGGTTCACGGTGCCGTAGTCCACGTAGCGGATGCAGACGTGGGCCTCGGGATGGGCTTGGTTGAGCGCGACTGAGGCGGCGATGCCGTCCAGGTCGTTGTGGCACAAGGCGAGAATGCGCTCCACAATCGGTCCTTTCTACGAGAGACGAGGCAAAGTTTTGTGCAGGGCCTGGCGCATCCGCCGGTGCTTGGCGAGCTCGAAAAGGACGTACTCCACGAACTGCGCCTCCTCGGCCACAATGCTGACGTGAGTGGGCTTCACGGGGCGTTGCTGTCTGCCGGCGGCAGGCTCCCACCAGTAGCGCACGGGGTGGCCTTGCAGGCTTTTTCGAATCTCGAGCAAGACCTCGACATCGGCGTCGTCCACCGCGATTTGTACGGGCATGGGCACCTCCTGCATCCTAGCGAGCAAACGAATATGTGTCAATTATCACAAGCTTAAGCCGAGTTTTCCTGCGGTATTTGGGCGGTCAGCGCCTTGAAAAGACGTGTTTGTCCGTCCACAGCGCAGAGCAGCTGGTGCTGGCAGTGGTGACAGGCGGCTTCGCCCGTGTGGAAACCAGCGGGCGTCAGGATGCCAACTTGGACCAGCCCCGCGGCCACGGCTTTGCCGTGCAGCAGCGCCGGGCAGGCCAGCGAGCGGGGCTGCTGGTGGGCGTCGTGCAGGGCCTCGGCCGTGACCTTGTACTTGGTGGTGGTGGGGGCCACCAGGCGCAGCATGACGTGCAGGGGCGCCAGCGGCGCGAGCTCCCGCAGCAGCTCGTCGCGGGTGCCCAGCAGGGTCAGCGTGCGCCCGGGGGTGATGGCCAGGGGCATAGAAGACCTCGAAAGCCCGCTCAAGCGGGCAGGTAGGTGGGGGGCTCGTCTGGGTAGTTGTCCCAGTAGGGCTTGGGCGGCGCCCACAGGGTGCTCAGCTGGTACACGCCCGTGACGTGCCCGGTGGGGGCCACGTACAGGCCCACGTTGTGCCAGGTGGCCGGCGCGTTCAGGCTCGCGCGTTGATCCGCCTCAAAGGCCGCTTTCAGCGCGAGCAACCGTGTCTCGGCCTCGGCCGGGTCCATCTCCCCGAACAGGATGGTCTGCACCGTGGCGCCAGGGAGCGGCAGGGCCATGTCGTACTGCCAGCGCATGTCGCTGTACTGCCCGACATGGCTTGGAATCTTGGCGAGGCGCGGCAGGGTCATGGTGTGGGGTCCTCCAGCGTCAGGGCCTGGGCGAGGTCCGCCCAGCGGTACGAGTGCAGCTGGCGGTCCGGCCAGATCCACAAGAAAGGCAGGCTCACGGCCTCGGCCGGCAGCGCTTCGAGCACGCCTGCGGGGATGCGCAGCAGCGCGGGCACGGCCTCCAGGTGCTCGGCCCGGTAGCCCACAGCCAGCACGCCCGGCACGGGCTGCCAGCTCACTTCGCAACCCGAGTCGATCGCCCCCACCCGGCACGGCCGCATAGGCGCCACCTTCAGCAGGTGTGAGCTGGGCAGCTTTGCCACCAGCGTCACCCAGAAGGGGATCACGCCGGGCTGAGCGTCACGCACAGCTGCACCTCCGCCAGGCAGTAAGGGCACTCGAAGGTCAGCTCGTAAAGCCGGTGCACGAACACCTCCTCGAGCGTGCTGTCGCAGTGCGGGCAGACCAGCTTGAACTCGTCCGCGGTGACGCGCAGGTAGGTGCCGCTCACGGAACGGGCGGCTCCAGAGCCTGGTAGGCGAGGCCGTGGCAGTCGCCGGTGGTCTGCCGGCGCAGGTAGTGCTGGCAGCCCTCGCAGAGGCTGGGCTTGCTGACCACCACCTCGGGCGCGCTCCACATGGGCTGTCTAGGCGCCACGAGGATCGAAGGGAAGTAACGCGGGCGCTGGTTCTGTTGCTCCCAGAGCGCGTCGGCGTCCCGCGGGCAGCGCACCAGGCCCCGGTGGAACATCTCCGGCGCGTAGGTGCGGTAGACCAGCTTCTCCTTGCGCGTGCCTTCCTCCTCCACCGTCTGGTGGTGGATGAGCACGACGAGCTGCTGGAATTGCGCGATCGCGACCGCCCGCTGCGTCAGCTCCTCGAGGTGGTCCAGAAAGGGCTGGTCCACCACCAGGTGCAGCGTGGCCGGGTCGATCTGATCAGCAAGGTAACGAGGCATGGCCGCAGTGTAGCGCGCAGCCTCGGGCAAAAAGTGGGCAGGCCCGCAGACCCGTCCGCTGGTTACGCCTCAGGGCGTACCGGCGCGGTACAGCTCGCCGTAGTCCGTGTGAGCCCACATCTGCGTCTCGCTGACCGGCTTCACGCTTGAAAAGCTGTTCAGGTCCTTGACCGGGTCGGACCACAACGCGCCACCGTCGCGGCTGAGTGCGTAGCCGCCATCGACACGCGCCAACAAGGTTGTGGGCGAGATGGGGTAGATGTCGTACAGCTGTTTTCTAAGAATCTGACTCGGCGTTTGCAAGTTGGACGAAATGGGCGTGAACGTTTTCCAGTCTTTGGTGCAAAGCCAACCTGATTCCGAATTGAGAAACGCAGCGCCTGGAACGACTCGAACGTTGGAGAATTTCGACGCATCATCTGAAACGACCTTGGTCACGATGCCATCAAAACTTCGAAACGCTTCGTGATGCCCGTTGTAGCCTGGCCGGTTGTATGCTGCTTGAACGGCCCCGCCAAACCCGTCGTCATACCAGCTGTTGCCGTTCCCGGGCACGGGCTCCCATGTAACGCCTCCATCCAAGGTTTGCTTGTTAACAACTGAGTAGTAAGAAGCCTTGAACCAACCCACTTGCTTGGAAGCAAAGTAGATGGAATTGACAGGTTGGGTCGTGCCCGAGTCGTGCACCTGGGTGGTCAGCACGCCATCCTGGATGCTCACCTTGAGCAAGGTGCCGTTGTCGCCGCCTACCCAGCCTTCCGAGGCCGAGAACCAGTGCATGCTGCGGATGGCCTGGGTGCCGACGTTCTTGAAGACGGTCCAGGACCGGCCGGCGTTGCGCGTCACCGTCAGCGTGGTGCCGTCCGCGACGACCACCTGGTTGAAGTCGACGAGGGAGAACACGGCGTAGCTGCTGAAGTCCCGCACCATGACGAAGCCTGGCGCGCGGAAGGTCGCTGCGCTCGGCGCCGTGACGCCCACCTCGTCTTCGCCGCTGGCGCTGCCGCCTGAAGCGGGCGCCGGGCTGGGGGTGCGCACGGGCGCGGGCGTCAGGGCCGGGGGCGGCGGGGTCACGACCGCGGGAATGGGCGTGGCACTGGGACCGAACACGATGGGAGCGGTTGTCGGCAAGGGGGTTGTGGGCAGGGCCTTGACGATCTCGACCTCGGCCAGGCCCTTGTAGCGCAGGTCCGCGCTGTAGGTGGCAAGGATGGTAACCTTGCCTTCGCGCAGGGCCGAGAGCGTGCCCGTGGTGGGGTTGACGACGGCGATGGTGCTGTCGGAGGAGGCCCAGGCCACGTTGCCGTTGATCTGCCCGTCGGCGAGGATGACCTGGGCGCTGAGCTTGAGCATCTGCCCGACTTCCAGCTTGGGCGTGGCCGGCTCCACCTTGATGAGCGCCACGGTGTGCTGCTCGACGACGTTCACCTCGAGGGCGACGACGCTGTCCAGGTTGTTCGCCAAGCGGCCTGTCAGGATGGTTCGACCCACGCTGCGGCCCGTGACCACGCCGGTGTTGACCTTCACCGACGCGACAGCGTCGCTGTTGGAGGTCCACAGCACGGGGGTGGTCACGAGGCTGCTGTCGGCGTGTCGGACATGCGTTGCGAGGTCCAGCGTGTCGCCCACCTTCAGCACCAGGCTGGTGGTCAGCGCCCGCAGGTTGCCGGTGCCGGGCATGGCGAAGTTCATGGGCATGGCGTTGGGGCCCATGTAAAGCGCCATGGGGGTTCCGGCAGGGCAGCCCACCAGGCAGCTCAGACTCAGCGCAAGCAACAACGGGTGACGCATGGCCATCTCTCCTGGGAACGAAGACACCGCAAACGGCTCGCACACAGGTGCAAATCCCGCTCGCGCCACGTCTATCGTACCCTGTTTCCGGCCAGGCTTTCTAGCGGCCAAAACCACCAAAAACGAGGTGCTTCAGAAGTCCTGGTTGAGGTAAGCCGTGAGCCACGGCGTCTCGTCACCCGTCTCCTCGACGGGCTCCGCCACCTCGGCGGCAGGCTGCTTGAGCTGCTGCGTGAGCTGCCGGTTCTTGGCGCGCATGCGCGCGAGCAGCTCGACGAAGTGCTCGAGCCGGCTGGGGCTCTCGCAGCGCACGTCGGCGTAGACGGGCTCGGTGCCGTCCAAGCTTTCGGGTCCCGGCACGTCCTCCAGGCCCTCTTGCGGGTACCAGGAAGTCAGCACCAGCTGCACGGGCAGCTTGGGGTTGAGGGCTGTCAGCTTGGCCGCCAGCGTTTCGGCCTGGAGGTACTCCCCGTAGCCGGCAAAGCGGACACCCGCCACACGTTCCATGTTCATCGCAAAATCTCCACATGGTGGTAGCTCGCCAGCGCGTCGCGCAGCTGGGTCTCCACCGCATCCAGTTCAATCTCCAGCGCCGCACGCCGCTCGGCGAGCCGGGCGCGTGTCTCGGCGTCGCCGTCTGTGACATCCCCGTCGTCGCGCAGCGTCTCGATGGCGCGCAGGCCCTGCGTGAGCCAGTCCTCCACGCCCAAGACGGTGCAGCTCTCGGCATCCGGGTCCGGCTCCTCGACGAAGCCCAGGGGCACGCCCCCGAGCTGCATGGCGACATCGAGCGCGGCGTAGTGGTCTTGCAACCAGGCTTCGCCAGCCGGCCCCACGGGGCCGAGAAAGAAGCCGTGGCTGGTGCGGCCGAGCAGCAGCACAGCCAAGTAGGTGCGCATCAGGCGGCTCCTTTCCAGGCCCGCAGCAACGCGGCTGCGGCCGTGTGGCGGGCGCGCACCAGCTCGAGGTGCAGGCTTGCGAGGGTGGCCTCGACGGGTTCGGCGTCGTGGTAGAGCGTCTCCCCCACGTCCTGCAGCAGGGTGGTGAGCGCCGCCAGACCGGGCAGGTCGAGCAAGGAGCTCATGGGGTGGGGCTGCAGGGGCATGGACGTAAACGGCCGCTGGGTGGCGGCCCGGAAGAGCACCCGCGGCGTTGCGCGTGCGGGCCGCACGGCGATGGGGGTGGGGCTCAAGACGAAGGCCAGCTCCTGCAAGAAGCGCGGCTGGTCGAGCAGGGCGCGCTGGCGATCGCCAGGCAGCTGCACCCACACGAAGCTTTCGGGGTGGTTGCGTCCGAGCAGCACCAGGGCCGAAGGCCCGTCGAAAGCGTTCGACGTGGGCAGGGCCGGCAGCGGGTGGCGCTCCAGGTGGTGCAGCATGTGCGTGGCGTAGTCGCTGTAGGCGGCGGCAACGACCTGGTTGGCTTTGAGGTGGTAGCGCAGCTCGAGGCCGCTCATCCAGCGCTCGGCGTAGGCGGCGCCTTCGGGGCGGGCCAGGCTGGCCTCGCCTTGCAGCAGCTTGAGGCGGCGGATGGTGGCTGCCGTCTCGGGCGTGAGGGCCCACTGCAAGGTAAAGGGTGGGGGTTGGACTTCAGGCATGGGGCTCCGTGACGTGATCGCGCAGGATCTGGCTGATGTCGTTGAGGTTGCCGATTTGCTTGGTCACGCTGGGGTTGCCCAGCAGCAGCGGATCCAGCCACAGCGCGCGCTTGACCTCGACCAGCAGGGCGAGGGCCTTCAGGATGGCGTCTTTTTCAGGGCAGCTCAAGCGAAAAATACCCCGCATTCCGGTGGACTTCACGCAGGTATTTTAGGTATATTTTGCAGGCTTGAACTAGGCAAGGTTCACACAGACGACCGGGCGTGGATCCGCCGTGTGATCACATCCCTTGCAAACCAGGTTCGTTTGGGTTAAGCTCGCGACATAACAGGCAAACGAATCGGGCGACCCCGCTGCAACAGGGCCGCCCGTTTGTGAGACTTGCGTCTCTCGTTTGAAAAGAAAGAAGAGAAAAGGAAAGGAAAGGAGGTGCCCCAAAGCAAAGCGAGCGCTGTGTTTTGAGTTTTTTCCCAACCCGCCGTCCCCTGCCAGCAGGAGCCGTCGTGCTGCCAATGTAGCACGGCCGATCCCGCGTGGCAAGTGTTCACGCCAAGAAAGAGGATTTTCCGTGCCGTTCTACGAACTCGCCGGGCGCGTTGCGCTGGCGATGTCCCAGCACATGGCCGAGTTCGAGGAGCGCGAGCTGCGCCTCCTGCTCGCCTACCTCCAGCACCTCAACGCCGAGACGCTCGAAGCCCACATGAGCGTCGGCACGCTGGCACGCAAGGCCCACATGAGCCAGGCCACCGCCTACCGCGCCCTGGCCCGCCTGAAAGCAGCAGGCTGGCTGGTTGCTGGCGAGAACCACCGCCTTTTTCTGGGTTCTCGCTTTCTCACAGCTGTGCAAGCAGAACCAATCGGTGGTGGTTCTCTGAAACTTGTTTCAAACAACCAACCAACCTTGTTGGAACCGGGTTCTCCTCGCAGCGCTGCGAAACCACCCGCGCCGCCTGAGAACCTGCCGGAGTCGCTGGCCTTCGTGCTGGGCCGCAAGGGCGTCGAGACCCAGCGGCTGCAGCAGCTCGTCGCCAAACACGGCGAGGCCACGGTGCTGGCCAAGGCCCGGGAGCTCGTTGCGAGCTACCCCGACGACAGCCGCATCCGGGCCAGCTTCATGGGGCTGCTGGTGCGGGCCTGCGAGGCCGACTGGGTCTTCACGGCCGAGGTCAAGCCCCCGGTGCAGGCCATTGCCGTGCCGGAGTCAGCCCAAGCCGACGAACCCGCCGCCATCGCAGCGCCCGCGGCAGCCGAGACGCTCGTGGCCGTGAGCCCGGATGGCAGCCGCTACCCCGTGACCACGGCCCGACCGGACTGCGTCAAGGTGCAGCGCACCCGACAGACGCCACGCGGGCGCAGCTACAGCGAGGAGCTGGCCATTCCGGCCCGGCATTGGCACACGCAGGGCTGGCGCTTCGAAGCCAGCTAGCTGCCGTCATCCACGAAGGTGTGCAGCAGCTTTTGAGTTTTGCGCGCCTTGGCGAGCAGGTCGTTGAGGCTGGTGCTGGCCCCGTCCCAGAAGGCGACGACCCAGTCGACCTCGTCGATGAGCAGCCGGTTGCGCGCGAGTGGCGCCATGCGGTAGTGCCGTTCCCAGTCGGGCGGACGGGCCTCGAACTTGCGCTCGGCGGCCTGGGCGATGTCCTCGACCCAGCTGTCCACGCCCGCGCAGCCGCGCGACAGGAGGGTCCAGTCCGCGGGCACCAGGCTCACGAAGCTCATGACCCACTCCCAGCGCTGGAAGTCGCGGTTGCCCACGATCGCGATGCGCCCGTAGGCCTTCGAGAAGGCCTGGAGCAACTCACGGCTGTCGAGCGAGGAGGAGTGCATAAGTTCAGGGGCGCCAGTCCATCAGCTGGGGCGGCGGCATCGGCACGTGGTGGAGGGCCGAGGCGATCAGCTCGGCCTGGTGCTCGCGCCCCAGCGCCACCGCCAGGCGGTGGGCCTGGTGCAGCAGCTGCTCGAGCTGAGCCGGCGTTTGCAACGAAGGCGCCAGAGACATCCCAGACTCCTCTCAGAAGATGTAACGCAGCGTCACACCCGGCAGGTGCTCGGCCAGCAGCTGCTTGAAGCGGGCCACGAGCTGGGCCTTCATGGCGTGCTCGTAGCGCAGCACGCCATCACCCCGCTCGTTGGTCTTGGCTTCCTGCCAGGCAGGCGTCCACAGCAGGTCCTCGGCCTCGGGCCGCCACTGCATGTTGAGCGCGTGCAGCCGCGGGTGGTGCGTCAGGAAGATGACCTCGCAGGCCAGCTGGTCGAGCACGGCCTGGGAGACAACCAGCCGCAGCTGCTTGAACAGCCGCGTGTAGTCCGTCACCCAGCCCTCGTACACCACCACCGGGCTGAAGTTCAGGTGCACCTCGTAACCCAGCGCCACCAGCTGCTCGATCGCGACGAGCCGTGCTTCGAGCGGGCTCGTGCCCGCCTCCAGCTGCTTGATGACGGGCGCCGGGCTCAGGCTCAGCCGCACGCGCGCCTGCCTGGGGGCATGGGGGATGGCCTCGAGCACCTTGGGGCCGACGGCCAGCTTGGTGGCAAACGTCGGCTTGGCATCCGTCTCGTCGAGAAAGCGCTCGATGAACCAGCGCGTGGTCTCCACCACCGCCGGGCTCAAACAGTCCGTGCTCTCGCCGATGTCGTAGGTCCAGGCCGTCGCGTCGCACTGGTTGGGTGCGGGCTTGGGCGGCAGGCCTTCCCAGTGGGCCTTCACGGCCTGCCAGATGGCCTCGCGGTTGTCGTAGAGCTCGAGGGGGTTCCCGTAGGCCCGGTGGCGCGCCACGTAGCAGTAGCTGCACGCGAGCTCGCAGCCCACCGCGAAGCTCGGGATGATGAAGTCCGCGCTGCGGCCGTTGGGCCTGACGACCAGCCCCTTGCGCGTGCGCTGGGTCTGGCTGGCCTTCTTGGCCTGGAGAAACGCCACGGTCGAATCCACGCGGGACTCCTTTCTGCTCGTAGAATAAGGCCCGCAGGGCCGGGGTTTTTGGGCAAGCTGCCAGGAAAAAGCCCGCCCGGCGTGAGCCGAACGGGCTGAGCTCTCGACGCGCGGCGCTCAGACCACCTGAAGGCCCAGCGGTGCGAGCAGCTTCAACAGCTCCGCCAGCGCCATCAGCCTGCCGCCGGGCCCCACGTAGTCGTCATTGGCGCAGCTGGCCGTCCACACCAGCCGAAACTCGTGGAACGGCACGCCGCGCACGTCATGGTGGTCCGTGTCTTCTGTGTATGGGCACTTCCAGAAGTCGAGCAGGCTGGTCAGGATGTCGTCGGCCAGGTGTTCGACCGGCTTCGACCACATCATGTGCGCGGGCAACGAGCGCTTGAACTCGTGCAAGCAGTCCGCTGCGAGGTCCGGGTCGTCGCCGTAGTCTTCCAGCCAGCCCAGGTGGTCGAGCATGGCCTGGATTTGCGCTTGTTCAGCCAGCGTCAAGCCCAGCTGCGCGTACAGCGCCTGCAGCGGTGCCTCGGGCTGAAACTCCAGCGCCTTGAAGAACCGCAGCGGGGTTGTGATGCGCGCCAGCACAGCCGTGCGCTGTTCGGCATCCAGCGTCAGCTCCAGCGGGCCCGTGTACTTGTGAAAGGCCATGGCGTGGCTCATGCGTCATCCTCCAGGGGGCCGAACACGGTTTCTTTGCTGACGTAGGTGTCCGCGGCGGTGTCTTGAACGGCATCCAGGAACGTGACCAGCCCGTTTAGCTGGGCCTGCAACGCCGCAGACCCCAGCACGTTTTGCAGCATGGTTCCGGGGTCCTGATCCAGCAGCTCGACCAGGGCCAGCTTCTGAAGCCGCAGCTCCTCCCAGTCGACGCACGCGCAAAGACTCTCCCAGTCACTGGGCACACGCTGCATCGTTCTTCTCCTTGTCTTGCAGCCAGCGCATCCCCTTGGCGATCTCCCGCCGCCGCCACGCCGCCCCGACGCGCACGTCGACGGTGTAAGGGGGCACCTCGTGACGGTCACGCCAGTCTGGCTTGTAGATGGCAGCCAGGTCGTTGAAAAGGCTGTGGAGATGCTCCCAGCGGCACAGCCGACGCAGCTGACGGCTGAGCTCATGAGCCTCCTCGCTGTAACGCCACATCTGCTCGTTACGCCCTTGCCGTTCGCCGAGCGCCACCTCGAGCCAGCGGCTGGCATCCAGCAGCGCGATGTCCGCTTCCTCGATGGTCAGCTGCAGCTTCCGGTCGTAAGTCAGGTAGCCTTCGCGCGCCACGTACCAGGGCTCCTGGCGAATCGCGCTGGGCTCGTAGACCTTTTCGTACCGGGCGGGGCAAGACGCCAGCCGCAGCCGGTACGTGCCCTGGGGCAGCTCCTTGCTCGCCACGGCCTGGGCGATCGCGAAGCGCAGGAGCTTGGCGTAATCGGCATGGCTCGGGTTGGTGCCGCGCCAGTCCCGCGCGCTGTAAGGCCCCCAGAAGGGTTCACCCGTCAGCGAGGTGAAGACTTTCACGACAGCCGCTGGAACGGCACACGGCTCAGCCATGGGTCGAGGCCTTGAACAGGGGCCCCGCAGTTGCTGCATCGCCCTCAGCCTTTGGTTCCTCCGTCACGTACAGCGCGGGGAACGCGTGCGGCAGGTGCTCGCGGTAAAATTCAGGGTGCACGTGGGAATGCAAGAACTCGATAGCTTGCTTGGCAAGGTGGGCCCCCAGCAGCTGCAGCGTCTCGACCGGCAGGTTCACCTGCCAGCCCGCTGCGTCGAGCTGGGTCGTCAGGCTGGTTGTCAGGTGGTTGCGCAGCGCGATGAGGTTCTGCGTGAACCGCGCGCGGGCTTCAAGCCTGTTGTTGATGTACCGCACGTCCTGCCGGCCCAAGTAGCCGCGGCTGGAACCCACAGGCATGTACGACTTCTCCTGCGGGTCCAAGAAGTGGCTGGGCTCGGCGTAGGTTTCGAGGCCCAGGGCGCAGTAGACCTTGTTGCGCTCGCTGCGCAGCCAGTGCGTGTTGAGCTGCACACCCGCAAAACTGGTGCCAAAGCGTGGGTGTTCCTGCGGGGCTGCCACCGTTTGGTGAAACACGTTGAACTGGTCGCGCAGCGCCTGCAGTGCCTCTCGGGCCTCAGCCGTCAGCTGAAGCCGGATGTAATCGGGCGGATTCATGGCGAGCTCGAAGGCGTTCTCGACCTCCAGCACACCAGTCAGTGAGATGGCATCAACGAAAAACTGCACCTCGCGGCCCCAGGCCCCGGCGGAGGTGATTTGCACCTTGTAGTCGCCCGGTGGCAGCAGGCGCTGGTCGACGGCTTGCTTCAGGTGCCGGCGCAGCATGTTGCCGTACTTGCGCGGCGACAGCGTTTCGGTCGGGGTCGTTTCGGTGGTCATGCAGATCTCCTAAAGCGGGCGCGAGAGGCAGGTCTCTTCCGCCACGCGCAGGCCCTGCACAAACAAGCTCACGAAGACGGGGTCGAGGTAGGGGTCGAGTTGGGTCTCGACGTGGTCGCGCAGCACGTCACCCAGCAGGCCGACGCCTGTCTCGATGCCGGCGCGGTACACGTTGTAGACCAGCGCTTCGAAGGCCTCGCGGTCGGTGGGCAGAGGCTGGTGCGCGACGAAGTCGGGGAACGTCTGATCGGCAATCACCCACATGGGCTAGCACACCGTGCGGTTGCCGCCGTCGGTGAAGCCGTCGACGGCCATGCCGTTGCTGTAGGGCCCGACCAGGTCCAGCGTGTAGGTGGCTTCCAGCCGGTGGCGATCGCCCGTCTCCAGGTCCAGCGCCAGCAGCGGAATCAGGTTCATCTCGAAGGGCGCCATCTCGTCGAAGGGCCGGGTCAGGGCGTCTTCCAGCGCGGTGCGGTCTTCGAAACACTCCAGCCACATCGTCTGCATGCCAGGCTGCCAGAGCATCAGCGCCCAGCGGACGTTTTCGACGGCCTCGCCCTGCACGGACAGGCCCAGCGTCAGGTCTGGAGTGCTGTCGTGGAACTCGATGCGGTCCAGCGACGGCGCGTTGAGCGCAACCTGGAAGCCTTGCGCGCGACAGCGCTCGAACAGGTCGATGAGATGGGAGTTCATGCAGGCCTCTCAGTCCGAGCCTGCACGACGTGGCAGGCTCGCTAGGGGGTGGAAGGAAAGTCCGGCGGGCTGTGCCGCCGGTGCCAGGTCTGCACGGCCTCGCGCGAGCCCCAGCACTCGGGGTCGAGCGTGCTCTGCATCCAATCCAGCAGCTCGGACAGCCGCCCGTGGTGCTGCGGGTGCAGGCGTTGCACGGTGCCCAGCAGGTCGTTCTCGACCAGGGGCTGCGTGCCGCCCGTGAGGGCGCCGGTCTGGCCCGCGCTCCAACGCAGCAGAATGTCTTTGATCAGCCACAGCGGGTCGTCGGTCACGGTCGGCTCCATTCACGGGGTGGCAACAGGCGCCTTGTACCCCGTGAAGGCTGCGACCCAGCCGTAGCCTTTCAGCTGGGCCACCAGGGCCTCGCGCGTGGCTTCGTCGGGTTGTGCCAGGGCGGCCCACTCCGCGCGGCTGAGGCTGGCGGGCACCGTCAGCCAGGGCGGAGGCTGCTTGCACCAGCGGGCGTTCACCTGGATGAGCAGACCGCCTTGTGGCTGCAGGAGGAACGTCAGCGTGGTGCCGGCGGGATTGAGCTGGGCGCGCGTGAGCTGCGTGTTGAGGTGCGCGGCGACGGTCTGCAGCGTCGTCAGGCGCACGCGTCGGAGTTCCCCCGGGCGAGGGCCTCTTCCACGAGGTTGGCGAACAGCACGTTGGTGTTGGCCACCGCGAAGAGCAGGTCCTCGAGCACGGCCACGGGAATGGCCGGAATGCGGTCGGCGTAGTAGTCGGTCACAGCCTGGGCGGCGTTGCGGACTTCATCGAACATGGCAGCCTCCTTCCGAGGTGTTGAAAATGTCTATGCTTTTGCGGGCGGTCTTCACCACCACGAGTCGTAGAGCACGACCTTGCCGGCTGCGATGGCGTCGCGGGCCTTGGCGATGAAGGCCAAATCTTCGATGTCGCTCTCGCGGTCGGGCGGGTGGTTGCCGAAGAAGAAGCCGGAGGTGGCCGGCAGCCTGCGCTGGACGATGGCCTGCTCGAGCGCGTCGAGGTCTGCGCTGTCCAGCGGCAGCTGCACGCAGTTGAAGTCTTTGGTGCCGCCGCGCTGGCGGTACAGGTTCTCCATCCAGCCGTGCAGGTCGTGGTGCTTGCGCCAGTAGGCCAGGCGTTTGACCTGGTCCTGGGTGGCGTCCTTGTGCAGGGTCTGCGTCGCGGCATCCCAGATGGCGGGATCCACGGCGACGGCGTACATGTCGAGTCCCATGCAGGGGCTCCTTTCAGGCAGGCAGCGGGTAGCCGAACTTGGTCAGCAGGCTGCGGTCGCGCTCCGTCAGGTCGTAGCGCTTGGTGCTCTGAATCATTGCCAGCTGGGCGCGCAGCTTCGCGATCTCATCCTGGTACACGGCCAGGTCCTTCCCCTTGGTCTCGAGCCGGGACTCCAACAGGGCAATTTGCTTGGCCTGCTGCGCGAGCAGCTGGCTCTGATGCTCCAGCGTGCGCAGCGCGAAGGCCAAAGGCGACTCGGCCGCCTCGGCAGACGGCGCGCTGACGGCCGCCGGCGCGGGGGCCGTGGCGGCCTCGTCAGCCGACACAAAAGGCCGCTTCTGGTTGGGGTGCACGTAACAGGCCCGGCAGGTCTTCAGCCGGCCGACCCCCACGCGGGCGAAGGCGTGCACCAGCGACTTGGTCTTCTGGCACTTCTGGCAGGTCCGGGTGGCAAGGGTCGTGGTCATGAGGTTCTCCTTTGACGTCAGGTGGCAGATGGTTGTTTCTGGGCCTTGAACGAACGCCGCAGCGACTCGAGCTGCTCGCGCAGCCGGTACACCTCGGCCTTGTACAGCAACACTTCATGGCTCTTGGCGTTGAGCAGCTGGTGCAGCCGGATGACGGTGCCATCCAGGCTGGAATCCAGGCCCTCATCCAGCAGGGCCTGCGCAACCTTCAGCTGCTCTGCCTGGGTGGCCAGCAGCTGCGTCTGGTGGTCGAGCTGGTTCAGGGCGAAGGTCAGCGGGCTCTCGGGCGGTGCGAGTGTCTCGCGCTTGGTGAAGTCCACCTTGTTGGACTGGACGAGGTCCTGGCAGGGGATGCAAAAGCGGGAGCGCTCGCCTGAGCTCAAGACGCGGAAGTGTTCGGCCGCCGACTTGGTCTGGCCGCACTTTTCACATGTCCGCTCCGTGAACGACTTGACCTTGAGGGACGCCACGCAGGTCTTGCAAACAGGCCGCTGGCCGCGCTTGAAGACGAACTTTTCGCGGCGTTTCGCCTGGTAACACTGCGCGCATGTGCGGTAACCGTGCTCGAGCATGGGCGTGGCTTTCTTCGTGTGTTCAAGCACCCAGCACCTCCTGGAAGTGAGCCTCGCAGGCCTGCTGCCAGAGCGTGATGAGCGTGCAGATGTCCTGGCCGGCGTTCAGCAGCGTGATGTAGCGAATCTCACGACGGAAGGTCCAGAGCACCCGGGGCGTGCCGCTGGGGTCTGTGTGCATGCAGCGGACCTGGCGGTGGTAAGGCCGCAGGCCGCACTTTCCCAGCATGTTGAAAGCCTGCTGATAGCGCTCTTCAAGCAGACGCAGGTCAGGAAAGGCCCCGTCCCAAGAAGCCTCAGGCGGCAGCAAGAAGCGCTGCGCCAGCACGTTGACGAGCATAGGGGCTTCCTGCAGCGCGAGCGCGTGGGCCTCGGCTGGCACTGGCTCATCCGGGGCACACTCGATGTAGCCGAGAGGGCCGTGAGGGCCCACCAGGTGGTGGCGCACCACGGGCCGCGAGATACCCCCGCTGCGGCGCTGCGCGCGCATGGCCTGGAGCTGCAGCGGTGCCGTGCCGAAGTGGCTGCGCCACCGGTCGCGGGTGTGCGCGACGAAGTGCGTCCAGTAAGGGCTCGTGCGCTCGTCGAGCGGCTTCATGCCACACCGTCCTGGCGGGGCAAGGGCTGCTCGCGCGGCAGGCTGCGCACAGGGCCCGCGGCGATGCCGTCGAGCCAGTCGATGTAGCTCTCGATGTCGACGAAGTGCTTGAGCCAGGTGCCGTCGGCGTCCGCGCACAGGGCGAAGACCTCCTCGGTGTCGTGGCAGAGCCGCACCCGGGCGTGGAAGCCGCCCTCGGGGGCGCGCGTCGGCACGAAGAGCAGCCAGCTGGTGGGCGTGGGGGTGTCGAGGCAGAAGTCGTGGTGCATAACGGCTCCAGGCAAAAAAGGAAGGGGAGACCCCGTCGTGAAGGGTCCTTGCGAGCAGGTCCGGCCCACTAATTCCGGACGCGCTTCCCCAGGCGACACCGCGGGAGTCGAACCCGCGCGAGCGAACCTTCGCGTCGCAAGTTAGTGGCTGTAGGTCTCGCTCTGCAAGATGCGCTCGGCCTCTCGGAAGGCCTCCATCCACGCGGCGAAGGCGTTCTCGTTGAGCGTCTGGTGGGGACCCGGCATCTCCAGCTGCACGAGCGCCGGGCCGAACGCGGGCTTGCGCACCGTCAGGTTCAGGCCGACGACGTTCAGCTCGTAGCAGACTTCACTCACGTAGCGTGTCACTTTCACGGAAGGGTCCTCGGGGGTCTGCTCCAGTGAAGCAGAGCCTCCGGGGGCTTTGTGGGCTGGTTTCAGCGGGCCAGGATGGCCCGGGCGTAGCGCGAGGTGGCGAGCCTGCGCGTCACATGGTGGTTCTCGCCAAAGTTGTAGGCCGTGAGCGCCTGCTCCCAGGTGGGGTAGCGGCGCTTGAGCCGGGCCAGCAGCCTGCAGCCCGCCTCGAGGTTGTCGCCCACGCTGAAGGGGCGCTCGCTGGCCTTGAACCACAGCCGGCGGTCCACCTGCATGAGGCCGACGCACCAGCCGTTGACGGCCTTGGCGTTGCCGCCGGACTCGCGCACGACGAGACGGGCCACCAGCACAGGCGGCAGCCTGTGCCGGCGGGCGGCTGCCACCAGCGGGGCCGTCAGCTTGTCGGCTGTGGCCCTGGAGGTGGCCAGGCGCAAGTAAGCGTGCACCTCCGCGTGGGCGTCGGCCTGCACGGGGGCGCGGTGGACCGGCTTCGGGGGCCGGAGCGAAGAAGGGGTAGGCTTCAGGCTCAAGGCCAGCAGCCAGTCGAAAGGAAGCATGAGACCTCCTGAGGTGTTGGAGGGGAAGTGGGTCCAGAAGCAGGTGCCACAAGGGGTTGCGGCAAACGCCCCTGAAAAGCCCCGCAGAGGTCGCGCACGAGGGCATCGCTCCCGGGGTGTTTTTTGGGCATTTATTGTAGAATAGGGTCTTTTCTAGCACAGAAAAAACGCAAATTCAAGGTGTTTGATGGTGTGGTTTTTGAAAGGCTTTGTCCGCTGAGGGAGGACAAAAGTTGGCAGGTTATCTGCTCAAGCGGCTCTCGGTCCCTCGGGCGGTGTACGATGCGGTCAGCGCCTGGGTTGCGGGGCTCGACAAGGCCGAGGCGCAGGTGCTGCGGCATGTGGTGGGCTCGCAGCTGTGCCAGGCCTACGGCGAGGGCTGGGTGCCGTTGGGTCAGGCCTGGGTGCGGCAGCACTTCGGGCGCAAGCTGCGGCTGTCGCGGCTGGTCGAGGCAGGCTGGCTGGAGGTGCAGCCCCATGCGGTGTCGCAGGGTTTGAGCCGGCGCTTTCGGGTGTCAGGGTGCTGGTGGGAGGCGCTGCTGGCGGGTCTGCCCGAGGGGCTGGCGGCCTTGCAGCAGGCGGGCCTGGTGGATCTGTTTCAGGGTAGCGCAGCCACAGTGGAACAAAGTGGGCGCTATGACATGCAGCGAAACAAGCTGCCTGAAGCGACCCTGCGGGTGCTTACAAGCTACCGCGGCACGGTCGTGAACCATGCGGCGATGCAGGCCCTGCAGGCGTCACGGCGTGAGGCAGCGGGAGGTCAGGCCCGCTACCGCCAGGACCAGCTGTGCTTGTTGGCGGTGGCCCGGCAGGGGTTTGAGGCGACGGATGACACCTTCGGGGTGTACGTGCCGGCCTACGAGGTGGCGACCACGGGGCGGCTTTTCCAGCGGGGCGGAGGCTTGCAGACGGCTTCGCGGGCCATGAAGGCGGCGGCCTACCGGGGTGTGCCCGGGGTGCGCAACTACGATTTGCGCAACGCTCAGCTGGTGTGTCTGCGCCACGAGCTCCGGCTGGCGGAGGCGCAGGGCCTGCAGGTGGACACGGGCTGGCTCGAGGACTACCTGGCCGAGCCCGACGGCAAGCGCCTGTGTGCGGCGGCCCTGGGGGTGTCGGTGGGCTGCTGGAAGGACCTGCTGTACAGCCTCCTGATGGGCGCACGCGTGAACGGCCACAGCATCCGGGGCATTCTGGCGGCAGAAAATCTGGCCGGGGACGACCTCGAGGCGGTCCAGCAGGACTTCACGGCCGTGACGCAGCCGCTGCGCGCGGTATTGCACGCCTGGTACAGGCACCTGGAGGGGCAGCTGGATTCGGCTGTCCGCACGCGCCAGGGCCGCTTCGTGCGCAACGCCTGCCAGGCGCGCTACTACTTCGAGGCGGACTACGCCCGCAGCCGGCACGGGTGTCTGCGCAGGCTGGCTTGTCACCGCTTGCAGGGGCTCGAGCGGGCCGTCATCCAGGGCCTGGAGCTCGGGGCGGACCTTGCGGGCTTCCAGCTCCAGGGCAACGAGCACGACGGCCTCGTTACACGGGGCGCCATCCCCCAGGCGCTGTTCGACCGGGTGGTCACGGCCCTGGGGATCGAAGGGCTGACGCTCGAGGAAAAGCCCCTGGCCTGAGCCCCGGCTGACGCAGGCGTCACTTCGTGACGCTTTTTTTTGCTTAAGAAGCCCGCCGGATCCCGAACTTGTCTCGCAAGTAGCTGCTCACGGCTTCGGCGGCCTCTCGCACCGTCACCAGCGCGTAGACCGTCTGTACCCGGTGGCTGTGGAACTCCAGGTTCAGCTCCGTGAGCCTGGCCTCCAGGCGGGCGACCACCAGCTCCAGCTCCTTGAGGCGCTGAGTTTCCTCGGGCGTCACGGCGTCGCCGGCGCCTTGGCCTTGGTCGGCCCCTTGAACTTCGCGTAGCCCGGTATGAACGCGCTGAGCTTCGCCACCATCTCGTGCAGCAGCTTCAGGGCCCGGTGCGTCTCGAGCTGGTCCCGCGAGACCCGCAGCGTCATCTCGTTGAGCCGCATCTCCAGGTGCGCCACCTGCAGCTTGAGGCTCTCCAGCTGGTAACTCTCGTCAGGCGTCACGGCGACCTCCAGACCCCGGGGTTGTTTTCGAACATGGGGACTCTACCCTGGCGCCCGTATAAACTTACTTAGCTTATACATATAAACCTTCTCCTCCCCTCTCCTCCCATAATTGGGCAGCGTTTTTTGGGCATCGCCGCTGGAGCGCACCACCAGGCCTTCTTCGCCGGTTTCGGCCCCGCGCGAAGAGCACATTCGTCCTCCCCACGCTGCGTGTAGAGGAATCGGGTGTTTTTTGGGCATTTTCGAGCTAGAGCGAGCTAGAGCCCCAACTTTGAACCCTCATCGCCTGAGAAGTGGCAAAAACGGCCAAATATCGCCGGTGGGTTTTTGGTGGCTTTTGGCCCCTGAGACGCCCGTATCAGCTTGAAAATAAAGGCAAAAAGAGAGGAAAAAGGACCCCGTCCCCGCCAGACAGGTGCCTGACGAGGACGGGCGGTTTTGGCCCAAAACTGGGTTTTCAGCCCTTGAGCGGGCCCAGCGCGTCGCGGCAGAGCTCGCGGACGACGCCCAGCTGGGTGTGCAGCGGGGTGCCGGGCACCTGCAGCTGGCGCAGGCTGGCCAGCTGCTCGATGGCCCGCTCGAGGCAGTCCACCGAGGGGTGCAGGTCGCGGACGGTGCGGACCAGGGCCATGCGGCCGTGTTCGAGGTAGAAGCTGGCCTCGGCGAGCCTCTCCTCTTCGGGGTGGACCTTGAGCCAGTCGTCGAGCGCGCAGCTTGCGGTGAGCAGGCTCTCGAAGGCCAGGTCCTGCTGGATTTCAAGCTCGGTCATGGGGTGCTCCTTTCGTTGGGATGAGGCTTTCCAGGATTCCGGCGCTGAGAGGCCCGGCAAGGGGTCTCTGGGGGCCTGGAGGTCCTGGGATACCTGCGAGGCAAAACAAAGGCCCTCCTGAGCCACTGAGGCATGCAGGAGGGGCATGTGCGCCCAGGCGATAGCACCCACCCCCGGGCGCAGGATTTGCGGCGGGGGTGGGTGGTTGGGGTTCAGGCCTCGACCTGGTGCTTGCGGGAGAAGGCCGACATGGCCTTCTCGATGAGCCCCTCGGCGGCCTCGCTGAGGCTGTTGCCGCGCTTGACCCAGGCGAGCACCTCGATGCTCTCGGGCTTGAGGCTGTCGAGCCGGTGGATGAGGGTCTCGCTGTAGCTGCCGCGGGCGGGCAGCACCCGGTCGACGCCCGGCTGGTGGAGGATCCAGCCGTCGGCCTCGAAGGCGATGCGGGCGGCCTTGCCGATGCCGGCGTCCGTCAGGCGGTCGAAGACCTCCTTGGAGCCCTTGAGGTTGACGACGACGGACTCGCCGAGGGGGGCGTCGTCCTGGCGCGTGAGGCGGACCAGGCAGGCGCCTGCGCCGTTGTCGAAGCGGGTGGGGTGGGAGATGACGGTGCCGGTGAAACGCATGGGTGAAAAACTCCTTGAGACTAGACGGGGTGGGAATGCAGCTCGTTCGTCAGGGCAAGCCGGACGATCCGATCGACGAGGTCGGGGCAGTGCGAGACGGCGGACTCCGGCGTGAGCCAGGACGCGAGCATCAGCCACTTGGGCAGCTCCACCGGGAGCTCTTCCAGGTCGCGGTTGATGATCACGAGGCCCTCGTTGTCGCGCCAGTCGCGGTGTCCCGACTTGGAGGTGGGACCCTGGTAGTGCGGGCCGAGGATGTGCTCGCGGGCGGCGAGCGCAAACAGGCGGCACACGACCTTGAACTCCTGCGGGTCGAGTGTGCGGGTGGGTTCCTGCCAGAACCGCGCCAGACATTCGACGCGCAGGCTCTGGAAGTTGGTCATCGTTAAAGGCACTTCGTGCGGGGTTGAACCGGGCAATGGTCTGTCCTCCTTGTAAGCCCAACGGGCTTCGCGAGGGACTAGAACATCCAGCCGTTCAGGGTGGGCACGAGCCCGAGGTGGTGCACGAAGAGCGGGAAGACCAGCGTTCCGAAGCTGACCTGCTGGGGCACGCGCAGCTGCCGCAGCCCCATCGCCAGGCAGAAGCCTGCGAGGGTGAGCGCCAGCGCGAGGGCAAACTGACCCGTGAGGGCCAGCTGTCCCAGCGAGAAGAGAAGAATCAAGCCGAACCAGACCAGCCGGGGCACGGCCTGGACAAAGCTGGCGTAGCGATCCTGGATGGCCAGCACCCAGCGACGCGCCAGGTACGCGCTCGCCGCCAGCACCGCGACGGTGCCGACGATGGCGCCGGTCTGCCCGGGCTGCACGAACTGGCCGAGCGCGATCGCCTCGCCGGAGCGGCCCAAGCCCACCCACAGCATCAGCAAGAGCGCCATCCAGTCGTTCATGGCCTCGGCACTGGCCGCCAGCACCAAATAGTCGCCGTCCCCCTCGGTCTGGCTTTGGGCCAGCGAGGCGAGCGAGCCTGCCCCCAGGCCGGCCAGGAAGCCCGTGAGGGCGCCCAGACCGAGACCCAGCGGCACCAGCTCGGCGTTGACCTGCACGGGCTGGGTGCTAACTGGCTGCGAGGCGGGCGCCGCCTGCAGCAGCATGACGGCTGCGGGCAGGGCGAAGAAGCCCGTGAGGATGGGGGCCAGCTGGTGCGCGTTGCCCCGTAGACCGGGGTGGTGCAGCACCAGGTAGCCGAACAGGCCGGCCGCCAGCAGCCCGAAGGCCGTCGCCGCCTTGTTGCGCGCGTGGTGCCACGTGAGCGCCACCCACACGAGCAACATGGTGAAGCCCAGCGGCGCGAGCACGGCCTGGGCGCCTTGCACCAGCGGGAAGCCCACGAGGCTGGCGAGTGCCAGCACCGCGAGCAGCACGCCGGTGGCGAGGCAGGCCCAGTCCGTGGCCCACACCCCCAGCAGCACGGCCGCACGGCCTTGCCCCGAGAGGGCCAGGCGCATGGCGGGGTCGAGCGACGCCAGGTTGTCGGCTCCGGCGGCCGGGTGGTACACCAGGCTCAAACGCTTGGTGTACAGCCCGACGCCCGCGGCCGCGGCGAGGAACGCCGCGATCGCAGGAGCCGGCAAGCCGCTGTGCCACGCGGCCGTGGCCAGCAGGCTCAGCAGCAGGCCGAGGTGCAGCCCCGGCACCAGGCCCAGCGTCAGGCCGAAGCCCACGCCGAGCGCGACGCCGAGCCCGATCACAGCTCGAAGCGGGTCTTCACCCCGCTTTCCACCAGGTAGCCCTGGTGGTAGCCGTTGGGCACCCGCGGGGCCTGCACCCGCAGGCCGTAGGCGGGCACCATCGCCCAGCCGTCGACGACCTCCGCCTGCACCGCTGCGCGGTGCACGACGGGGATCGGCTGGAGGCTGTTGCGCTGGTCGAGGATCAAGAACCGTGGGCCCTGCAGCGTGCCCGTGAACTCGTAGCTCGCCCCCGTCTGGACGGAGACCGGCCCCGCGTCCGCGGACACGTACACCTGCAGGATGAGGCCCTGGCGGGTCTCGAGCGTCAGCACCGGCTGACCGTCCTTGCCAGCGCCCTTCTGCAGCACCTGGCCGTTGACCACCACGCGGGTGTGCAACGGGGTGGACAGCAGGGCCTGGCCGTCGGCGGCCTTGGCCGCGGGGGCGGAAGCTGTAAGGTAGCTCCCGCCCACCGCGAAGACCAGCGCCCCCGCCGGCCACAGCAGGCTGCGCAGGAAGCGGGTCATGCGACGATCTCCTCGACGCCGTCCAGTGCATCGACGCGCTGCATGAAGCTCTTGCGCGCCTTGCGACCGACGGTGTTGCGGAAGTCGTCCAGCCCGACGATGGGCAGCTCCGGCGCGGGCGCGTAGTGGCCCTGAGGGTGCCGGATCAGGTTCAAGACACCGGGCAGCTTGCCCAGACACCCGAGCAGGGCCGCCAGCAGCGTGGCCGTGGCCGTGCTCGAACCCGTGGTCGTGATGAGCGTGTTGGTGTTGCCGCTGAGGTCGGCACCCTGCGCCTTGAGCACGTCGATGACGCGCTCGACCTCGAGGCAGACCTCCGACCAGCTGTTCACATGCACCAGCACATGGTGCACGCGCACCCGGTCGTAGGTCTCCTTGAGCCACTTCTGGGTGGTGCGGCTCAGCGGGTGCCCGAACACGAACACCTGCACGTTGTTGTAGGTTTCGTGGCTCACAGCGGCAGCCTTTCCATGGTGGGCGGTCGGACCGCCGAGAGGGCATCGGCCTGCGCCGCCAGCAACTTCTTGGCGTTGCGCGTGACCTCGTAACCGTCGTAGCCGAAGATCTTTCCGTTCTGGATGTCCGTGCAGTACAGCTCGACGTCGCTGCCCGAGGGCGCGTTGCCGGGAATGCGCACGCGGCGCCCGTCCTCCAGGATGATCTCCATCATCATCTGGGTCTTCACGACGGTGCCAGCCAGACGTTGGTAACCAGGCATGAGTTTCTCCTTTCAAAGGCGACGCCCCGACCGAAGCCGGGGCGCGGGGGAATCGACGCGAGAAAAAAACCTAGAGCGCGCTCTCGAGCCGCAGCCGGTACTGGCGATCGCCTGCGCTGAAGAGCGCGTACGTGCCCGTGGGTGCCTCGAGCACGAGCACCCGCGAACCCTCGGCGATGACCTCGTGGTACTTGGGCACCGGGCCGGGCTTCGGCCGCAAGGCGTCCGCCAGTAGCACGCCGGCCCCGATGGAGCCGACCACGGCCAGCCCCATCAGGATGCGGATTTCATGAAAGTTGGGGTGCCGCATGGCGGTCGAATGGTACGCCATCAGAACACCCTCAGAACCGGCAACACGCCGTCGTTGCGGTCGAGCGCGTCGCGCACGAAGCGGTCCGCGGCCTGCGCCGCGAGCTCGTCCTCGATGGCCTGCTCGATGAGGCCGGGCCGCACGACGTGCCAGTGCTGACGCAGCGTGATCTCGTGGGGGTCGAACATGGGGATTCTCCTTTCAGCAAAAAGGCCCCGCCGCAGCGGGGCCCGGGAACCAGGGAAAGTCAGACGGCGAAGGCCCGCTGGGTGTACTCGGCGTAGCCCAGCCCGTAGGCCTCGGCGTCGACCGCGGGGGGCTGCGCTTCCAGCTGCTGGGCCATCCGCTCGAGCACATGCACAGGCACGGGCTCAACCCGCCGGGCGTTGCGCAGCTTCGCTTCGGTCAGCGAGACGGGGAAGTGCACGAGCAAGACGTCGGCCGGGGCCACGCCCAGCGCCAGCACCTGCTCGATGAGCAGCCGTCGGAAGGTAGGGTCCGCGTTGGTGTCGCTGAGGACGACCTTGCGGCCCGCCTGCAGCCACTCGGCCAGCAGCCGGTCCCGTAGCTTCACCGCCTCGAGCGTCACGCTCTGGTCGGTGGCGTCGCCCGAGAGGTGCAGCCGCAGCAGGTCCAGGTTGAGCTCCCAGTGGCCGTGCTCGTCGCCGAGCCAGTCGGCGAACGTGGACTTGCCACAGGCAGGGATGCCGGTCGTCAGGATGACGCGGGCGTCGTGCATGAGGTGCTCCTTTCAAAGTCAAAGGCCCCGCCGAAGCGAGGCCTTTCGGGTGCGATTGGGTTCAGGAACAGGCGTCGTCCGCGGCGTCCGACAGCTTCTGGCTGCCGAAGCCGCGCAGCCGGGCGGCGGCTGTCGCGAGCTTGAGCTCGAGCCCGGGGTGCGCCTCCAGGTGGTGCTCGAGCCACTGGGCCCGAGCATCCCTGAGTGCGCGGTACTCCGCGAGGGTCTCCTTGAGACCGGGTTGGGCGTCCATGGGGTGCTCCTTTCTAGGGGGTGGGGACGTCGCAGAAGTCGCAGGGCCAGGGGGAATCTGGCGGCAGCGGCTTGCTCTTGGGCAGGGCCAGACGCGTGTGGCAGTCGTTGCAGCTGCCCCAGTGGTTCCCGTGAGCCTTGAGCCACTGCGTGGCCTTCTGGGGTGTGGCCTTTTGGGGTTGGGTCGTCGTCGTCGTCATGGGATGCTCCTTTCTAGCGCAGCACGCGCAGGCGCGGCGGCAGCTCCAATTGGGCGCGGATCTCCGCCACCCAGGTCTTGAGAATGTCCTTGCTGGTCTTGGCCTGCTCGGTGGCGAACTCCCAGTCCGCCTCCCGCAGCAGGTCCTCCAGCATGTCCAGCCGACCCACCACCTCGGGCAGGTCGTGGGCCAGACACATCAGCAGCTGTTCAGGTTTCATGCCAGCTCCTCCACCAGGTGGGTGTCGCGCGGCACGAAGCCGGCGGCATGGAGGATGTTGGCAATCTCCCGGTTGTAGAGGCCCGTGACCTCCCAGGCCGGGACCCAGCTGTCACGACACCAGTTGTCGTCACAGCTGCAGCAGCAGCTGTGCACGGCGAAGCACTGGAGCCCCAGCTCGCGCACCTTGGCGTCCGGCCTTGCGGCCAGGAGCGCGTCGACTTTGGCCCGGTCCTTGAACCGGGCCGTGGCCGTGAGATTCTTGGTCATGAGATGCTCCTTTCAGTGCGCGCCACACTTCGTGCAGCGCGGCTCCCGGGAGGGGTAGACCTCCAGGTGGGGCTCGGCCTCCAGGGCCTTGCCCAGGCAGGGCTCACAGAGGTGAGCCGACCAGGCCGTCGCCCCGATGACGGCCTGGATCTTGGGCGTGGCCGCCACCATGCCCAGGCCGCGGCAGGTGGGGCAGGCCATGGCCAGAAAGCCATGGCACTCGGGGCATAGTTCCGTGCCGTTCATGAGATGCTCCTTTTGGAAGAAAAAGTTGGCGCGTGCGGGGATCGAACCCGCATCTCCTGCCGTCCCGGGGAGCCACCCCGAAACCTTCTGTGCGCTTTGGGTCTGGCGAGACCGCACGCCTGTGACCGCTCCACGCATTCCGGATGATGCGAGGAGTATTTGTCCGGCCAGGAAGCAAGAGCAGGTGTCCGTTGTCCTTTTAGACGAACGCACCGCGTGGGCTTGGGGACAGTTCACGTCGGTCCCCACGACGGCAAAGGCCCGACCGTCAGTTGACGATCAGACCCTTGCAGCCGACGACAGCGCCGTCGGCATCCCGGAGCAGGTCTCCGGGAGAGGCCACGTCCGTCCGGTCAGGCACCGCCTGACGGACCAGAGCTGAGACCACGAAGAGAGTGCCAGCCTGGGGGGCCGGCAGGTCCTGCACCGCCCCGAAGGTGGTGCGGGACAGGGGCACGCCGTCCCAGTTCCCCGCCGGGGAGCTCTGGGAGGCGCAGCGAGCGACCGTGCCCGAGGGGGCGACGGTCTGGGTGTCCCCATTGGGGAGCACCAGGTGCAGGGCGTGTGGCGTCAAGTTGACGAGTGTCATGGGGTGCTCCTTTCTGGCCATCTGGGTTAACCCAGATGGTTATCTGGACGCAAGGGGTCCAGGCAAAAAACTTCAAGGCGGTGGCCCTCGACGGTTGCCGACTCCGTCGAGGGCCCCTGGCCTGTGTCACCAGCGGTGCGGTGCAAGGACTGCGTGCACGCGGGTGGGCTCTCTTTGTTTAGCCTGCGGGCCAGCGCAGGGTGATGCTTTGAGCATTTAGACGTTGCTCAACACGCGTGCACTGCAAGCATCAAGCTGCACGCGCAAGGGGCATGGGAACTCCTGCATCCCTTGTATCCTGCTTAACCTGGAAAGTTCGCCGTCCAGGGGGAGCTATGTTTAGCCTGCGGGCCAGCGCAGGAGGCAATTTAACGTCCCGCCCAGGACACCGGTGCTTGGGCAGCGGAAGGTCTGCGAACCGTTGTTTTACCGGCGTTGTACAGGCAAATCCCTGCACCCCGGTAAGGTGTGTTTCTAACCAGCGCTGTGCAGGCTAATGCCTGACATTCTGGTAGCTTCCCTTTCACCCGCGAGCGGGTGGGTTCCTTTGTCCGTTTAGGGCCTGGACCGGCAGCTATTCTTCTCTCACAGCAAGGAACCGAGCTGTTCGAGGCCATACCCCATGTTGCTTTACTTGCCGATCCGTCCGGGGTGACGGGGGCAAGGGCTCTCTTTGTTTCACCTGCGGGCCAGCGCAGGGGCTGCAGTTTAACGTCCTGCCCAGGACAAAGAGTTCACCGTATGGACTTGAAAAATCCCCCGCCCTTGCGGGCAGGGGGCCCAAGGCCAAGCTACTAGAGCTTGGCCTTGGGAGCGGCCTTGCCGGCGGCTGCCAGCTTGTCCTTGACGTCCGTGGCTTTCGCCAGCCTGGCGGGCTTCGCCGCCGCGGCCAGGCTGGCCACGGCAAGAGGCTGGTGTCCGGCGTACCGGAACAAGTTCTCTTGTCCGGCGACGGGCGTCACCAGGAACCGTGCCGACGTGCCGGTTTGGATGCCGCGGATGCGGCCTTCAGGCACCCCGAGGATCGCGACGCACGAGGCGCCCGTCTCGAAGGGGCGGACCCGGGCGTAGGTGATATTCCGCTCGCCTTCGGTCTTCTTCACATCTTCGGCCATGCCGTCGATGTAGAGAATCCCGTCGACAGGGACGTTGATCTCCTGCGCGACCAAGGTGAGCTCGTCAGCCTGGGAAGCCAGGTTGTTGAGGGTGTCCATCGGAATTACTCCTTTCGTAATCGTTCCACTGCACTCCCCACGAACCAGGGAACCCGGGAATCTGGGAACCAAGGTCACGCGGGGAGTGAGCGGAACTTTTTCCACTGCACTCCTCACGAACCAGGGAACCAGGTAATCTGGGAGCCCGGGAACGAGAGGGAACAGCGGAAACGTTTCCACTGCACGCCCCACGAACTATGGAATCCGGGAATCCGGGAACCAGGGAACGTGAGGGAACAGAGGGAACGGTTCCACTGCACACCTCACGAACTATGGAAGAAGGGGAACAAGGGAACCGGGCGAGTTAGAGGGATAGGCACGCCCCCGCAGGGGCAGGTGGGACGCGGCGGGGTGGGAGTGGTGCGGCCGGACCGGAGAGCGGGACGACGGAGGGCACAGATGTTTCGACCCCTGCGAGAGGGCCTTCATCAGCAGGCTGACGCAACCTGGACATCTGGAAGAAAGACGACCGGCAGGCCCCCGGGTGGGGACCTGCCAGCTGGAATCTAGTAGGGGAAGGTGAGCCGCTCGAAGGCGGCCCAGCGGGCTTTTTCCGCCTCGAACTCGGCCTCCATGGCCGCCATGCAAGCGGCCTCGAAGGCCGCCTCGGCGGCGATCTTGGCCTGCCCTTCCGGGCTCTCGGCCCAGGCGTCCTGCTGCTTTTGCAGCTGGTGCGCCTGGTAGGCCTTCAGAGCAAGGAGAGCAGCCAGGGTGGTGACGTAGAACATAAGATCCTCTTTTCATGCAAAGCGGGCCCCAGGCGATGCCTGGAGCCCTGTGTGTGTGTGCGAGGGGGAGAAGCCCCGACGTGCTGGCTGCACGCCGGGGCTGACCGTTAGCCGAGGTCGGGCTCCTGCCCCATGAGCTGGTCGAGGATGGCCTGAGCCTCCTCGTCAGCCGCGGGGGCGGCGACCGGCTCCTTGGCGGGAGCGGCGGTCGTGGCGGCCGGCACGTAGACCGGCCCCTGGCCCAGGCTGCCGAAGACCTTCTTGAGGTCCGCGGCCTTGTGGGCCTTGGGGGTCTCGGACGTGCCGTACACCCCCTCGCGGGAGACGGCCTTCACGGCCGGGGCCACCCAGCCGTCGGTCCCCTCAGGGACCAGCTCCACCTTGAGGATGGTCACGGGAGCACGCAGCTCCCGGACCGCCCCGTAGGCATGCTCAACGAACTCCCCGCCGAAGCGGGAGTCGTAGCGCTTGTTGTTCACGCCGTAGCGGCTGCGCACCGCCGTGACGCGCAGCTGCGCCCCCGGGTTGCGACCCAGGGCCGCCGCGATCCGGGTGTACGCGCGCTCGTCGAGGTTGCCCTCGATGCCAAAGCGGGCGTGGAGCCCGTCGGCGTAAGCGTGCCCCTGCAGGGGCAAGCCGTGGACCGTGGCGAACGTGTCACCGTCGACGGCCAGAACGTGGCCATACACCATGGGGGAGGAACCCCCGGTCTTGGCCGGACCGATCAGCTCGCCGCCCTGGAGGGCGACGCAGTGACGGCCGGTGTTGGTCTTGGTTCGCCCACCCGGCTTGTGGGCCAGGGTGTACACCACGAGCTCCTCCTGGGCCACGAGGGCCGAGGAGCTGTAGAGGGTGACGGGGCCCGTGGCCGTGGGGGCCTCGGGCATGGTGGCGGCTTCGACGGCCGCCGGGATGCCACCCAGCAGGGTGGCGAGGAAACGGAACATGGGGTCCTCTTTTCTGGACAAACGCCAAAAGGGCCACCTCCTTGCGGAGGTGGCCCTGGCGGTGTGGGTGCTGTGCTACTGGCGCTCGCGTGCCCAGTGTGTGCGACGCAGCCCCCACGGGATGAATGCGGCTTTGGATAGCCTGAAAGCCTAACAGGGGTCGCTTTTAAGGCTGACCAAGCCTCCGGTGGGAGAGCCGCGCTCGCTACGCGAAGAACACGCTGTTGCGCTCGGCCTGCTGGCGTCGCGCGTTGAGCATGCCCCGTTGCGTGTTGAGCGCCCGGAAGACCAGACCGGTCACCAACGGGTCAGACCCGAAGAAGTACCGGACGGCCCGCTCGTCAACGAGGTCCACCAGGGCCACCGGGCCCTCCTCGAAGCCGAACCCCTCGGTGTACGCAGCGACAGCCGCGTCCACCTGGGCTCCGTGACCGAGTTCACCCTTCGACGCATGACGCATCATCTGAGCGATCGGCGCGAAGAAGCCCAAGGTGAGACCCATGAAGGGCTCGTCCTTGAACTTCGGGCTCTCTTTCCCCTTGGCCATGTCCCGCGCGCACACGTGGATGCGACGCGCGATGCGGACGATCTCGGCAGCCTGCTCTGAGAGCTGGTACCCGGTGCAGTCCTCGAAGAGGCGCTGCAGCGCGGAAGTACCCTGATAGCAGGTGTCATCCTGACCGAGCTCGAGCTCCTTGAGTTCCTCCTGCGTGACCACGCAGTAGCGCTCCTCGAGAGGCATCCCGGCACGCTCGACCAGCACGAAGCCGTCATAAGCGAGACGCGGGAGTGCGTCGAAGAACACCTTGGCTTCCGCGGTGTACCCGGCCAGGCCGAGTCCCTCGTAGACCAAACGGCCGCAAGCCACGTGGGCTTCCGCAGCGGCTTCGACAAACGCGGGGTCGGACCCCGTGCAAGCCTTGGCCGCCAGCAGGATGTACAGCGTCAGGTGCTTGAGGGCGTAGCCCTGCCCCACCCGGACCTTGTACTGCAGCTGGATCTCTCGGATCGTGTTGCGCCAGCTCGAGAGGGGAGCCTCGAAGAACTGGAACGCCCCCGGCTTCCCGCTGGGGAGGGTGTCGTAGCTGTGGCTCGCGAAGCCCTTCTTGGCGGCCGCATCCTCAACGAAGTCGAGGAAGGGGAGCGACCCTGCCGCGCGCAACCGGTAGTAGCCGTCCGTGCTGAGCCAGCCCACCGAAGCGAACTGACGGAGCACGTGCCCCTTGAGGAGGCCGGGCACCAGGGCTGCGAACAACTGGTCACCGTCCGCGTCACCCTCGTTGGCGGCATGCCACCACAGGGGGTTCACGGCCCAGAGGCCAACCTTGATCCGAGCGTCGAGGACAACCTGTCCTGCTGCCGGGTAGTACACCGGGCAGCGCTCACTGATAAGGACGTCATCCTCGCGGATTTCGCCCCTGAGCACACGCGGATCGTTGGGGTTGATGCGGATTTCTCCGGGCTTCACCCAGCTCATGGTCGTCACCTTCGTGACGTGAGCCGGGATGGGCCGCAGCATCTTCGCGATGAACCGAGGAGACTCAGCCACGGCGGACGTGAGATGCTTGCGCATCAGGTTGAAGAACCGTTCCGTCCTACGTTGCTGAACTGCCGGAGCGAACGACTTCGCACGCCCGAGGAACCGCACGAAGGCGGCCAACTCCTCGACGTACGAGAACCCGTTGTCGTCTTCGTCCACCGGTCCGATCTCTCGGATGGCGTTGAAGTCGAGGTACAGGTCCTCCTGCCCCTGGTAGCGGAACACGAGGCCGTTCTTGAACGCCTTGGCGAGGCGCCGCAAGATGGCCCGGTCCGTTCCCGTGGTGTCGATGCTCGCGTTCTCGGTGGGATCCACCTCGAACACAGGCACGCCATCCGGGGCCGTGCGCGCGTTGACACAGTTGAGGAGACGCTGCAACGCGAAGCAGCGCTCCTTGTACCGACGACCTTCCGCCGAGGAGAAACGGGGGTCACCCGCCAGCTCGAACGGATCCACACCACCAGCCCACACCAGGAAGTACTCCATGGCGGAGAGCGCCGCGTGGACCGCGGGCAGCTCGATGACGGCTTCGGGCTTTAGATCGCCTGTGTAGTACGCCACCAGCTCCGGGCTGATGGCGGACAGCGCGAGGGTCATCTCCACCGTGAGGTTGGAGCGACCCATCGACAGGTAGATTGGGGTGTTCTCCACCGCGAGCACCACGTCGCCCACGATCGCACGACCCTTCCAGGTCATGGTGTAGACGCCGTTGTCCTCCGAGAACCCGTACGACGGGTTGCCGGAGTGCTCTTGGCGGTAGAGCTCGTACTGGTCGTGGCTGAGGTTGTCGTAGACCACCTCGACCTCCGGCGTTGCCGCCGGGTCCGCCACCAGGCGGTTGACCAGGTCCCGAACTTCCGGCGGGGCTCCGTTGTGCGCGGGACGCACAACCTCAACGCCGTACCGGAAGCACGCCATCTCCAGGATGTTCTCGTGGAGACCCTTCAGCCCTTCCGGGCCGATGAACAGGGTGGCGTCGAGCTCCTTGCTCCGATCCCCCGCGGCGAAGACGCGGAGATGCGGGTTGTTGCGACCGACCGCTTTGACGCCCTCCTTGGCGAACTTCGCCACCTCGGAGGTGTTCTCTTCCCGAGCCGGCACGAGGACCGTGACCGTCTCGGACTTGGCGTCGTAGCGGAACTCGACCTTGGTGGGGTCGGGGGTGCGACGAGCGTTGCGCCGGTTCTTGGCACGCGGGGCGCCTTCGACCGAGAACGCGTACTCGCCTTCCGCGCACTCCGTGGCGATGAAGGTGGAGGCCTTCACCTGGGAGATGGCGGTGTCGGCGTCGAGGCCGGCGACAGGGACCTTGGCCTTGAGGACCACGTCACGGTACGTCGTGATCGTGGCATCCTCGCTCAGGTGTGCCGTGCCGGAGCCGTCGTTGAAGGACACGCAGTCACCGATGATGGCGACGCGCGTCTTCACGCCGTGGAAGCGCACCAGGCTTCCGTCCGAGGTGCGGGTTGCGACCGGGCTGGGGACCACCCCCGACGAGCGCTGACCGTGCTTGAGCACGGCTTCGCAGCTCGCCTTGATGAGGGCGAACCGGTTGACCACCTTCTTGATCTCCGTGGAAGCGGGGACCCGGGTGACGACGGTGAAGTCGTCCCCGTTCTTGGTGATCGCGAAGCCCTTGCCCGCGCAGGCCAACTCGCCGATGGCGACGTTGTCGACCTGGTGGCTCGGGAGCGCCGTAACCGGAGTTTCCTGCCCGTAGCAGTGCTCGAGGATCTCAAGCACGGTGTCGGTCCCGCCGTTGGTGACCTCGAAGCCGAGGGTCTCCGTCGTGGCCTTCACCACCAGCTTGCCAGGCTGGTTGCCGTAGTACTCGCCCACCGCGCCGAGCCGGAGCTCGCCGTGGCCGGGGTCGCCGAACAACTCGGTCAGGAACGCCAGGCGCCCCTTCATCGTGTTGCCCGACTCGCCCGTGAGCGCGTACCAGGTCGCCCAGAAGAGGGCCTTGTAACCCTCGTTGTCGAGCCCCTCGACCCAGTACCCGTTGCGGAGCGGGTTGCCGTTCAGGGTCTTGTCGGCCGGCTGGAAGACCAGCTCGTCGCGACCCCGGCGGACGATCATGGCGACCTTGCCCTTCACGGTGTGCTTCTCGCCGCCCATGAGGGCAAGCATGGCAGCAAACCGCTTCTGGTCGATCACCGAGCGCTCGACGAGCGAACTGACGAACGCCTGCGGGGTGAGAACCCACTTGGCATTCGCTTCGTCCTCCACGTCGAGCACCCCACCGGTACCCGGGAGCACCCACACCTTCGCGTTGCCGCTCAGGTGCTGCGGGTCGAACTGGGGCAGGGACAGCGCCCAGTCACCCCAGTAGCTGTCCACCCCGTCGATGTCGCCGTCGACGAAGACCGGACGATCCACGAGGGGAACGCCGCAGGTCAGTGCCACCACCGCGAGGGCGTAGGTGGCATCGTCGATGTAGTCGACCTCGCCGTTGAGGACGAGCACGTTGTGGGACTCCTTGGGCAGGCGTCCCTTAGCGATCTCCACCACGCTGGCTTTCGTGGTGGAGTTGTAGAAGTCGAACCCGATGCCGACGTCGTCGGACACCTGGTTCAGCACCTCCACGGCCTCGCTCAGGCCGTTGATGTAGAGGTTGTTGGGATTCACGAGGTTCTCCTTTCTTCCGGTCGCCCCGACCGCACGGGTCTGCACCCGCGCGAGGCGAACCAAGGTGGGCACGTAGGCCCGCACCTTGGCGGCCGCCTTCGCCTTGCGGGCGAGGCGGGACCGGATCTGGATGCCACGCGCCAGACCCTTCTGGTGCGTGGACTTCTTGGCCTTGGCCTTGCGGGCCTTGGCCTTCGGGGCCTTCGCCGCCTTGGCCTTGGCCTCGGCGACGACCTTGACGCCCCGCTTGCGCAGAGCGTTGCCCAAGTCCACCAGGACCTGGGCAGCGGTGCCCTTGCGGGCCTTGCGGGCCTTGCGGGCCTTGCGGCGCGCCTTGGCCCGTGTCGTGGCGTCGGCCTTCTCGGCCTTCGCCAGGGCCAGGTCGGCGGCCGGGCAAACTTCGTCTGCCTCGACCGTGATTACCTCGAGGACGTAACCGTCCTCGAAGATCGTCTGCTCGAACATTGGATTCCCTTTCTTTGCGCGGACAAGGAAAGGCCGAACTCCCCGCGCGGAGAACGGCCCTGTGCAGTGGAGAAGCGCAGATGTGGTAGAAGGGCCGGTCTCTCTGCGCGGAGACCGGCCCAGCCGTGAGTGAGGTGAGACCTAGCCCAGGTCGGGCTCGTCAGCCTCAGGGGCTTGCCCCATCAGCTGGTCGAGCAGGGCCTGGGCCTCGGCGTCCGCCGTGGCGTCGGCCGCCGGCGTCACGGCCGGCTCCTGGGTGGGAGCCGCCGTGGCCGCCGTCGGGGTGGGGGTGGGCACAGGAGCCGAAGCCCCCGTGCCCAGGTTGGCGAAGACCTGGGCGAGGTCGGCCGCCCGACGGGCCTGGGCCCGGGTGCCCGTGCCGTAGACCCCCTTGCGGGAGACGGCCTCGACCGTTGGGACGACCCACTCGGGGTGCCCCGGGTAGAGGACCTCGATGCGGATGGGCTCCACCGGGGAGCGCATTTCACGGACACGCCCGTAGACGTACTCCGTGAACTCGCCCCCGAGATCGGGGTTGAACTTCTTGTTGTTCACCCCGTAGGCGCCCCGCAGCGCCGTGATGCGGAGCTGGAACTCCGCCTTGCCCCGGATGGCGCGGGCCAGGGCGTTGTAGGCGCTCTGGCTCAGGTTAAGCTCCACCCCGAAGCGGGCGTAGAGCCCGTCGGGGTAGCTGTGGCCGCGGATGGCCACACCGTGCACGGTGGCACGGGTGTCCCCGTCGATGGCCATGAGGTACCCGTTGAGCATAGGGGAGCTGGTGCTCCCGCCCCGAGAGGGGCCCACGACCATGCCCCCCTCCAGGCCGTGGCACACCCGGCCGGTCGAGGTCCGGCCCTCGCCGGCCTTGCCGGACGAGATGGTGTAGACCACCGTCTCGTCCTGGTCGAACGAGGCGGTGGTGTTGTACACCACCACGGCGCCGCCCACCGGGGTGGCAAGGGTCTCCTCCTGGGCCTCCAGGCAGGCCGTTTCGGGGAGGATGAACTCCCGCAGCGCTGCGAACAGCGCATTTAGTGCGGACATTTTAGATACGCCTTTCCTGCGTCCAAAGACGCGAAAAGGGCCACCTCCTTGCGGAAGTGGCCCTGTGGGGTGGGAAGCCGTGCTGCTGGCGCGCGATGCCCAGCGTGTGCGACGCAGCTTCCCGTGTGATAACGGTGCGCGGATACCGGTCAGGCCGTTCCCTCCGCGCGGAGAACGGCCCGGGTGAGGATCAGCCGAGGAGGTTGGCGACCGCCCGGACGAGGTCCGGGACGCGGCCTCCCACCGCTCGGTAGGGTGCTACGACGAAGCCCCCTGTGCTGCACCGAGGCACAGGGGGTTGGTTGGACCGAATGGGGAAATGCCGGTCTGCATCGAGCCGAGAACCGGGAGGTCTCGACGTCTGCGGGTTGCGCTCGACGGTCGTGTCAGCGCATCGCACCAGGTGCGGAGTCTGGGAACCACCCAGTTAATTCCGAACCGGTCCAGCCGAATGGACCCCACCCCCGGTCTTTTTTCCAGACCGCGATATTGTTTGGGGGAGGGGTATAAGCGAGGACCATAAATAGCCAAAATCCCGCGACCTAAAGTTTCAGACCCAGGTTTTCTAGACTAAGCGCCCTCAATGCCCTTGGGGCTTTACGCCTACCAAAGCTTTACGCTCAGCCAAAATCCCGAGACCTGAAGTTTCAGACCCAGGTTTTCTAGCCTCAGAGGCCCAGCCACCCCCACAGCTCTTGGAGGCCTCACGCCCAAATCTGGGTTAACCCAGATTTCTTAACCTTGGCCACCTGCCTCACGCCCAAATCTGGGTTAACCCAGATTTCTTAACCTTCGAGGCCTCACGCCGACCGGGTCCATCCCCCTCTTACGCCCTGAAAGCCTGACGCCTGCACGCTTCACGCCTGTCGCGAGGCGTAAGGTAAAAGTTTTTACCTTGTTGGCGGCCGGCCTTGCCCAGAATCGTCCCCGGCTCCAAAACCCCGGGGGCTAACGCACCGGCAGGCAGGGCTGCGACAGGCGGGGACCATGGCGGTGCCAGGCCCTGAAAGCCGCACGTCGCCCAGCTTTGGCCTGCGAGGCTCTGCGATGCTCGAAGCACGCCTGGGCCAGCCCCGGCAAGCCCCCGACGCGCGAGGTAGCAAGACCCATGTCCAAGCCCCGGAAAGGTCGTAGCCACGGTCCTGGCGATTTCAACGGCCTGCCACCCAACCAGGCTTACGCTCCCTCCACGCGGCTCATCCTCGACCCCACCAAGCTCACCTACCGGCCCTACAAGAACAAGATTGAGAGCCAGGCCGACGCCTACCGCCAGGTGATGGCCAACGACCTGACCTTCTTGGTGGGCCCGGCGGGCACGGGCAAGACCTTCTTGGCAGCAGCGATCGCGATGGAGCTGCTGGCCGCCGGGGCCATCGACAGCATCGTCGCGGCCCGTCCGGCCGTCGAGGCCGGAGACGGCATCGGCTTTCTCAAAGGCGACCTCAACGAGAAGATGGGGCCCTTCGTCAGGCCCATCCTCGACAGCCTGGGCTACTTCGTCGGCAAGGAGATGCTGACGGTGCTGCAGCAGCAGGGCACGGTCGAGGTCACCTCGATGACCTACCTGCGGGGCCGCACCTTCAACCGCGCGGTGGTGATCCTCGACGAGATGCAGAACGCCAGCCCCGAGCAGCTCAAGCTGGCGCTGACGCGGGCGGGCGAGGACTGCAAGGTCATCGTCACGATGGACCCCTCTCAGATCGACCTGCCGTACGACAAGCCCTCGGCCGTCGACGACCTCGAGCGCTTTGTGAAGGTGCCGAGCATCGGCTTCGTGCAGCTCTCCATGCGGGACGTCGTGCGCTCCAAGCTCGTGCGCACGGTGCTGCAGGTGTACGAGGAGCGTTAGATGCCGGCGCCCAACCCCAACAAGACCCAGCTGAACCTGTTCGTCTCGACGGCCGAGGCGGAGCTTTTCCGGGAGCTCGGCCGGCGCATGGGCTACGGCCAGCGGCCCAGCCCCTTGCTCGGCATCTTGCTCAAGCTGGCGCTTGGCGAGTTCAAGGGCTGGCTCAAGTGGCTCAAGTGGCTGCGGGGCCAAGACGCCAGCTTGATGGCCAGCCGGGAGCAAATTTTTTTCGCGCGGGAGCTGGCTAGCTACCTTGTAGAGTGGGCCGGGGCCGCGGAGCGTGCACATGGCCAGACGGGAGATTAGCTACTTCTACTGCCCGGGCTGCGACTACCTGGGGTCGGCCGCCTCGTACTACTACGAGGTGGTCTGCCCGGCGTGCGAGAAGGTCTCGCTGGACGGCGAGTGGGTGGCGCTGGCCTGCACGCAGTGCACCTACACCTGCACGGTGTTTCAGCCGGGCGGGAACTACGTCATCTACGAGCACTGCGAGCTGCCGATGATCCGGGAGCGCAAGCTGCCGGGTGCGGACGCCGGGCCCTGAGGCCGGCGGGGGTCAGAACGGCTCGGTCGGCAGGTCCGCCTCGGCGGCGTACGCCTCGAAGTTGATGCCGCTGACGTAGGTGTCCTGGTCGCCCTCCACGAGGCTGCCGAACGCCTCGAAGCCGTGCTCGTCGTCGAAGCTGGCCCAGCTGACCTGCCAGACGGTCTGGTCGATGTACTCCCCGGCCTCGTCCACGAGCTCGAGCGTGCCCGTGACGCTGATGCCCGCCTCCTCTTCCGCGACGAACTCGTCGCCCGCCTGGATCTCGTCGGCGTTGTCGGGCAAGAAGCCGGCCACGCCCAGCATCATCTGCTCCATGGGGTTGACGGGGCCGATGTTGAACGCGCGCTGCAGCAGGCCTTGGGCCAACAAGCCCGCCACGGTGCCGCCCACCGCGCCGCCGATTGCGCCGCCCGTGCCGCCTGCGAAGCGGACCTTGTTGCGCAGGTGCCGCTGGGTGCGCAGGCTGTGGCGCTCGTCTTCGGGGTTGAAAACGCTGTCGGCGAGCTGGCTTGCCGCCATGGTGCCGAGCTGGGCCCCGCCGATGCCGCCCACCAGGGCTGCGGTCAGCATCGCCGTCTCGCCGAGCTTTTCTTTTTCTTCCTTGTTCGAGCGGTTGATCTGCCGGTACATCGTGGAGGGCTTGCTGAAGGCCAGCGTGGCGGCCAACATGCTGCCGAGGCCCTCCATGGTGTCCTGCTCCGCGGCCATGGCGGGAGGTGCGAACATCATGGCGGCCCCGAAGCCCATCACGGTGCCGAGGCCGACGTTGAAGATCGCGTTGTTGGCGTGCGGGTTGCTGAGCGCCGCGTCCAGCACCTGGGCCGTGCGGTGCTGCTGCTGGGCGCTGGTCTGCCCCGCGGCCTGCTGGGCTGCGGCCTGCTTCTCCTGGTAGCCCTGCGCCAGGTGGTCCATGGCCCCCGTGAAGCCCAGCAGGTTCTGCGTCTGCTGCAGGCGCTGAATCTCGTGCGCCTGGTTGTTCTTCTCCAGGTGCTCGTGCAAGGCCCCGGTGTGATGCGACAGCCGGTCGAAAAGCTGGCGGTCGCTGAGCTGGTCGAGGTCGCCGGCGTTGCCTTGGTTGATGGCCGCGAGGTTGGCCACGGCGAAGCGCCGTGCCTGCTGACGCTCGCCGGCATCCACCCGGCGCTCCTCGGCCCCGCTGCGGTAAATGGCTGCCTGCAAGTCCGTGCCCTGGGTGCGGACGATGCCGTAGATGCGCGCGAGGCTGTCGCCGTAGGCGCTGGCCCCCGTCACCTCGCGGCCGACGCTGCGCAGGCGTTCTTGCGCCTCGGGCAGCTCCAGGTGGTCAACGTCCTGGAACAGGTTCTTCATGCCGGCTTCCACGGCGTCCGCATCGACGAACTTGCCGCGGGCCGCGATGGCGTAGAAGCCCAGCGCGCGCTCCTGCAGGCCCATGGTGGCCGAGAGCTGGTTGACCTCGTTGACGTCTCCGCTGGTGATGCCCCGGCGGTAGGTGCTGAGCGTTTCTTGCACGCCACGCGCCGACAGCGCCATCTCGATGGCCAGGTTGGTCTGACGGCCGACGATCCGGTCGAGGTAGCTGTCGGTCTGGGTCTTGATGAAGGTCTTGCGCTCTTCGGCGTCCATGCCTGCAAGCTGGTCTTCTTTCAGGTTGATGAGCTGCAGGCCTGTGCCGTTCTTGAAGGCGGCCTCGACCGTTCCGCTGTGGTAGTCCCGGACGGCGGTGGAAACCTCGTCGTAGACGGCCTCCCACGTCATGTCGCGCGGCACGTCGGCGTTGGCCTCCAGCGTCCTCACGCCCAGGTTGACCAGACGCTCGAGCCAGCTGGGGCGCGCCGTTGCGTCCGGCGCGAGCTGGGCTTCGGCTTCGGGGCTGGCGCCCACGGGCGTGGCGGTTGGCGGCTCCGCGGTGAGCGCGATGCGGTGGGCGATCGCGTCGGCGTCCACGCGTTCGTTGAGCATCGTCTGGCCGGTCGAGAGGATCGAGAGCCAGTTGAGGCCCTTCATGCGCGGCCGCTCGAAGATGCGGTTGATGGAGCGCACGACGATGGTGTCGCGGTTGGCGCCCTGGAGCAGCGTGCGCAGCATGCCGAGCTCCTGGGCGCCGCCGTCCTTGGGCTTGATGGCCTCGCGGGCCATCTGCTGGAGCATCAGGATGGTGCCTTGGCGCAGGTCGCGGGCCTCGCCGGCCACCTCCTGCGAGAGCCCGCGGGCCATGTCACTGGCGTAGCCCATGTCCGAGGCGAGCTGCATCGTGTACGAGAACTCGAAGGCCTTCGAGATGACCTGGCTGCTGGCGAACGAGGTCTGCACGAAGTAGCCGACCAGCACGTTGTAGTTCAGCGTGCCGCCGTCCTTGAAGGAGGTGTCGTTGACGGTGGCGCTGGCCTTTTTCAGGGCCTTCTCGAACTCGGCCACGGACGCGGCGAAGGCCTTCGAGCCCACCTCCCGGCGGAAGAAGCTCTGGTACACCTCGCGGGCGTTGCGGCCCTCGTGCCGCGCGTCGAGGCTGTACTCCAGGAACTTGTTGTGGGTCTCGCGCATCTCGGCCACGTACTGGTTGAGGCTCTCGGCGAGGTTGGTGGCCTGTTTCTCGCGGTCGCTGAAGGCGGCGAACTGCGCGGCCTCCGCGGAGCCCTCGCCGAAGAGCGTGGCGCCCAGCTGCCGGGCGTCAGGGATGGCCATGCGCGCGGCCTGCAGGCTGCTGTAGGGGGCGTTGGGCAGCTTGAGCACCTCGGCCTCGGCGCGCTGCACCAGCCGGAAGAAGTGCTCGCGGTCCTGCTCGAGGCTGCCCGTGGCTCCTGGCAGGTCCGAGAAGAACCGCTCGGGCGCAAAGGCCTCCGTAAGGCTGGTGTAGTGGCGCGCGAAACTCCAGGCCTGCTCGGCTGCTCCCATGCGCATGCGCTTCTCGACGTCCTGGTAAACCCGGGCGTCCTCCTCGCTCATCGGCGCGCCCGAGAGGGCCAGCGTGCGCAGGCGGGTGTAGTCCGCCAGGTTGAAGATGGAGCCGGTGTCGCCGTCGAAGTCGCCGAGGAAGAAGCCCATCGCGCCCAGGTTGAAGAACACGCCGCGGGTGGAGAGCGCCTCGTCGATGCGGATGTTGGGGTTGCGCTGGTTGAGCTCGCTCTGGCGCGCCACCCGGCTGTAGAGCACGGCGTCGGGACCGACCGGGGCGCCCGCGCGCTGCATGCCCCCGCGCATGAAGATGGCCCGGACCGTCTCGTTGCTGTCGACCAGGGCGCCCAGCACGCTCTGCAGCACCTGCTGCACCGACGTGCGGCCTTGACCCTGACGTGCCTGGCGCAGCTGCTGTATACCAGCCGTCAGTCGGTTCTTCTGGTTGCGCAGACCTTGCAAGTGGTCGCGCACGCGCTGCTCCTCGCGTTGAATCTGTTCGTAGCGCTCCTGGTCCGCTTGGTTGAAGATGCCTCGGGCCTGCTGAGCCGCCACTGCATCGGGTGGTGACACGGGGTTGCCGAGGAGCTGGCTGTCAGGACTCATGGTTGGCTTTAGGGTGACCCCGTAGGCTTTAAGGTGTTCTTGGCCGACCGCGGTGTCTTGACGCGCCAGGTGAAGCTGCTTGCTGTCTGCTGTAAGGGGCACATCTGCAGCGCCCAGCAACCGGTCTTGCAGCGTTTCTTGCAGCGTCTCGACTTCTCGGAAGTCGCCGAGCAGCACGTCGGGGCTGTTGCCGCTCAGCTCGGCCAGGTCCGTCAGGCGGTCGAAAACCTCTTCGGTCACGTCGCTCAAAGCGGTTTGCCGTCCTTCGAGCAAGCGGTTGCGCATGGCGCGCAGCTGGTCCTGGTAGCCCGCATCCAGCGCTTTCTTTTCTTGTTCGAAGCGTTGCTGCTCGCGGCTGCGCAGGGCCGCATGCTGCATGTCCGCCGCTCGGCGCACCACGCCGAAGTCCTGGTCGATGATGCCGCGGGCCTCTGCGCTGAGCGACTTGTAGGCGGCGTGTCGCGCGCGGGCGTCGTCGCGCAGGGCCGTCAACGCCTCGCGCTCGGCCCGCAAGGCGTCAGCCCCTGACGCCTGCAGGTCTTTCATGCCGTGCAGCCGAACGGAGCCGCGCATCAACAGGTCGTGCGCGCGTCGCTTGCGTGCAAGCCAGGCAGACATCTTTTCCGTGCGGGCCAGCTCGAGGTCGGCCAGCGAGGCCTCGATGTCGTTGAGGGTGTCGCGCTGTTCCCGGCTGAGGTTAGTGGCCTGGAGCTCATCGAGGGTTACCCTCTCGGCGCGGCTGCGTTGCTGCGCTTCGCGGGCGTCGAGCTCGCTGCTGCGGGTGCGCACACGGCCGAGCGCATCGCGCAGCTGCGCGGCGCTGGCGGGTGTCTGGCGGCCGTGCAGCTCGCGCAGCGGCTGCAGCATCTTATGCCGTGCGGTGCTGAGACGGCTGGTAATTTTTTGCTGCTCCGCCAGCCGCAGCAACCGGCTGCGGTCCCGGCGCAGCGAGGTTTCTTCCGCCGAAGGTTGCATGCGAACTGCAATGCGGTCACGCAGTCGCACCAGCCGCTCTTGAGACAGCTGAGTGGCGTAGATGACCTTGGAGCGGCCGACCTGCACACGTGTCAACTCGTTGACCTGTGCTTCGAGTGCTGTCAAAGGCTCCAGCTCGCTGGCGTAGAAGTCGTTGGCATCTGCCTCCAGCGCAGACAGACGGCTTTCGTAGGCCGTGTTGAGCGCGCGCAGCTGCGCCTGGTAGGCCTGACGCCCCTGCTGCTGCTTTGCGCGGTGCTCTGCATGCAGCTGTGTCTGGGCTTTGTTGTAACCCACCAGCTGTCGAGCTGCGCGCATGGCCTTGCGTTCGAGCTGTTTTTTTTCCGCTCGCCACTCTGCGGCAATACCGCCTTCGCCGTAGATGCTTTGGCGGTACAGATCCATCTCCAGCGTTAGCTGGTCGCGCTGCAGTGACAGTTCGTCGATTTGTTCTTGGTACGCGTTCTCGGCCGTAAAGCCTTGTTCGAACTGGTCCAGCAGCATCTGCTGCAAGCCGTTCACCGCGCCGTGCAGCTCGCGGTTGACGCCGCTCAAGAGCAAGCCGAGCGCCTGGGCCGTGGCCTGACGTCGGCTGAGCGTTTCACCGCGCTGCGCGGCTGCTTCGCGCAAAAGTGTCACGTTGGCCTCGACGCTCGCCGTCATTTCGCTGACGGCTTCCGTGCGCATCACCTGGTAAGCCCGCTCCGAGACGACCATCGTGCCCAGCTCGACCTCCGGCAGCGTGCCGATGACCATGTTGGTGCCCGGCAGCGCCAGCATGCCGCCGATGAGCTTCTGCAGGCCCGAGGTCATCGCCAGGCGCTGAGCTTCGCGCAGCTTGCCCACCGTGCTCATCAGCTCGTCGTAGACGTCGCTGTCGTGCTCGCTCATGGTGCTCATGAACACCTGGCCCTGCCGCTGGATGCCGCCCAAGCGCCCGAGCAGCTGGCCCGCCTTGGCCTGCAGCTGGATGACGTCGTGCGCGAAGTCCTCGAAGGCACCCAGGCTCATGAGGTGCTCGCGCGACAGGAACTGCACAGGCGTGTAGCTCACCTGCTGCCCGCCTCGGTTGCGCGGATCCACGTTCGGCAGCAGGAGCGTCTGCGTGCGCACCCCGGCCTCGATCTCGGCCGTCAGCGTGCGCGTCGTGAGCGAAGACTCCGCCGAGCCCACGCTCTTGTAGGCCCACTTGCGGTCCGCGTCCGGCGCGCTCTCGTCGCCCCGCAGCGCTGCGATGGCGCCGCGCAGCTTGGCGTGAACCTCGTCGATTTCTTGCGTCAGACCTTGCAGACGGCCCATGCGCTCGGCTTGCTCTTCGGCGCTTACACCCATCAGGCCGAGCATGGAGCGGCCCTGCTCCTGTGCCACGAGGGCCGCTTCGCGACGGTTGTGCAAGGCTTCGGCTTCGATGCGGTTTTGCAGATCCTGCAGCGCCACGTACGGGTCCACCTGGCGTCCGCCGTGCTGGATCATCAAGCCGGGCACGTAGTCGGAGAAGATCTGCGGCCCTTCGGCGAAGCGCATGTCGCCGGCCGCCCCCAGCAGGCCGTGGGCCATCAGGCCCTCGAACGCCGCCATCTTGCCTTGCATCGCCTCCGAGCGCGCCATCATGTCGTAGAGGGCCTGCGTCGTGCTCGAGCGGTGGTACGCCAGCAGGTTCACCCGGTTGCGGCTCGACATCGGCGTCGTCAGGGCGCTCGCGCTGCTGGTGAACGACAGGTACATCGTGCCGAACACCAGCTGGTCGGGCAGCTGCTCGCGCATCAAGCGCCCGGCGCCGTCGCGCGCCTCCAGCGCGCCCATCTGCACCTCGTCGAAGAGCTGGTGCCCCTTCGGTGACTGCGACAGCTTGTCCAGGCGCGTGAGCGAGAAGCTGGCGTGCAAGCCGAAAGCCAACATGGCCGCGGCTGCGTGCCGGCGCCGACCGAAGCCGCGCAGGCTGATCAGGTTGTTGGGGCTGTCGGCCAGGTAATCGGCCGTGCGGTCCAGCACGCGCTCGAAGGCGTCGAAGTCGGCGTCCGTGAAGTTCTCCTTGCCCAGCGACTCGCCCACGGCCTCCAGCTCCCGGCGCACCGTGCGGTTTTGCACGCCCGAAGCCAGCTTGTTGATGACGGTCTGCATCTGGCGCAGCGGGGCCAGGCCCTCGCTGTGCGCCTTGCGCAAGTAGGCCAGCTGGGTCTTGTACATGCCCGTCTCGAGCATCTCGATGCCCGTCTCGACAAAGACCTGACCGGTCTTCAGCGTGCCCATGCCAAAGACGATGTTGAAGTCCTGCATGTTGAGGCCAGTGTACACGCCGCCCGGCATGTCGCCGTACATGGCCCGGGCCAGTCGGTCGATGCCCTGGAAGAAGCGCGACTCGCGCAGGGCCATCACGAAGGGCACCTTGGCGCCGAGCAGGTTGCGCGAGCCCGACGTGATGCGCTCCATCGGCACGCCCGTCAGCGTGAACTCCCAGCCCGAGGAGGTGCGCACGAGGCCGCTGCCTTCCTTGGACAGGTCGAGCAGCACGCCGGCCGTCTCCTTGCCGGCAAGCCCCAGGTCGAGCTGCTGGAGCATGTGCATGCCGGTGTCGCCGATGCGGTGCCCGGCCAGGTCCAGCTTGGCCTCCAGCGCGTCGAGGGCCTGGGCGTTGAGGAAGTACCGGTCGCCGCTCAGGCGGTGCACGCCGCTGTCGGCGGTGTCGGCCAGACCGGCGAGCTGCTCGTGCAAGAGCCGGCCCATGTCGGTGGGAATGGCGGTGCTGCTCGTGATCTTGACGGTTTTGCGGAACGACTCGTTGCCCAGGTACAGGTGCTCGAAGGCATCACCCATCAAGTAGGCGTTCTGGTCGCCAGAGAAGCCCGGCACGGCGTAGCCGCGGAAGCGGATGACGGGCTTGCGGTCGGCGGCGCGCACGCGGTTGCCCACGAAGCGGCTGAGCCCCACGAGCCCGCGCTCACGCGGGTCGTCCGTGCCCATCAGCTGCAGCAGCTCCTGCTCGACGACGGGTGTCAAATTGCGCGTCGAGATGATGTTCTGCAGCCGCTGGGGCAGCTGGGCCAGCTTGCCGATCGGCATGAGGAACATGAAGTCGTCGTTTTGCTGGTCGAAGTCCGCCACAGGCAAGGTGTTGAGCATCTCGACGTCGTACATGCGGGCCGTCTTGGCGTCGCCGTAGCGGTTGAAGCGAGACAGCCCGCTCGCCGTGAACAGGTAGTTGCGTCCGCCGAGGTCGGCCCGCGTGAGCTCGCCCGCCAGGATCTTGTCGAGGGTCTCGGCGTTGAGGTCGATGCTGCTGTTGAGGTCGAGCAGGCCGTTGGAGCCCACGCGCATCAGCAGCTGGGCGTACTGCTTGGCGGCGTAGGCGGGGGTGCCGGGCTCGAGGCCCGCGAAGTTCTTGAAGCGGCCCTTGGTGAACTCGCGGATGGTGAAGCGCAGCCGGCCCATCTCGTAGGGGTTGCGCAGGATCTGCTGGGCCATGTCGGTGCCCACGAGGTCGACCAGCGCGTTGAGGTAGCCCTGGGTCTGGGCCTGAGCCGCGGCGATGCCGGCCACCAGCACTTCGAGGCCCGAGGCCGTCCGGGCGTCGCCGACCAGCGGATCGTCCGACGTGGCCCAGCCGACGCCCCGCACGGAGTTGACGAACTTGGAGAGCTGCGGCACGTACAGGTCCGTCGTGCTGCGCCCAAAGCCCCGCGAGACCGCTTCTTGGGTCGGGCGGTAGGCCGTAAGATCCATGATCTTGCCAAGATCAATGTGGAGTGCGCCAACTCCTTCTCCCAGTCGGAAGGTGCCGCCCACCTTAAAGCTGAGATGGTTGTCGTCAGCTTTGTTCAAGTTTACGGAGCTGGCGTGGTAGCTTGTCAGACCGTACTCTGTTCGCAGCCTGGCCAGTTCTTGCTGTACGGCGCTGTCTAGTGTTTGTGTGCCTGTTGCAAGTGTACGGGTCAAGCTTGAAACTTTAACAAGCCGCTCCAGCATTCGAACGCTTTCCTGGTAGGGGATGTACTCGCCTTCCGGCAGAAGAGCGCCGATGTTGCGAATAGGTCCGTCGTACTCCGTTTCCATGTAGCGGCCTTGAAGCTGGTTGTCGTCCAGGTTCATGGTGCTGGGAATAAAAACGCCGGCCTGACCAGGCGCTTCGAACACAGAGGCTTTAATGTGCACCAAGCTGCTGACGTTTTGTACAACCGTAAGTTTTCCGGCAACAGGAGTGGGAGAGTCTGCTAGGCGTTGCTGCAAGGCGTCCAAGTTGTGCTTTGGTTCAGTGGCGTGGATAAGCCGGGGTCCACCCTCTTGCCCAAACTCCCAGCGCGAGCCGTGCAGCAGTGTGACGTCCGCTCCGCGTCTAACTGCTGCTTCTATTTCGTTGCTGATGTCTTGACCAAAGTTGTAGCTGACCAAAATCGCGCGACCACCTTGACCCAGCTGCTGCAGCATCTGTCTATGCGCTGCTGCTACGCCACTGCCCGACAAGATTCGGCTGGCGCCTGTTTTTTGCAAGCCAGTAAACTGATCCATAAGCTGGCTGCCCATAAGATTTTGCGCGTTTCTTAGGGCTTGCCGTATATCTTCAGTCTTGGTGAGGTCCAGTGCGGCCGAGACACGTTGGTCTAAAATCAGCTTTTCGACGAGGTCTGTTTCACCCGACTGCACCCACCGCTGCATGCCCTGTAGCTGCTCGTGCATGCTAAGCCAGACCGCGCCGTCGCTAAACGTCTCGGCTGAAAACATGACGCTGCTTTCGAAGTTTGCCCCCATTGAAACCAAGGAGTTATCCCGCCGAACGCCGCCACCGAGTGCGGCCATGGTTGCGTTGGCAGAGGTCAGCAGTGCACGCGCTGTCCGAGGATCTTGCATGTCTCCTAAAGCAAACTTGTAGTGGTCCGTCATCCCGGACGGCGCCGTGCTGTAGTTTTTAAACTGACTCCAAACACCACGCGCAAAAGCTTGACCACGTTCGTTGAAAGCTGCATTGGTTCTAACCGTAACCTGAACATTCCGGTCTTGCGCTTCAAGTGCTCCAGCGGCAAGTGCGGGATGCTCTGCCATGAACAGTCCAAGATACGCATCTGTCTGAGCGCCTTGCAGAATGTTCATGTACCGGTGCAGGTGACCGTCAAATGCCAAGCCGGAGCGCATGGTTGGCACAACAGAGCCTGGCAGATGGCGCTGCATAAGGTCCGCTTTGACAGCTTCCGGAGTCCAGGCGTTGCGGTTGGCCTGCAGCACCGTTCTGTCGAGCTGCCGACGCCAGCTCTGCAGGTCCATGTAAGCGTCCACGCCCAGGTCGCGGGTTCCAAACGCGCCTGTGACCTGCATGCCATCCGCGCTGAGCGACAGGCCCTCGCGTCGCAAGAGGCGCTGCTCGATCTGCCCGACCGAGAGGTTGCCGACCTCCTTGAACCAGTCCGCCCGACCCGGGTCGGGGCCGTCGGGCCGGCTCAGGCGCGACTCGGCCAGCAGCTGCTGGCCCAAGCGGTCGGACTCGGACTCCGAGAGCGACTCGAGCGAGCGCTCGTTGTCCTGCAGGCCGTCGTCGAGCAGGCTCTGGTGGCCCAGGGCGTCGTAGAGCCCGCGCTCGAGGAAGCGCAGGCTCGGGTTCTGGTCGGGCTGCAGGCGGTCGCGACCCAAGGGGTTCATGGCCCTGTTGTAGCAAGGCGGCGCCACCCTTTTCTGGGCTGTCTGGATGCGCCCAGAATTGCCCTGTGGCCTCACTCGACAATGGCTTCGAAAGTTACCCCGGCATCCGCCCTGGCAATTCGTGAGCTTGGGCGTTCCTGGGTGGAGATCCCCCGTGAGAACCCAGAAGGAGCCTTCGCGCGCCATGTCCAAAGCCGAAGTCAGCAAGCCCGACGCCCACACCACCAGCTTCAAGCTTCCCGGTGGGGTCGTGATCGAGGCGCGTAAGCCGACCAACCGCATCCGTCGCCTGCTCGTCGAGCAGCCCGAGGAGCAGATCCGCTTCATGCTGGAGACCATCGCCGCGGCCTGCATCAAGCGGATGGTGGTGCCGGCCGGCTACGCCGAGGAGTTCCCGGACGAGCAGGTCCTCGAGTTCGCCGAAGACGACATGCAGACGCCCTGGAAGCGTTTCGATGACCTGTGCCTGATGGACGTGCAGGCCTACACCAGCGCCTTCGAGCTGCTCAACATGCCCACCAAGGCGATGGTCGAGGCGATCGTCGACGAGATCAAGAAGCGGAAAGCGGGAAAGGCGTAATCGCCTGGCAGCTGGCCATGAACCTGGAGCTCTGGGCCCAGCTCAACTTGCTGGGCCACGTCAGCTACTCGGAGTACCTGGCCATGACGCCGGAAGAGGCGCAGGCCCTCTACCGGGCGCTCGGCGCCGCGGTCCAGAAGGCCAAGCAGGAACAGCAAGCCCTTGCAGGATTTGAAGCACACGCGAAGAGGTATGAGAACCTCACGGGGCCGAGCCAGCAATTCCCCGGCTTCTGACGGGGAGAAGGCTTTCTGGGCCTTCTTGCAGCGCCGCGGCGTCAGCGCGAACTCGTGCGTGGAGTACCTGCAGATCTGGCGGCGGGTGGCGAGCCGGCTCTTCGTCGACGAGCGCCCGCTGCCGCCGCCTGAGAACTTCGCCCACCGCGTGAGCAACTACCTGCACGACCTGCTGCTCGAGAACAAGAGCGGCACGACCATCCGCAACCACCTCATCGCCTGCCGCTACTTCTACCGGGCCAACGGCCACGAGACCCTGCTCGACAGCGTGCGCCCGCCGCTGCGCGTGCGCAAGGACCTCACACGGGCCGTGCTCGACGCCGAGGTCACGGCGCTCTTCGCGGCCCTCGAGCAGCACGCCAAGGCGGCCGTGGGGCCCTACCGCGTGCTGCTGCTCACGGGCATGCGGCTCTCCGAGCTGGTGGATCTCGCCTTCACGCTCGACGACCTGCGCGCCCAGCGCCTGCTGGTGCGCACGGCCACGGGCGAGAAGCGGGTGGTCTACATCGGCAAGCAAGCTGCGGCTTTGCTCGTCGAGCTGCGGCGCAAGCGCAAGCTGCCCAAGGGCGAGACGGGCCGGCTCTACCTCAACCGCTGCCTGCGCGAGACCGTCGTGCGGGCGGGCTTGCCGGACGTCACGCCCAGCCGGCTGCGCATGACCTATGCCTGCCGCATGATCCAGGCCGGGTTCGACCTGGAGTTCGTGGCGAAGAACCTGGGGTTGAACCCCGCGAGCAAGGAGAGCCGCAAGCGGCTCAAAGAAGTGTACCTGGACTACTTGGAGCGGAGTGCCGCCGATGGCTAGACGTCGCAAGCCCGTGGATCGCGTGCCGTACGGCTCGAAGGCGCTGGTGGGGTCAACCCTCACCCGCGGGGCGCAGCACACGCGCGGCAACTACTACGACAGCCCCGAGCGGGGCTATCTGCAGGACTACGAGGGCGTCTACCGCAACGACCCCTACGTGCACACCTGCCTCAACTTCATCGCCGACACCATGATCGCGAGCCTGGGGGCCTACCTCCACGAGGACCCCCGCGCCGTCGCCTACGTGGCGGAGCTCGACATGCGCATGGAGGGCACCTTGCGCCAGGCCCTTTGGGAGCTCATCGTCTCGAGCCTGTGGTCGGGCTTCGGCGTGTCCGAGAAGCTCTACTACGCGGAGGGCAACCGCATCTGGCTGCAGGCGCTGGTCAACTACCACCCCATCAGCCTCTACGTCGTGCCCGACAAGGCGGGGCGCCTCACGGAGAACAAGGCGGACGCCGCGCACCAGCTCATCCGCAAGACGGGCATCTGGCAGCGGCTGCCCATGAACGGCGTGTTCAAGAGCCCGCTCGACCGCAAGGCCCTGGTCAACGTCAGCGGCACGGCCGTCGAGTACGTGCGGCTGCCGATGAAGAAGCTGGTCTACGTGCACCACGGCGGGCGCCACGGCAACCACATGGGCGAGAGCCGCCTGGCCTCGGTCTGGCAGCGCATCGAGATGCTCTACGAGACCTGGAAGAACCTCATGATCACCACCGAGCGCTACGGCAGCCCCCAGGTGGCCGCCATCGTGCCGCGGGCCACGACCGCCGAGGTCGTGAACCTGCCGGGCGGAGGCTCGGCCTTCAAGAGCCTGGCGCAGAAGGTGGCCGAGCAGATGGGGCAGCTCTCCGTCTCCAACGGGCTGGTGATCGAGGAACCGGTGGGCCTGCCGGGCGACCCGAAGGTGCGCATCCAGAACATCAGCAGCTTCAACAACTTCGCCGAGGCGTTCCACCAGACCATCGCCAAGCTTTACCGCGACATCATGGTGGGGCTGGGCGTGCCGCCGCTGCTGTTCCTGGAGCACGACGGGGGGCTTTCGGCCGGCACCATCGCCAAGGTGCACGCCGAGACCTACAAGCAGCTCATCGTGAGCCTGCACAAGGACTTCGTGGAGCCCTTCACCCAGCAGCTGCTCGGCGATCTGCTCTACCTCAACTTCGGGCTGGAAGACCCCGGCAAGTTCGCCTTCAAGCCCTTCGACATCTCCGCGGCCGACACCATCATGAAGACCTTCGCGCTGGCCAACGAGCAGGGCGTGCTGGATTTCTCCATCGCCGAGGACCTGCAGATGGCCCGCGCCCAGCTCGGCTTCGACCAGGCCTCGGAGGACACGATGGCGGCGCGCCTGCGCAACAACAAGAGCCTTATGGAGGCCAAGCGCCGCCACGACGTCGACAAGGTCAAGATCGCGGAGATCCGGCACGACGCGACCATCGCCCAGGCCGAGATCATGGCGGCCCAGCAAGACGAGAGCTCCCAGCGCGCGGCCGACACCCAGCTGGCCGTCGCCCAGCTCAAGCTCAAGGAGCAGGCCAAAAAGCAGAAGGCCGACGCCGACGCGGCCCGCGAGGCTCGCATCCGGGCGGAGAGCCAGGACAACCAGCCGCCGGACTACTACGCCAACCAGGACCCCAACGACAAGCTGGCAAAGCAGGCCAAACGCGCCTAACCGGCCCAGCTAGCCAACTTCCCCAGAAAGCCAGAACACGTCCGTGTTAGCTTGGCTTCCGGTGCGATGCCGGAGGAAGTCCCGTGCTGGAGTTCTGGACGCTGTGGTCGATGCGTGCGCAGCTCAAGGCGGCCGCCCGGTGCGAGCGCGTGCTGCTGCTCGAGGTCTACGAGGACCTGGTCTACGCGCGGGTGCTGGGCGTGCACGGCGCCACCTTCACCTTCGAGGTGCTCGACGACGACGAGGAGACCTGGACGGGCACCTACGTCTACCCCATCGCGGCCGTGACGCGCATCTGCGTCGACAACGTCGAGCGGGTCCGCGAGCGGCTGCTGCGGAACCCGGAAAACAGCGACCTGCTTTGATCCTGGCCCGGTTGCCCAGAAAGCCCGGCGGCGTTTTGCTAGCGTGAAAGCATGCTCAGCAAGCTCCTCAAGCTTCCGGTGGCGAAGCGCGGCTCCTGGTTTCACGAAACCCTGGGCGTCATCAGCTTCAGCCAGGCGGACCTCGACGACATCCAGCGCAACTTCGAGCGCAACGCCCGGGGTTACGAGCCCTACGTGCGCTACGGCCACCACGAGCGCGGGCCGGGCGTGTTCCAGGGCGAGCGCGCGCTGGCCTACTGCGTGCACATGGAGCAGGAAGGCGAGATCCTCTGGGGCTACTTCAAGCCCATCACGGCCGAGGTGCTCGATGAGATCGCGCAGGGACACTACCGCTACAGCTCGGCCGAGTTCTTGAAGAACGCCCGCGATCGCGAGACCAACGCCCCGCTCGGTCGGCTGCTGCTGGGCGTGGCCCTGACCAACGCGCCGTCCGTGCCCTGGTTGCCCAGAAACCTCGTGGTGCAAGCGGATAACTTGGCAATTAGCCTGAGCGACGACCTCGAGCCGCTGGCGTTCCCCATCGAGCTGGAAACCCTTGCCATGATGAAGGACCCCGAAGACCTGCAAGCGCCTCCGCCGGCCGCGGCCGACGAGACGCCCGAGCCGGAGCAGCTGGCCGAGCCGGAGCAGCTGGCCGAGATGCCCGCCCCCGAGGCCGAGGAGCAGCCCAACATGCTGGTTCGCACGCTGAACCAGCTCGCGCAGTTCATGCAGCGCATCGAGAACGTGCTGTCGAAGCAAGGAGAGCCTGCCCAGATGTCCGACGAACCGATGAAGCAGCCGGAGGCAGAGGCCCCCGAAGCCGCACAGCCCGCGCCCGAGGCCCCCGCGGCCGAGGAGCAGTACGCCGAGCAGCCCGAGGCCCCGGCCCCGGAAGCGGAGCCGCAGACGCCCGAGGCCCCCGAGGCCGAGGCGCAAGAAGAGGAACTGGAAGAGGCCGCCGAGGCCGACGCCGAGCTGCAGGCCAAGCTGATGGCCGCCGAAGCCGCGCTCAAGGCCGCGCAAGACGCGCTGGCCGAGAAGGCCGCCGAGGCCCAGAAGCTGGAGCAGGCCTACAAGGAGCGCGAGTTCGCGCTGATGCTCTCGGATCGCGTCAAGGCCGTCGTGTCGCAGGGCGTGCCCCCGGCCGCCGCCGAGAAGGCCTCGCAGCTCATCCAGGCCCTGCACCGTCAGGCCGACACCCTGATGCTCTCGGACAAGCAAGTGAGCCTCGTCGACGCCGTCTTCGAGCTGCTGGCGGATCACCCGGGCAAGGTCAGCTTCGAGCAGGCCGGCACGGTGGAAGTCACCGAACCCCTTTCCGTTAACCCCTGGTTGAAGCGGACCGAAGGCCTCAAGGCCCAGGCCGCTGCTAAGTAGTAGCCGCCGCAGGCGCTTCGAGGAGACCGCACACCATGAGTCTGACCAACTACACCCCGCCGTTTGGCATCCTGGAGCTCGGCCACACCTACCTGACGGAGTTCGCGCTGGAAATCCAGCAGATCCAGTCGGTGGACCCGCTGGTCGAGTTCCTGCCCCAGCGTGCCGTCCAGGAGAAGGACGTGCGCGTGGAGTGGACGGAAGAAGAGCTGCGCCTGATGGGCGTGGTCAAGCCCGGCATGCCCAACAAGCTGAACACCTTCGCCAAGGCCAAGGAGTTCACCTTCAAGCCGGCCCACTTCCGCCGCGGTGACTTCATCGACATGGAGATCATCAACCACCTGCGTCAGCCCGGCCAGATGCAGAAGGAGTACGGCATGGACCTCGTCCAGAACCGGCTCATGAACCTCATCGACCAGGCCAACCTGATGATGGCGATGCTGCGCGCCCAGCTGATGTCGGGCGGCATCAACTACCAGGACCAGGAGTCGGGCGTCTCCATCGTCGCCAACTCCGGCATCCCTGCTGGCAACCTCTACACCATCGGCGCGGGCGCCATGGCCGGCTCCACCAAGTGGCACGACGTCGCCAACGCCAAGATCGTCGATGACGTGCAGCGCCTCGTCTACATGATGACGCTCGAAGGCAAGAACGCCCCCACCCACGCGGTGGTCGGCGCGGCCATGCTCGAGATGATCAGCCGCAACGCCCAGGTCCGCCAGTTCCTGCCCGGGAACACCAGCGGCCTGTACTCGACCGGCTTGGTCACCTGGGGTCCGGACGGCAAGGTCGACACGATCGCGGGCGTGAAGTTCGTCGTGCACAAGATGCTGATGGACGACTACGTCGCGGGCAACCTCACGCGCCAGTTCATGTGGCCCGTGAACAAGATCGCCTTCTTCGCGGCGCGCCACCCCTCGCTGCCCACCCAGCGCCTCGGCTACTCCGTGGTCACCCGCGGCGAGCATCCGAACGGCCTCCAGGGCGGCACGGGCATCTTCGTCCGCACGGGCGAGGTCCGTGAGGACAACCTCCTCGATCCCACCCTGCCCCCCGGCCTCACGATGCAGGTCGGCATGTCGGGCCTGCCGGTGCTGTACAAGCCCTGGTGGGTGCACCTCGTCACCGCCTGCGACAAGGCCGACCTGACGGGCGTGCTCGGCTCCAAGTACATCGTCTAGTCCCCCAGCGTGACCTCTTGTGCGGGGAGGGCGACCTCCCCGCCGCTTCAAGGAGAAGCTCGATATGTACCCGATCAACGGTAACGCCCACGTGGGGCTCGACGACGGCCTTTACGCCGGGATGATGGTCGCCAAGGGCTCGGGCGACAACAACATCGTGGTCCAGGCGGGTCTCGCCATCGTCGGCGGGGAGCGCTTCGAGCGCAAGCCGGCCGAAGCCGCCGTCGACATCGCCGTGCCCGCCGTGGCCGGCCTGTACCAGGTCTTCCTGAACGCCCCGGGCGCCAAGGATGCCGCCGGCAACGCCCTGGCCCGCATCACCGTGGGTTCCCAGGAAGCCGACACCGAGCGCCGGGCCATCAACGGCTCCGTCGCCGTCCGGGAGGGGCGCTCGCTCCTGCTGGCCGAGGTCCTCGTCGGGGCCGACACCAAGGTGGCTGCGGCCGACATCGACAACGCCGTCCGCCTGAAGGCCGGCGCCGGTTCCAAGCGTCGCACCCGCCGGGTGGCGAACCAGTAAAGGAGTGAACCATGGCAATCCTGCGTGTGGTGTTTCCTCACACCTCCGCTGACGGGGAGCGTTTCCTCGCCGGTGACCTCCGGGAGCTTCCGGATCACCAGGTCGAGGACGCGCTGCGGCCGGACCTCGAGGTGGGTTTTCCCGTGATGGCGCTCGACCCGACCATCTGGGAGCCCGCCCCCGAGCCCGGCGTGCCGCAAGGCCCACCGATGCCGGTCGAGGAGCTGCCCGTCGTCCTCGACGACGCACCTGCGCAGGAGGAGCCTGCGGCCGACGCCGAAGAGGGCGAGAAGCCCGCCCGGCGCGGCCGGCGCTGAATCCCGCTGCCCGGGGTCGCCTGCAAGGGGGACCCCGGGTTTTGCTTGAGACCCGTTCGTGAGCTTCGATCTCTCCACGCTGCGCCCGATGGTGCGGTCCTTGTCCGAGCTGCTGCTCGATGCCACCGACGCCGAGATCGACGCCGGCGTCAACCTGCATGCGGGCCCGCGCGTGCGGCTCTACATCCTGACGGCCACCGACGGCGCCAACGCCCACATCTTCTACACGACGGTCAAGGAGCTGACGGAGAACGCCAGCTCGGACCAGGCCGAAGACCTGGTCGACGACCTGATGCTGCAGCCCTCCGTGGCCCCGGCCCTCACGCGCATCGTGGCCGCCCTGGTGGCGCACTGGCTGCTGCTCTCCAAGTACGCCGTGCTCGACAGCCAGCAGAAGGCCGCGAGCTTCCTCGAGAAGCAGGCCATGGCCGACCTCGACCGGCTGGTGCGCTCGCCCGTGCTCAAGACCGCCGTCGCGGACGTCCTGCAAGGTCAGACGGCCCAGGCGCAGGCCGCGGCCCCGATGACGCTGTACCTGGCGCTCGACGGCGACGACGCCACGCTGGATTCCACCGACCGCACCCTCGCGCCGCAGTCGGGCGCCACCCAGGCGGGCCGCATCCGGCTGGTTATCAACGGCCAGGAGCTGATGGCGGCCATCGCCGCGGGCGACACACCGATTGCGGTTGCCAGCAAGCTGCTCACCGGGTTCGAGAGCCTGCCCGAGGGCGATCGCCCCAACTGCAACCTCGCGGTGGCCGAGCGCAGCCTGTGGCCGGGCAAGGTCTGGCGCACGCACCCCGACTTTCCCGACGGCACGGGCGTCACACTGGTCACGAGCGGGGCGGGCCTGACGCTGCTGCCGCGCCAGTACGACGCCGCCCAGGACCTGCTGGTGGCGACTGTCTACCTGGAGCACCTGGACGGCGGCGTCTGGAAGCCCGGCGTGGCAGGGCTGCTCTACGGCGTGAGCGGCCAGCTGCTGCGGCTGACGCGCTCGGGCCCCCATGCCATCGCGGCGGACCTTCAGCAGGGCAAGACCACCAGCCTGACGGACAGCACCAGCACCAAGCCCGTCTCGGACGCGTTCTTCTTCCAGGTGACGGCGCCGGACGGCCTCACCACCGTCCCGGGCAGCCTCACGTACCGCGTCAACGAGCTGTCCGAGCAGACCCTGGCCATCCCCGCGGGCGCCAACGCGACGGATCTGGCCCACATGCTGGCCGTGCACATGGCGGGGCTCGTGGGGACGCAGCGCGTGCTCGGGGCCGTGCGTCCCAGCGCCGTCATCACCCGCCAGGGCTCGCCCGAGAACAGCCCTGCGCTGGAGATCGTGGCCTACGCGCTCGAGAGCAGCGTGACGCAGTTCGTCATGACCATCGTCGACGTGCCCGGTGAGGTGGTCTTCGCCGTCGTGCAGCGCAGCACCTTCACGGAGCCTGTCTGGGATGACGCTCCCAAGAGCGTCGTCATCAAGGCGACGGTCAACAAGCCGACCTCCAGCGCCGCTCCCGGCACGCCGGCGCAGCAGCAAGGCGACGCCCGGGTGTCGACCTACGAGCCGAGCCCGCGGCTGCGGTCGATGCTCGAGAAGTGGGGCAAGTTCGGCCGATGATTCCCTTCTTGACGGTCGACGAGGTCATCGAGCGCGCGATCCTGATGATCGCGAACCACCCGCTGTTCCGCGACCCCATTGTGCTCAACGAAGAGAGCAAGCCGATCCGCATCAACCACATCCGCGACTTCGACGGCTTCATCTCCAACCCCAACGGCCTGACGCTCAGCATCTTCCCCTACAGCTACCAGGGCGCCTCCAACGAGTCGATTGCCTCGCAGAACGCCGCGCTGGTCTACGAGCCCTACACCCTGGGCGGCGCCACCGAGGGCTTCGACCGCTGCCGGCTTTCGCTGGTGGTCAAGCTCCAGGCCCAGGGCACGCAGCGCAGCAAGATGGACCTTGAGCCGCCGCCCAACAAGGTCGTGATCGAGCGCAGCAAGCAGGAACGGGCGCTGCACCGTTGGCTGACCATCCTGCGGGCAATCTTGCTCACTAATCCCGTCGGGAATCTGGCAGGCTTGGTGAAGAACTCGACGGTGAACTGGGGCAGCTTCCGGACCTCCACCTGGAACGCCAGCCCCGGCTCCACCAAGGGGGGCGAGAACCTGGTCTTCCACCAGGCCGCGCTGCTCTGGCAAATCGAGCTCTACGCCCCACGCAACTGGCGGGAGATTCCGCAACGCATCGCGCTTCCCAACACGAGCCCGACGAGCAGCTGGCTGTACGTCGGGGTGCGCACCCGGGACTGCTTCCCCATCTACTGGGACACCTTCTCCGGCTTCCTGGTCACCCTCGAGGGCTTTCCGCTGCGGACCACGCCGCAAGGGCTGACCGTTACCTACAACCCCGACACCAAGCAGCTCACCAAGCTGGACGGCACCCCGCTGACGAACGCCGAAAAGCAGGATACGACGCAGACCCCCGCCAAGGTGTGGATCGACCAGAACCTCCTGATCGTCGGCGTGCTCGCAGGCAACCAGAACCTGTTCTTCAACCAGACGACGAACCAGCTGCAGACCTGCACCGGCACGATCGTCACCCAGCTCCCGGACGGCACCCCCGTCACCTACGACCCCGGCACAGGAACCATCAAGAACCCGACGACGGGTGCGCCCCTTTCCCCATCCGCAGAGCTGCTGCCGCTCAAGGCAGGCCTGGTCAACATCTACGACGCCAACGCCCTGGAGCTCAGGGACACCTTTGAAATCTGACACGGAGGACTTGGTTCTATGGCTTTCCAGCTGTTCCCCAGCTTCAGCTTCTTCGAGGGCAACGTGGGCCCTCGGCCCGTGCGGCCGGCCACCGTCGATCGGGTGGCGCTGGCCGGGGTGTTCCGCTACGGGCCCGCGGGCGTGACGGTGGCGGACGCCAACGACGCCCTGAAGCTCTTCGGGGCCGACACCTCCGTGGGCTCCGTGCACATGCAGGCCGTGCTCGACCAGGGCGTCAACGACATCTTGATCTCGCGCGTGCTGCCCGCCGCCCGCAAGGCCAAGGTCACGTTGCAGCTCGTCGGCACCGCCGCGGGGGACGGCAGCATCGGCGTCGAGTACGCGGTCGCGGGCGGCGTCGCCACGACCCTGGTCTCGGACACCGACTTCACGGGCAAGACAGCCAGCGAGATCGTCGCAGACCTGGTGGCCCTCGTCGCCGACACCGACGGTCTGCCCTTCACGGCGGCCGTGGGCACCGCTTCCGGCACGACGGGCAGCATCGTCTTCACCGCCGCCGAGGCGGGTGATGCCGGCAACGACATCGTGGTGGGCCTCTCGGTCTCGGGCCACACGGGCCTGACGGTGCCGGCCGACGCCGAGCTGGAAGGCGGCTTCGATGCGCCCCAGTCGGCCCAGGTCACCCTCCAGGCCAAGGTCGGCGGTGTGCTCACCGACGTGCTGCGCCTGGTCGAGCTCTCGCCCGGCACGGCCGCCAACGGCAACACCAAGGTCGAGGTCGTGCGCTCGCTCGACGCCGACAAGTTCTCCTTGATCCTCACCAACGCCGAGCGCGGCATCACCGAGACCTTCTCGGAGCTCTCGCTGGCTGACGTCTACGACGAGGACAAGTTCGCGCCGCTGCGCTCCTCCATGCTCGCCCGGGGTGTGGTCCTCGACGAGGCCGGCCAGGAGTTCACGGAAGGCGTCTTCAGCTTCACGGGCGGCCACGACGGCGACCCCACGCTCACGACCGAGGACTTCATCCGCGCCATCGACGCCTACAAGGCCATCCAGGCCACCTTTATCATCTGCCCGGGCCTCAAGCCCGACGGCGTCGACCAGTGGGCGCTCAACGCCACGCTGGTCGCCCAGGCCGAGGCGGGCGATGCCGAGATGGGCGAGATGGTGGGCCTGCGCCAGGCCATCCTCTCCGCGCCGCGCGGCACCACCCAGGCGGACCTGCCGGGCCTGCGGGCGGCCTCCCGCATCCCCGACTCGCAGCGCACGGTCATGGTGGTGGGCTGGGGCTCCAGCGCCCGCCAGACCAAAGCGCGCCGCTTCTCGGTGGATCCGGCGGCCCTCTACGCCGGCCACTGCGTCGTGACGCCGGCGCACATCTCCACGGCGGCCCGCACCAGCTCGCCCACCATCAAGGGCATCACCGAGCTCGACACCCCGGCCACCGTCAGCGCCTGGAACGACATCACGCGCTACCGCTGCGAGGCCCTCATCGCGGACCCCGTCTCGGGCGCGTTCCACTGCCTGAATGGCCGCACGACGGCCAGCGACCCGGCCTGGTACTGGAACTGCGTGCGGCGCATCTACGACACCATCCGCACGGACATCTTCTTCAACTTCCAGTTCACCAAGTCCGAGCCGAGCAACGCGGCGCTGGATGCCACCATCCAGCAGGGCATCGACGCCTACCTGGGCAACCGGGTGGCCAACCGCCAGCTGGCGGGCTACGACCCCACGGTCTCGAACGACTCCAACAACCCGCCGGCGGTCCGGGCGTCCGGTCAGCGCTACGTCGACATCTTCATCGAGCCGCTGTACCCGAACGACAAGACCCAGTTCAACATCAACCGCGTGCTGCGTGCCAGCATCCGGCTGGCTTAAGGAGGGCTGAGTCGTGACGTTTGTTCCCAACGACGAAAGTTACTATCGGGACCCCTACCAGGGTTACGACATCAACGTTGAGGTTCAGTCGATTCCTGGCGGCAGCGATACCGAAAAAACCCGGCTGGAAGGCTCGTTTACGGGCTTCATGTGTCGTATTGTGAACCAGACTGAAGCCTACCTGCCTCTCAACCAGCGCATCCCGCGCATGCTGGACGGTGAGGTAATCGTGGCCTGGTCGCTGGAACAAGGCGTGGTCAATCAGCAGTGGGTCAAGGCAACCTACGGTGAGAAGTTTGCAACCGCCATGCAGCAAGGACGTCAGCAAAACGTAATTCCACGTCAACGTCGGTTCCATATTTTTATGAAAACCATGTCCGGTCACATTGACACCAAAGACCTGGGAGAGGCGACGTTTGCCAACGATGGAGATGACAAGGCCACGGGAGGTTCTCTGAAAAAGCTCGACATCCAGCTTCACTACTGCCGCGTGGATACAGGCAGCTTCGGGGTTGTGGCAGGTCGCCGCGTGGCTGCGTCGTCGTGGCAAGGCACCGCGCAGTCCTTGTCTGCAAAGTCCTCCTAGTTTTAAGACGTGCGTACAAGCGCTGAGGTGTAAAGATGTCTGTCAATGTTCTGCGCGATCCGTTGCAAGGCTACGACCTAAAGGTCACGGTGGTTGAACCTGCAGACGGCACGGCTTCGGGCGCGGGTGCTCGGCTGCTTGGCTCTTTTAACACGTTTATGTGGCGCCTGGTTAACCAGACCGAGGCCTACATCTCACTGAATCAGCGCATCCCACGAATGCTGGACGGCGAAGTGTTGGTGGTCTGGTCCCTGGACCAGGGACTGGTCAACATGGACGTGGTGTCTCGTACGTTTGGCAAGCCTTTTGCAGACAGCTTTGGGGATACAGACGCTCGCAAAACCCTGCAACCGAGGCAAAAGCGCTTTAACTTGGTGTGCCAGGCCAACATGGCAGACTTTACGCCGGGTGAAGCAGGTTTCCGAGAAGAAGGTAGCGGCGTTTCTCTAACGCGTATTGAGCTAAAGATGGCTCGTGTCGACACGCTGACTTTTGGCGTCGCCCCTGGCCGCGCAGTGGCTGCAAACTCTTGGCAGGGTACAGCTGAAGGCGTGGATGATACACCGGCCAAGGCCACGCAAAGCAATGCCGGCACACAGGGAGACATTGAGTCTAACTTGGCCTAGTAAAAGCTTTCCGCAACAAGGGTGGTGGCAGGGGCCGGTCTGGGTTAACCCAGATCGGTCTTTGCTTCGGGTGCGGTGCGCTGTGCCTAGAATCCGCCCAGGTTCCTCGTCTTTACTGGTGGCATGACCGCGGACACCACCAGCTTCAACCCCGCTTTGGGGATGCAGCACGCCCATGCCACGCCCGTGTGCCGGGTGCTGGTGTGGAGCCTGACCTCGGTGGTCAAGCCCGAGGGCATGAGCCGCGCCGAGCAGCTCGACAAGCTGCTCAAGAGCGACAGCTACAAGCAGCTCGCCGGCCTGCCGAAGTTCACGCCAGGCGGGGGGTTTGCCACGGGCGAGACCACCTGGCCCTACGCCATCCTGGGCCGGGAGGCCTTTGCGTACTACAACTCGGAAGGCTTGCGGCTCAAGAACGCGCAGGGCACTTCGACGGCGATGCCCATCCAGTGGGCCGTGCTCAACGCCCGCGTCAACCTCACCCGACAGTGGAACTGCTCGTCGGCGTCGTTCCAGATTGCCCACCCCATCACGAACACCGAAGACCTCCACATCCCCCCGATCCTGCCCAACGACGTCGTCGCCATCGAGATGGGTTACATCGACAGCCCGCTGGTGCGCGTGGCCAACCCCGATGGCTCGACCAACTACAAGAACTTCTCGGGCGACGTGGTGTTCTTCGGCTGCGTGGACAGCATTGCGGAGCGCGGCGGCAGCGGCGAGAGCGACGGCGTCGTCTTCACCGTGAAGTGCCGCGACATGATGCGCTATTTGAACGACAACAAGATGCGCGGCAGCCTGAACCCGGAAGGCGTCTACGCCGAGAACCGGGCGTTCCTGGTGCGTGACCTCATCTACCGGGGCGCGGCCATCGACCCGGTGCAGTTCGTCGGAGACCGCAAAGCCCCGGGTGACAAGCCCGAACCACGGGAAGCCGAGCGGGACGCCAAAACCCGGTTCACAGTCAGCGCCACGTTCGGGCAGGAGAACTGCTACGTCAAGCTCGGGCTCATCGAGAAGAGCAGCCGTCGCGAGCAGGTGGTGCCTGACGTGCGGGGCAAGACGCCCGTGGGCATGCTCATCGTCGACAAGTTCCCGCTGCAACTCATCAAACACTACAGCCTCATGGAGGACTACCCGCGCGAGGTCTTCGCGGACCACCGCACGGGCGTCATTCACTGGATGGCCCGGCGCACCGACGGGCGCAGGCTGTTCAGCACCAGCCCGCAGATGTCGGCCACCCGGCAGTACTTCTACCGCTACCCGACGGACCGGGCCAACATCCTTAACTACACCTCCGAGTGGTCGACGCACGCCACCATCACGCATTTCATGCTGACGAACCCGCGCAGCGACGGCGCCAGCCACCAGCCGATGGACATCGTGACGGAGACGCCGTACGCCATCCTCCGCGATCCCCAAACGGGGCGGTATTTGCGCCCGCTCTCGCGCACGCGCTTCGTCTACGACGAGACCATCACGAACGAGGCCCTGGAGCTCAAGCGCTACGAGAGCGTGCTGGGCGCGTTGTACTTCACGCTGGGGCGGGCCATCGAGGTCACGACGATCGTGGTGCCGGGCGACCCCACGCTCACCATCGGGGAGGCCGTGCAGGTCTTCAACACGGGCTACTTCGGCCGGCGCTTCGACAGCAAGGGGCAGAACACCCAGGGCGGCGACGCCACAAAAATCGCGCCCAAGGGCATCTACGACGACCTCGAAGCCAACCACGAAGGCATCCACCGCATCGAGGCCGTGCAGCACATGTTCGCCGTGGGCGGCGTCAAGCGCGGCTACGTGAGCGTGGTGCTGTGCGGGCCCATCGACCTGGACGGCAGCACGGATAACGGCGTCAACCGCGTGATCCGCACCGAGGTGGAGTTCAACGCCATCCGGAACCAGTGTCTGACTGCAACAGAGCTTGACATCAACTACGTGCCTGTCAAGGGTTAGGCGGTTTCCATGAACCTCGACAACATCTTCCACGAGCTCTACGACCCGCTCCGGCAGAACGCCACCTACACGCTGGCGGGCAAGGTCGACGAGATGCCCTTCACGGAGGTCATCGCGAAGGAGTACGACCCTATCACGAACACCACCAAGGTGTTGCCGATCGCAAGCGGCGGGGGCGACCTCCTCGAGGTGCGCAACCAGGTCCACTACGCGGGCGACATGCCGGGCACGGGCGAGATCTTCGCCATCGTGCCCGAGGAGCGCTACAAGGTTGCCTTCGTGGACGGCTATCGCACCGGAATGTACAGCTGCGGGGAGATCACGGGCACGACCTACAGCTACACGAGCAAGCACCCGCCCGCCTACGCCCCGTTCCAGCAGCAGGGGGTGGGGCGGTTGGTGGTGGATCCGCGCAGGCCAGCGGGCTGGTTCAAGGGGCGCCAGGACCCCGACCAGCGCCCCATGCTGGGCAACGCCAGCTACACCAACAACAACTCCGAGGTCTACACCACCTACATCGGCTCGCGGGATGTGGACGACCAGAGCCACCAGCACATCGAGCGCAACGGCACCAACATGTCTTACGCGGAGGAGATGATGCGCGAGGCGGTGCTGGGGCTGAAGAACGCCATGGCGTTGCTGGAGCAGGGCTGACGATGTCGGAGTGTCGCCCTGAGAGCCTGGAAGAGGCCTTCAAGAAGCGCCCGACGCCGCCGCCGGCTCCGTCTGGTGAAGCGCCGGGCGACGCGCCGCCGCAGGAGCGGGTGCCTCCTGACATGCTGCGCGACCCCGAGGTGCCCGGCTCGATCGCGGCCACGGAAAAGCTCGTGGCAGACTTGCAGGCCGAGCTCGACACGCTGAGGGGCAAAGCCGTCATCGAGGCTGCCCTGGCGGAGACCAGCGAGCGGCTGCGGCAGCTGACGAACATTGAAGAGCGCCTGCTTGCAGCCAAAGCCGAGGCCGAGGCGCGCAAGGCAGAAGTGGAAAGGGGAATGCAAGGCTTCCGGCAGGGGCTGCCGGTGCCGTTGCGGTCGGAGGGTTACGCCAACTTGCAAACCTGGGTTGGCACGATCAACCGGCTGACCTCGGGGATCGCCACGATCCGCGACCTCAAGGACGGCTTGTCCTTTGTGCGCACGAACCTGCAGGTCCTGAGGGTTTCCAAAGAGAACGTCGCCATGCTGGATGGCATCGCCAAGGTCGGGGCTTTTGCGCTGGCAGCCAGGTCCGGGAACTACGCCGGCGCGACGGCGCTGGTCGCCAGTATTTTGATTGGCGAGGAAGGCATCGAGCAGGTCTCGAAGGTCTACAACAACATCGAAAGCTTCAGCCGCCGGCTTGAGGCGGGCGTCGGCGTGGAAGACCTCATCGGCGGGCTCGAGAGCCTGTTTCCGGGCAACGAGGTCAGCAAGGCGCTGGCTGCCTGGAAAACTTCTTTTGACGCCAGCTCGGCGGTGTTCAACACCGCAAGCTACTGGCTCAACGAGGTGTCGAAGTGGGTCGGGTTCGCGCAGGCCTTCTTGCTTGCGGTCTGCAAGCTGATGGAAGCCTACAAGCAGCTTTTCAAGAACCTTCAATGGCTCATGATGAACCTGGACGCGCTGCTTGCGACCCTGGTGCTCAACCTGATTCCCAAGCAGGTGGTGTTCAAGCTGCCCAACCAGCCCGGGCTGTTCTTGCGCGCCGTGGACGGCTTGCGTTCCCGGCTGGCGGGCTTCAGCGGCGTGTTCAAGTGCTTCACGGACGTGTTCGGGCTGAGCGACCCCAAGCAGGCCAACCCGACAGAGAGTCTTGAATCTTTCGAGCAGATGTATCAGGAGGCCGTGCAGAAGATGACCAAGGCCATCTCGGACACGGCCATGGACGCCCTGGGGGCGACGCCGGAGGAGAAGGCCACCGGCAACCCCATGAACGTGATCCGCAACAACTGGATTCGTCACACGGGCCTCAACAAGGTGGCGCCCACGCCGCCAGTCGTCATGCCGGACGAGGGTGCGATTCTCTCGAACCTCAACACCGTCATCTCCAGCGTGGGCTACGTCGCCGGTTTTTTGTCGGGCTTCTTCAAGCCGGGCGTGGGCGACGTGCAGCCGGAAGACATGGCCATGGAGGCGATCGGGGCGGACGGCAAGCCCGTGGCCGTGCACCCCCACCCGGCCAACAGCATCCGCAACCAGGTCGCGAACGCCACCAACGTGCTCAGCCTGGCCCGCGCCGGGGCAGAGCGCGCCAAGCAGGCGGGCCAGGTGGCCGAGCTCCTGCGCCAGCGCGCCCGCAAAGAGGTCACCAACGCGGAGCTGTGTGCCGGGCTCGTCAGCCGGGCAGGGCAGACGGCGCTGTCCGTGAACATGCTGCGCGACAGCAGCCTCGAGGGGCTCACGCTCGCCGCGGCGGACTGGTTCGCTTGCGAGGCCAACGGCAAGCAGCTGCCGCCGACGCCTGACGGCATTCCGCAGGGGCTCAAGCAACCCACCGAGGCCGAGCTGCGGCAGATGTACGGCAACATCCCGGCCACCGCGGCGACGCTGCCGTTCAGCCCGGCCGACCTTATGAAGCGCTGGAACAAGGACCTGGAAAAAGACGCCAGCTACAACACGGAGAAAGCTTACGATCAGCTCGTGGATCGCCTGGTCCGGCCCGGCATGACAGCTTCGCACATCGCCACGGTGAAGAACCTGGCGCTCATGGGCAGCGCCAAAGCGTTGCCGGACCTTCCAATTTTGCTGCTGCTGGAAAACGACAGCGAGGTTGTGCAGTGGGAGCGTTTCAAGGCCGTTTACCGCGAGCTGGATGCCGCTGACCGGCACGTGCACCAGGCAGTCTACGACAAGGCCAACACCCAGGGCCTGTTGGCCGACTCGGCGTTCACCTTTCTGGCCGAGGGCCTGCGGTCGCTCGAGGGCTTCACCCTGCTCGAGGGCACGCAGAACTTCCTGCGCCACGACTACCGCAACGACCTGCTGCCCTTCGACCGCTGGACGCGCTCGGCCGCCAAGGTCAACAAGCAGGTCGCCCGGCCGCAGGGGCTCACGCCGAAGGAGACGGTCGCGGCCGAGGCCTCGGCCCGCTTCTGGGAGACCTACAAGGCCGACATCGGCACCTTGCCGGGGTTTATCATGTTGCTGCGCACGCGGGCCGACGAGTACGGCGGGCCAGCGGGTTACGAGCTCTTCACCCTGATGGCTGCCGTGTTGATGCTCAAACGCATCGAGGCGCTGTACCAGGCTGATACGCCCGGCACCGACGCGGCGTTTCTGGAAGGAGAGGTCCAGGCGCTGGCTCGCACCGGGCAGGGCTTCATGAAGCACGTGACGCACTCGAGCACCCTGGATGAGATCTTCCGGGTGCTGGCGGAGGAACGCTGATGGCGCCCAGTGACGGCAAGGCCCGCGCGCTCGCGCGGGCGCACCGCAAGCAGGCAGCGAACGCCGGCAAGCAGTTTGCGGCCATCGCGGAAAACACCACCGACGTGATGGGGGCGCTGCTCAGCAACGTGCTGCGCAAGGACGAGCCCACCAGCGCGCTGAGCAACCCCGCCAAGTCCACGGCGCAGGTCAAGCACGACTACGCTTACGACCTGCGCGAGCGTGCCAAGCAGCACCTGCAGGTCTTGCGGACGCACATCGAGGCCGACCTCACGCCCGGGCTGGTGCAGCTGGCGGCGCAGCTGCCCAAGGTCAGCCTGGATGCGCTGCGCGACACGCTGCTCGGGGTGCGCAACGAGCTCGCGGCCCTGACGGTCGGCGTGGGTCTGCAGCGCAGCCACGGCTGGGAGCTCAGCCGCCTGACGGACTTCTGGATGATGGCGGCCAAGGGTGTGGTGCTGCGGGCCCAGACCGTGATCTTGCAGCGGGCGCCCGCGCTGCTGACCAACGTCACGGCCGAGCAGCTGACGGCGTCGGTCTCCCAAGAGACGCTCAAAGACGCCAAGATCATCCTCACCCGGGACGAGATTCACCGGCTCTCCAACCACTACGGCCTCGACGCCAAGACCCTCTCGCTGCTGCTCAAGGACCTCGCATCCATCCGGGCCGAGGGCAAGGTCGAGATCGCGGCCCTGGGGGATGTCACGATTTCGAGCAAGGACGGCATCGACCTGGCGACGGCCAACACCCTGAAGTCCTCGGCGAAGATGCACAGCATCTGCGACATGGCCGGCGGTACCATCAAGGTCACCAACGGCGTCATCGACCTCAACCCCCTCGGAATCCCGACGGCACCGACCCTTCCGGTGGTGGTCCTGCCGGTGGTCTTGGCGGACGGCAGCAAGGGCGAGATGGCCGGCATCCAGGTGGTGCCCCAGTACGAGGGCATGGCAGGGCAGGGAACCAGCTTCGCATGACCACACGCGTCGATCTCTTTGACCCGGACTACCTGCAAGAAGACCTGGCGCTCGTCGACGGCGACCTGGCCTTCGACGAACAGGGCGACTTTCAGACCGTGCAGGACGCCGCCAACGTGGTGGCCTCCTTCCGGCGCATCCTGGCCACGCCGCTCAACGCCCTCTCGCGCTTCGTGCACGACGTCGACCCCTACCGCCTGGTCGTGACGATGCAAAACTACGGCAACGGGGCCTACGCCCTGCTCTCGGAGCCGCTCGGGCCCGGCCTGACGCTGGCGATGCGGCACGCCATCCAGGCCTGCGCCGACCAGGAAGAGCGCCTCGTGCTGCTGGAGGTCCAGCCCCGCATCGAGCCCACGGAGCGTGGCGCCACGCTGGCGATGGACGTCTTCTACCGCGTGCGAGGAACGCCCGATGACCAGTTCACCCTGATGACCGTCAACCCCTTCACCCAGGAGCTCGAGCTGCGCTGATGTTCACCTTCAAGAGCTTCGCCCAGATCGTCGAGGAGGTCAGCGGCGCCATCCAGCAGCGGGCCGAAGGCGACACGCGCCCCTTGCGCGACGTCAGCTCGCTGTCGGTCATGGGTGCGCTGGTGCGAGCCTTCGCAGCCGGTCTGGTCTCGGCCTGGGACCAGCTGCGCAGCCTGCGCGAGGGTTTCTACGTCAGCACGGCCTACGGCACGCTGCTCGACGACCGCCTGGGAGACCTCGGGATGCTGCGCAACCCCGGCTTGCAGGCCCGAGGCTTCGTGCTGGCGCGCAGCCTCTCGGCAGACACCACGTCCGTGGGGATTGAGGAAGGCACCTTGCTCTCGACGCAGACCGTGCCGACGCTGGACTTTCTGGTGGTCAGCACCGCGACCTACAGCGGCACGGAGCAGGCCGTCGAAATCGAGGCCGTGCAGTCGGGCCTGGCCTACAACCTGCCGGCGGGCACGCGGCTGTACACCAGCAGCACCGCCTTGCAGGACATGCGCTTCGAGGTGGGCAGCACCCGGCTCGACGGCCTGGCCCAGGGGGATCTGCTGGGGGGCCTGAACGCGGAGACGGACGCGGATTACGCCCTGCGCTTCCCGTACTACCTGCAGGGCCTGCCGCGCTCGACCTACGGGGCCGTGCGCCAGGCCCTGCTCGGCACGCCGGGCGTCAGCGGGCTGGTGCTGGAAAACGCCAAGCCCGGTCCCGGTTACGTGCGCATCCACGTCGCCAGCAGCAGCGCCACCGTGTCGCAGGGCACGCGTGACGCGATTGCCGCTACGCTGCTCGATTGGGGTCCTGCGGGGCTGGGCTACGTCATCAAGGCCGTGCAGATCAAAACGATTCCCGTGACCTTGCGGGTCGTCGTCACCACGGCGTACAGCTTGTCGGCCGTAGAGATCCAGCAGCGCGTGGCGGCCTTGATGGCCCGGCTCTCGCAGCAGCGCCTGGAAGAGAACCTGATGGGCGTCTCGCTCTTCCACAGCGAGCTGGTGGCGGCCGTGCGCGACGAGCTGAACCTGGCTCCCACCGAGGACGTGGTCGTGATCGCGCCCGAGACGCCGGAAACGACGGCCGGGCCCCAGCAGGTGCTCAACCTCAGCCCCGTCAGCGTGGAAGTCTTCTTCCGGTCGGTGTGACGCATGACGACGCGGCTGCAGCTTCTCAAGGACCTGGCGCTCGGCGAGCTCAAAAAGCACCTGCCCGTGCGTCCGCAGTGGTTCTCCGAGCAGGCGCTCGCCACCGGCGTCGTGGGCCGGCTCGTCGCGAACCTGGCCGACCAGCTGGCAAGCCTGCAAGACGCCATCGCCGTCACGCGCGAGGGCCTGGTTCTCAGCCAGGCAGAGGGCGAGTTTCTCGACCGCTGGGGCGAGGACCTGGCGCTGGAGAGGCTGCCAGGCGAGGTCGACGACGCCTACCGCCAGAGGCTGCTTGACTCTGTCGGCGTCGACCACACCACGGAGACGGGCCTGCGCGCCTTCGTGGCGGACACGACGGGGCTCGAGACCACGCTCTTGATTCCCTGGAAGACGCAGGCCTGGTACGGCAAGCGCACGCCCGGCACCGCCGGCAAGGACTCCGTGTTTGGCTGGTCCGGGCAGGCCCGCTACGCCAGCCCTTACGACCGCCCGTTCGTGGTGGACGTGCGCACGCGGGGCTACTCGCCCCTGACGCGCCCCACGGCGGAGCGCGCGGTCGCAGCGGGCGTCAAGCTGTTTTTCAGCACGCTGCGGGACTACCGCGTCGACGAGATCACGCTCGCGGCGGGCGGCCTCATCGAGAGCGACCACAGCTACGAGTACCGCCACCGGCTTCACCAGCCGCTGGTTCTGAGCCACGAAACACCCTGGGGCGGCGGCAAGGTCGGCTTTTACGACCGCTTCCAGACCACGGACATCCCCGAAGTCGATTGCTGGAACACCCTGGACCTGCGCTGCCAGGTGGCTTTCCACAGCTTCGCGGGCGTGACGTGGGCGCAGGCCGTGGCGGGGCCGGTGCAGGTCCACCCCAACACGGACCGGCGCGTGCTGACGAACTAGCTGCCCAGAATCTGCCGAAGGGGAGCTTCTAGATTAAGAAGGCACACCTCTGAGGGAGTTTCGCAGTGCCCATCCCCGTTGCCCCCAGTGTGGGACGAACCGCGCGTGCCATCCGCTTTCTCAACGAGCCTGAGATCTGGGTGGGCATCGCCGTGGCGGACCCCTGGCTGGACGAGTCGGACCCGCCGCTGCCGACGGTCGCGGACACCAACATGGGCCGCATCGCCGTGGTGGAGAGCAACAGCACGGTGCTGACGACCGGCACGGCCTCGCTGCGCTTCACGCGCGACGCCTTCGAGGGCGGCGTGGCGGCCTACCGCCTGCGCGTGACGGACGCCAACACCTACGCGCTCTACAGCGTCAGCAACCTGGGCAGCGAGACGCTGCTGGCAGGTGGCCTGACGCCCAGCGCGACGCCCCGCACCACGCTGGTCAAGGGCCTGAGCCTGACGGTGACGGCCGAGATGCCCGCCGCCAGCATCGGCGAGAGCGTCACCTACAAGGTGGACGGCGCCATCGGGTTCAAGCAGGTCGAGCGCCGCATGTTGTGCATTCCCGACGCCGACGGCGACATCGACTACGCCGGCGGCAACTTCCGCAGCGTGCCGACGGCCACGGCCGCGCAGCTCCAGGCGGCTTACGACAGCGGGGCCCGGCACGTGTTTGTCGAGGCGGTGCTGCGCTACGTCGAGCTGCCGCTCAAGAGCTTTCGGCAGTCCGCCGTCTTCACGCAGCTGCAGCCGAAGAGCACGGTGGCGACGCCCTACCCGCAGGTGCTGCTGCCCAGCCAGGTCGAGCGCATCGGCGCGATGGAGCTGGTGGTCAACGACAGCGTCGTGGTGCGGCAGGCCAACCACCGCGAGTTCATGCGCTACGTCCTCGAGTTCTAGCCGGAGAAGCCGATGACCATCCCCGCCGAGGAAGGCTACTACAACCAGTTCGACGCCGCCAAGCGCTACGTCGAGGTGCGGGCGCGCGCGGGCTACCCGCCGCAGTCGCAGGAGTTTAACGAGCTGCAGGCCATCAGCCGCAGCATCCACCAGACGCTGACGGACGTGCTCTTCAAGGAAGGCAGCATCGTCAAGGCCGAGGACGGCACCTTCAGCCAGAGCGTGGACGGCGCCACGCTCGCCATGAAGGGCATCTCCTTCTACGCCTCGGGCCTGATTCACCACGTGCCGGCCGCCACCCTGGCGCTGCCCGCCACGGGCTACGCCTACGTGGGCGTGCGGCTGACGGAGGCGCTCGTCACGGCTGACCAGGACCCGGCGCTGCTGGACCCGGCGGTCGAGGAGCTCAACTACGGCCAGCCGGGTGCCAACCGGCTGCGCGTCACGGCCGCCTGGGAGATGCGCACCGACGCCACGCCGGAGGCGGGCTTCATCCCCGTCTACACCTTCCTCGACCGGCAGCAGCAGCTCGCCGTGGCCGTGGGTCAGCTCGACCCGGTGACGCGCACGCTGGCCCGGCGCACCTACGACGAGAGCGGCAACTACGTCGTCAACGGCTTCGACCTTGCGGTGGAGGCCGCCAGCGACCCCGACAGCACGAGCTTCCGGCTCAAGGTCAACAACCGCAACGACGCCAACCGCGCTGGCTCCACGGCCTACGTCCAAGGCAACCAGATCCTCAAGCTGGTGCCCGAGTACCTCGACGTGCCCAAGGCGCTGGACACGGACGAGGCCATCGACACCTACCACCGTTACGCCGTCACGCAGGACAACAGCCTGGCCAGCCACCGCTTCTTGCTGTTCAAGCAGCCGGTGGCGGCGATCGACGCGGTCTACGCCTACTTCGACAAGGTCGTGACGGTCACGGGCCACAGCCTGAACGGCTTCGACGAGATTCCCCTGGGCCAAGACGAGAGCCTGGCCGAGATTCTGCAGGTCTTCACGGCGGGCGACACGTCGGATGCGGCCATCGAGAATCCGGAAAAGGTCTACCTCAACGCCGTCAGCAACGTCGGGCTGGGGGCTTACTACCTGCAGGGCACGCGGCTGTACTGGAACCCGATTCCGAGCAGCGAAGCCCTTGCCTGGGAGTCGGCTGTCACCTACGAGAAGGGGGCTGTCGTCCAGTACCTGCAGCGCGACGGCGAGAACCGTTACTGGCGCGCCCGCAAGGCCCACGCCAACAAGCCGCCCGTCAAGGACCTGGCGGGCACCATCGACGCGGAGTACTGGCAGGAGGTTTACCTCAGCGAGCCGGCGGCCAACGACGTGTACCACGTCTACCTGCGCTACCAGCGCAAGCTGGAGCTGGCCGAGTTCGCACTCTACACCAGCGAGAGCGGCGAGCACTACCTGGACCTGACCTACTTCCTCACCAACGCCGGGGCGCAAAAGCCCTTCTTTCGGAACAAGACGGACGGCAGCACCCCGGGCTCCGAGCTTCGTGTGGAGTACCGCTACCACCTCAACCGGCTCGACGTCGTCTACCTCGACGGCGCGGGCGAGCTCCGGCTCGCGCTCGGCCAGAGCGCGGAGAAGCCCATCGCCCCGCCGGTGCTCCCGGACGTGCTGGCGCTGGGCTCGCTGCTGGTGAAGGCCGGGCAGGGCCACGCCGGGACGACGGTCACGGCCTACAACGTGAAGCGTCTGACCATGCTCGAGCTGCGCGAGCTGGTCGAGCGGCTCAACCGGGCCGAGTACAACGCGGCCGTCAACGACCTCAACAACCAGGCCATCCAGCGGGCCGGCAACAGCGCCGCGCTGCGGGGCATCGTCACGGAGAGCTTCATCTACACCGTCGACAACCTCGCCCGGCGCGAGCTGCGGTTCGACGAGGCCTCCAGCTCCGAGCGCAGCCTGGATCTTATCGGGCAGCGCTTCACCTTGCCGATGACGGCGCACACCTACCACCCGCCGACGGGCACAGCGCCCGGGGCGCAGTACACCCTTACGCTTGCCACGCTCAGCGCCGAGGCCAAGAAGCTCGCCGGCGGCGAGAAGCTTCTGACGCTCAGCCGGGCCCGCGAGGTCGAGCTGGGCGACCTTGGCCAGCAGCTCGCCACAGGGGCGCTGCAGGTCAACCAGTTCGACGAGTACGTGGCAGGCCCCAGCCTGACGCTGGATGCCGACAACGGTGCGGTCGAGAACACAGACCTCACCATCAGCAGCGGCGCCAGCGAGAACTTCCGCAAGCTCATCCAGAACTACGAGTATGACTGGCAGGCCTACACCGAGGATCGCAACCGCTACGCCACCGCGTTCAAAACGTCGGGTGCGGCGAGCCGGGGCATCCCCGCCACCATGGCCCCGACGCTCAACGGTGCTCACGGCTCGGGCTTTCCGGCGTTCAGCTTCGTCGAGCTGCGCGTCGACGGCCGCCGGCCGCTGATCAAGGGCATCAAGGGGGCCGCCGGGCACGGGTTCATCTGCGACATGGACGGCACCCGTGCGGTGGAGGCCGACAAAACCGAGGTCGAGCTGCTCAACAAGACCAAGGTCGTGGCTTACCCCGCGTCCTACCTGGTGCAGGCCTCGGCCGAGGGGCGCTTCGATGTCGAGTTCTACATCCCGGAAGGCATCACCTCCGGCACCGTCGCCGTGGAGGCCCGCGTGCTTTTCACAGACAAGAACCTGGCGGCCCAGGCCCCTTACAAGGCTGCCGCGCTGATCGGCATCGTGGAGAACACGGCCGAGCTCGCGCAGCTCGCGCGCCTGATCGAAAGCCCCAATAAGCAGTACGCGCCGCAGTTCGTGCAGACAGCACCCCTCAAGCTCTACCACGTGACCAGCCCCACCACCCGGACGCTGCTGCCGGACGGCAACCTCCAGCTCGCCAACCTGACGACGGACACCGCCAACATCGAGCTTGACGTGCACTTCAAGCTGCCCGTCGTCAGCAACGGCACGGTGGGCGTGCCCGGCCAGGTGCAGGTGCACGTGGCGCACGTCAGTGGCGTCAACATCCCGCTTGCCCCCAACAACGGCTACCTGACCTACGACCGAGACGGCGTCCTGCAGGGGCCGGACGTGACCAACAAGTTCACGGTCCAGTGGCGTGAAGTGGCAACCGATGCGACGGAGCGCCGCATCACCATCAGTGGAGCGGGTCTCACCACCGTCAAGGTCCCGCTGCAGTTCACCGTCGTGCTGAAGAACCGGGACAGCGTCACGGCAGCTCGGATTGACTTGAAGGTGAACAACACAAGCGTGGACCGGGTCAGTGCAAATATCATCCAGCTGCCAGCAGAGATTCGCACCACGGGCACTCAGCCCGTGGAAATCGCCGCCACGGTGACGGACGGCGCCACGGTCACGCTGCAAGGGCTGCCACCGGGAGTTACGGCCACGTCGCGGGACGTTTGAGACAGGACGCAAAGCCATGGACAAGAAGATCTTCACGCTGACGGGTCTGCCGACCAACTCCAGCACGAACGTCCAGGTGGTGGCTTCCAGCCCCTTTCCCAGCGTGCCGCCGGACACCAAGATCGTCAAGATCGACGTGCTCGAGCCCCCCAAGCCGCAGGCGCCTCCGCGGCGCACGCCGATCCGGCGCGATCCGCTGGCGCAGACCTTCCAGCTGCCCGAGGCCGACGCGTACCTGACGAAGGTGCAGCTGAAGTTCGTGGCCGCCCCGCCCGCGCCCGCTTCCGTCACGGCCGCCGACCCGGACGTCCGCATCGAGGTACGCGAGGTCGAGAACGGCATTCCCACCGACATGCTGGTGGTCGAGCCCGTCCGGGTTTCGGCTGCCGACGTCCGAGACCGCTTGACGACTGCAAGCGGGGTCGTGGACTTCGTGCTGCCGACGCCCACGCTGCTGCGCGCGGGCCAGCGCTACGCCGTGGTGGTGGCGACGGATTCTCCGCTCTACCAGGTGTACTACGCGGAGCTCGGCCAGCTGGAGATCGGGGCCACGTCCAGCGACGGGCGCATCAAGACCCAGCCCTACCCGGAGGGCACCCTGCTGCAGAGCTCGGACCTCGCGAGCTGGGAGCCGCTGCCCAACCGGGACCTGTGGTTCCGGCTGCACTTCGCCCAGTTCGACAACACGTCCGAGACCTTCACCTTCGACGAGATGCTGGTGGGCCGGCCCAACGTGGTGGGCTTCCGGCTGCATGCGCTCTTCAACCTGATGCAAAGCGAGCGCGCCAACCTCGTCACGGAGGTGGCCTGGGAGTACCGCACCGCCCCGCTGGAGACCTCGACCGTCTGGTCCAACTGGCGCAGCGTGCAGCCGTTTTCCAATCAGTTCCTCGATGCGCCCTTCCAGAAGATCCAGCTGCGCGTGCGGCTGCGCGGGGGCGGCACCAGCCTGGTCTCGCCCTTCGTGGACCTCAGCAGCCTGCGGGTGGAGTTCTTCGAGCGCGAGGCCAGCTCGCGGGTGGTCAGCAAGCAGCTCACGCTGGCGGCGGCCTACCAGAGCGTGCGCATGGTCGCCAAGCTCTGGGTGCCGAGCAGCGCCGCGCAGGTGCGCTGGTACTTCAGCGACGGGCGGCTGGCCACCACCCCTGCGGCCTACAGCGCGGCCAGCAGCTACAGCGCCAACGCGCTGGTCACCTACCAGGCCACGACCTACGTGGCGCTCGGCAGCGTGGCAGCAGGCTCGACGCCGGGTCCGAGCAACGCCGACTGGGCCGAGGTCGAGCTCTTCAACAGCATGGTCTGGCGGCTCGTGCCGGCCACCGGCGAGACCAAGGTGCCCGTGCCCGGGCTGGAAGCCGGCTGGTACGAGCACGAGCGCCAGGTGACGCTGAGCGCTGACGCCACCCGCACCAAGTTCTTCTACATGTTCAAGCTCAGCAGCCAGAACGTGGCGCAAGCCCCCGCCCTCAAGGATGTCGTGTGCATCCTCAACGCCTGAGGTTCAGCCCGTGGAAGGTTACTACCGCTGCCCCGAAACGGGCGGTCTGGTCTTCATGCCCCCGCCCGCGACGGACGACGCCCGTCTGACGGAGCTCGAAGCCAAGATGCAGGCGCTGCTGGCGGCGCTGCCTGCGGAGATTCGCCTCAAGCTTCCGCCGGAGTACTTCCGCTGAGCCGGGTGGCCGCGAGCTGGGAGGCCGTCTCGACCAGCCGCTTCTGGGCCGCCGGGTCGAGGTGCTTCCAGATGGTGCGAAGATCCCGCCACAGGGTCTGACTGGCGTCGGGCGCAGCGCTGTCGACCGGCTCCTGGGTCTTGGCGGCCTGCAGCAGGCGAGCGCGTTGGGCCTGGATGGTCTGGACCGTCATGCGCTCCTCGCGCACCAGGGCGATCGCGCGCGCCAGCTCCTCGTCGGACTCCAGCCCCAGCGCCTGCAGCTTGATGGCGGCACTCGCGCTCAGAGCGTCTTGCTCGATGGCCGCGCTGAGCAGCGGGTTGAGCCCCAGCAGGCGGGTCCGGTCGTAGATGTAGCTCTCCGGCCGGCCCAGCCGGCGTGCGATCTCGCGGTACTCGATGCGCAGCTCGTCATGCAGCCGGCGCAGCCCGCGGGCCTCCTCCACGGGGTTGAGCTCCTTGCGGTCGTAGGCCGTGCGGAAGGCGATGACGGCCATGTCGACATTGTTGTAAGGCTTGAGCACCGCGGCGATGGTGGCGGGACTGTCGGGGTGCTGGGCCGCGTTCAGCTTGGCGGCCCGCAGGCGCGTCTCGCCGTCGGCGACCTGGTAGCGATCCGCCACGCGGCGCACGAGGATGGGGTAGTACTGCCCGTGCTCGCGCAGGCTCTCGGCCATGCGCTCGACGGCCGAGAAGTCCACCCGCGGCTGGTAGGGGTTGGGGTCGATGAGCTCCAGCTTGATCTGAAAGCTGGCCTCGACCTCCTCGGCGAACTGCGCCCGCTTGAGCTCGAGGGTCTGCTCGCGGATGCGCTTGGCGTTCGACAGGTAGTCGAGGTTACCCACCAAAAACCGCCTTTCCCTTGCGTGCGACGTGCTCCACCTGGTCGACGTCGATGGCCTCGCCCGGCTTGGCGAGATCGTAGGCGTGCCGGCACAGCTTGACGATGCTGCGCGGCACGCCCTTGGTCACATGGTGCACCGTCGCGATGGCCCCGTCCGTGAACCAATCGGTCGGAAGCTCGGCGACCTTGAGGCGGAAGCGGATCAGCTCCCGGGTGTCCGCCAGCGTCAGCGGCTCGAGGTCGTAGTAGTACATGGCCCGCGAGAGAATGGCCTGCTTGTTTTTGAGCTTGTGCTTCAGCGGCTGGGTCTCGCCCGCCAGGATCACCTGCATGTAGAAGCGGTCGTTGTGCGCGAAGTTGAAGAACTCCCGCACCAGCTCGAGCTGCGGCCCGTTCAGCTTGTGGGCCTCGTCGATGAGCAGCACCACCACCTTGCCGGCCTGCTCCTGGGCCGCCAGGTGCTCGCGCAGGGCTTCGAGCTGCTCGTCCTTGCGGGGCTTGGGCGGCAGGTCGAACTCCTTGCAGATGGCCTTGAGCAGCTGGAAGTCCGTGCTCACGCTCGGGTTGTAGATGATGCCGAGCTGCATTCGGTCGAGCAGGGCGTCGTTGAGCCAGTCGACCAGGTAGCGCAGCAGCGTGCTCTTGCCGCAGCCGATGGGGCCCGCCAGGATGCCCAGGCCGTCGCGCTGCATCACGGTGCTGATGGCGTGGTTCAGGGCCTCGCGGTACTGCTCGGCCAGGTAGAAGTAGCGCGGGCTCGGGGTGGTGGAAAAAGGCTGGTCGAGCGCGGGAACGTCCAGCATCTGCATGACAACCTCAGGAAACGGGCTCCGATCGGTGATCATAGCATGGGCGCCTTGCAGCCATGCAACTTTCCCAGAATGTGCCCCCTCCGGTTGCAGAAACTGGAGGCGTGACCATCCCCGGCCGCTTCTTCACCTACACGCCCCACACGGTGGCGAGCACCATCCCTGCCACGCTGGAGAACCTCAACGCGGGGTTCACCGGTTTGCGGGACGACCAGCGCGCGGGCCTCAAGGCGCTGCTGAATGGCCGGCTGCTGGTGTTCGGCTTCAAGCCCATCGGCCAAAACCCGCCCGTCATCCAGCTGACGGCGGGCACGGTGGTGACGCCGGAAGGCATGGTGGTCGAGTACGACCCGGGCGAGCTGGCTTACATTCCCCATGAGGGCGTCACCAACTACCTGTACCTGGCGGCCAACTACACGGTCGACATCAGCACGAGCCTGCCCGAAGACGCCCTGGTGCTGCTTGGCACCTGCGAGCTCAACGAGGATGGCAGCGAGCTGGTCTTCGACCTGGAGGTCTTCGTCGAGACCTGCAACTACAACGCCCAGGGGCAGCTCGAGAGCGTCGAGTTCTCGAACGGGGCGCGCATGCTCAAGGCCCAGTACTACATCTACGACCAGGCCGGCCGCCTCATTCTGGCGGTCGAGACCCTGGAAAACGACTTCACGGTGAAGGAGTGGGCCTACAACGCGAGCGGCTTGCCGGAGCGCGTGGGCGTCTCGTACGTGGGGGCGCTGTCGCTGGTGCTCGGCGACAGCCTGTTTTTCGGCATCGGAGAGACCGCTGTGCAGGGGTTCGACTGATGCCGCTTGCTGGCGTGCCGTTTGTGAACCCTGCCTGGAACCCGAAGGTGGCGCGGGTCGGCCCCACGCTGCTCGCGGCCAACAACCGGGTGCAGGACCAGCTGCGGACCGCGCGCAACGCCGTGTCCTTGCGGAACTGGCCGGCAGAAAGCCGCAGCGGCCTTGCGTTGCAGGTGCTGGACGCCGCGTCGGTGCAGCTAACAGCCGGCACGCACCTGGATGCGACGGGGGTGGCGTGGTCCTGGCCGACGCAGGCCGTGGCTCTGCCGGATGCCTCCTTGGGGGCCGTGCTGTTTCTGTGCGCCGGCTCGGAAGGTCAGCTGCAGTGGCACACCCGCGTGCCCGCCACGGCGCTCACGGTGCTCGGTTACGTCTTGCGCGACGAGACCGGCGTGGTGTCGCTGCGGGCCATCCGGCCCCAGGTGTGGCTCGAGCACGACGCCACAGGCACGCTGCTCAAGGCCTACGAAGGGCTTCATGACTGGATCGTGCGCGAGGAGTTCTACCGTTACGACGACAACGGGCGCATCCGCGAAATCGTGGCCATCGAGCCCGACAAGACCCACACCAGCCGCTACGCCTTCGACGCCGAGGGCCGGCTCATCACCGTCAAGCGCAGCACCACCAAGACCGAGCCCTTCTTGTTCAACGGGCTGTACCGCCTGAATGGCGCCTTGTTCTGGCGCGGCACGGTGTAGGAGCGAACCCATGGCCAACCTCTTCGAAGCCCCTTCCTGGGAAGCTGGTATCTACCAGCTCGAAACAACCGACCGCGCCCTGGCGGGCCCGGACGGCATCCTCAACGTGCCGTTCAAGCAGCTGGCCAACCGCACGCTCGCCCTGCGCAAGCGCCTGCAGCAGCTGCGCCTCAACGTGCTCGACTTCGGCGCGCAGGCCGTGCCCGGCTTCGACAACACCCAGGCTTTCGAGCAGGCACTGGCGGCTGCGCAGGCCGAGGGCGGCGGCACGGTCTACGCCCCGGCGGGGCGCTACGAGCTTTCAGGCGCGATCACGCTGCCGCACCTGGTGGGGCTCGAGGGCGCAGGCTCGCGCCGCACCCAGCTGGTGCTGCAGGACGCCGGACCCGCGGCGGCCCACCTGCAGGCTGCCGGGGAGCTGGTGCCGGAGCTGCCGCTGCTCGAACCCGCGGCGGCGGGTCAGCGGCACCTGCGCGTGGATGCGACGGCCGGGGCCGAGCTGGGTGCCACCTGGCTGCTGGCGGGCGCCGAGGCGGACAGCTTCAGCGGCGCGGCGGCGCTGCCGGGCGAGTTCGTCGAGGAAGCCCAGCTCAAGGCCGACTTCCAGCAGGGCAGCAACATCCTGACGGGCCTCAGCCACGGGGGCGTGCTGCGGGTGGGCGACGCGCTGACGGCACCGGACCTGCTGCCTTCTGGCACCACCGTCACGGCTGTGGGAGAGGGCCAGGTGGTCCTCAGCGCCGGCGCGTTGCAGACGGCGAGCCAGGGAGGGCTGTCGGTGGCGGGGCTGCTCCCGCTCGTCCATCCCTTGCGGGCGGCGTACGTGCCGGGGCTTGCCCAGCTGTACAGCCTGGCCCCGGTCGAGGTCGGCCTCCAGGGGCTGAGCCTGGTGGTGCTCGGGCCCAAGCCGCTGCTGGAGGTGCAGCTGGGCAGGCACTGCCACTTCGAGGACCTGCTGCTGACAGGGCCGCTGGCCGGTCAGCTCCGCTTCGGCCTGTGCCAGGGGCTGGTGCTCAGCGAGGTGGAGGCGCGCGACGCCGAGCCGGGGCCGGCCGAGGGGGCGGTGCTGACGCTGCAGGGCTGCGAAGGCGTGCTGCTCGAGAAGCTGCGCGTCGACAGCGTGCGCACGGCCGTGAGCCTGCTGCCCTGGCCGGGTGGGGCAGCCCTGCTGAACCGGCAGGTCCAGCTCAAGGACAGCGTGCTGCGCGGCCACGGCTCCCTGCCCGTGCTCGAGGCAGGTCCCAACACCGACGGGCTCTGGCTCGAGCGGCTGACGTGCCAGGGGCTGTTGCTGCTGGGCGGGCGTGACCTGACGGTGCGGGACTCGCGGCTGCTGCAAGGGCGCCCCGAGCAGGAGGTGCTGCGCTTCGCCCAGCTGCGCGCCGGCCACCTGATGCTGGAGAACAACACCTTCGAGGGGCACCGGGCCACGGGTGGTGCCGCCGCCGCGCTGGTGGCCTGCGGCCTGCAGGGTCTGGCAGGGTTTTCAGGCCCCCTGCTGGTCGAGGTGCGGCGCAACACCTGGCGCTACGAGGGCTTTGTCGGCACCGGGCTGCTGTTCCAGGCCTCGGCGGGTGGCCGCGGCGTGACGCTCAGCCTGGTGGAGAATCGCTTTGAAGCCGAGACGGAAAGCCTCGCGGGCCAGCAGCGGCTGGGCGTGCGGTTGCTGGGGCAGGCCGAGGGAGGCTTCGCCCAGGTCCGGCTCGAGCGCAACCACTTCGAGGGCTGCAACGTCCTGCTCGACCGGCTGCAAGCGAGCCTGGCGCAGGTGCTGCACAACACCTTTGTGAGGGCCACCGGCGACGCGCTGAGCCTGCTGCCTGCGACCAGCTACCATCCCCAGCAGGCCGAGCAGGCCGTCTACGTGCAGGGCAACCAGCTGCGGGCCTGCGGCCGGACGGGCTTCTCCCTGGTGGGGGACGCCGACGGGGGCAAGACCCGCATGTGGGTGCTCGACAACCACCTGCTCGACGCCAACCAGCGCAGCCTCGCGACGGGTGCGGCCAGCACCAGCCTGCTTGTGAGCACGGCCAGCCAGGTCGTGCTGTCCCGCAACGTGCTGGGCAGCACGCAGGCGGTGCCCCCGCAGGTCTACGGCTTCGGGCTGCTCAACCTCGGCGTGCTGTTCGAGCACGAGAACCAGCTGGTGGGCAGCGTCGAGACGCTCAGCACCAACGTGGCGGAGCGCCTGGCGCGTGTGACGCACGACGGCCAGCTCAAAGAGGCCTACCGCAGCACCGCGCCCGTGGCGGGCACCTGGAAGGCCGGTGACCGGGTGTGGAACAGCGCCCCCAACAGCCGCCACAACCTGGGCTGGGTGTGCATCGGTGGCGGGACGCCGGGGACCTGGGTCCCCATCGGAGCCAGCCGCGAAAGCGTGCAGATCAAGCTGCACGGACCGTTCGTGATGACGGCCGGCCAGACCGTGCTGACGCTGCCCGAGCCGTATCAGACCAACAGGCGTTTGCTGCAGGTCTTCCGCAGCGGGCTGGCGCTCAGCCAGGGCAGCGACCCGGCCGGCACCGACTTCGACTGGGTGGTCGAGAGCGCCACGAGCATCCGGTTTCGCAAGCCCTGTTTGCAAGATGAGGTGGTTGAGGTGATCGAGTTTCAGATTGGCGAGGACGACGCGGCGACGTCTGCGCCGGCCCAGCTGGTGCAGATCCAGGAAGTGGCCTCGGGTGACATCAACTCGACGGACGGCTTCGACGGCAACGGCAGCTTCAACGTCAGCCACCCAATCGCGCTGGAGCCTTTGCCCGTCGTGAAGATCTCGGGCATTGCCGAGCTTCGCTACGGCATCGACTACACGGTCGATGGGTCCACCCTCACGATTTTGCCGGGAGCCAAGCCCATCGCGCAGGAGTGGTTGGTGGTGACCTACTACTACTACGCCAGCTAGAGAGTCTCGCCATGTACGAAATGTCTTTGACGGCAACGCTGGATTTCAACATCAACTACAACGGCGCCGGGGCAGACACGGGCATCACCTACAGCGTCGCACCCGGGTGTGAAAGCATTCTCACCGTGAGCGCCGGTGGGCTGGTGACGCCCCTGGCTGTCGGCGTCGGCGTGGTCCTGGTGAAGAACGCCAGCAACGTCGTGGTTCGCAAGCTTGCCGTGTCGGTGATTCCCGCGGCGGAGTACACCATCCGCCAGCAGCTTGCCAGCGGTGCCATCACGCTGGCGGCGGGCATCGCCGCTGCCAACGGCCAGTAAGGAGCTGAAGTTTTCATGTCTGATTTCGCCACGTTCAACAACCTGGCCGACGAAGCGGCCGCCCGTGCGGCTGCCGACAAGGCCCTGGACACCCGTGTGACCGCCCTCGAGGCCAGCCCCAGCTTCGTGGACTATGAGGTGGTCACGCCGGACGCCAACAACGAGTACCTGCTGGCCGCTGCCCCCGCGGGCATTGTGACGGGCAGCATTCCCACGGTGGTGGTGGACGGCCTGGTGCAAGACGGCGTGACCGCCACCAAAACCTACGAGGTGCTCAACGACGCGGGCGGCATCAAGCGCAAGCTGCGCATGTACCCGCTCTCGCGCAGCTACACCGTGCTGGGGGACGCCAAGCTCGCCTTGCCGCCCGGCCAGGCCACGACGGCCTTGCTGCTCGACGGCGTGGGCGACGTGGTGCTCTCGGCCACCGACGCATCCCATGCGCTGGGCACGGGCGACTTCACGCTGGAGGCCCGCATCTATCCGACGGGCGTCTACAACTACAACACCATCCTGAGCTCTCGCCCGGACGCGCGCTCGGACCCGAACATGTACGGGCTCGGCCTGCGGGCCAACGGCGAGGTGTTCTTTTACACCAACAGCTGGATCCTGATCAGCCCGTCGAACACCATCCTGGCGAACAACTGGTACCACCTGGCCCTGACGCGCAGCGGCACCACGCTGACGTTGTGGGTCAACGGCGCGTCCGTGGCGACGGCGACCAACAACCAGAACTTCACCGAGACGCGCCTGTACATCGGGGCGCACGCCAACGGCGTGGAGGCCTACGCGGGCTACCTCCGGGACGTGCGCGTGACCAAGGGGGTGGCGCGCTACAGCACCACCTTCACGCCGCCGGCCTCGCCCCTGGCGATCGCAGGCGACGCGTACGGCAGCAGCGTCGCGCTGCTCTCCACGTTTGCCGGCACCAACGGCAGCACGACGCTGACCTACGTCAAGGGCATCGGCGGCGTGCTGCCGGACGGCAGCAAGGCCTTCATCAGCTACAGGGCCAACAACACGTAAAGCACACCCGTCTCAACGTGCGCACTTTTACAGCTGTTCGAGCTGCTATACCAGAAAACAACCAAAACGCCGGTCTTCAAGGCAAAAATCATGTGCGTCGGCTGCGGTCGTAGCAAGGTTAGCCAGAAAATACAGGAGCCAGCGTTGTAGCCTAGCAAGGAACCAAACGTGTACGAGGTAGCCCTTTCAGGCACGCTGGACCTCGCCGAACTGTACAGCATTCCGCTGGCGGCTGGCGCTGTTTACGTGGTTGACGCTGGTTCTGAGCTTTACGTTTCAGTCGATTCCGTCACGGGTGTCGTTACGCCTTTGGCTGAAGGAACTGCCGTCGTTTTAATCCAGGACAGCCAGGAAGATACCTGGCAGCGGGTTTTCATCTCCGTCGTTGCCGACAACGAGTTGCAAATTCGCGAACTTATCGCTTCGTCCCAGGTCTCGGTCACAGTGTCCGCGACAGTCCAACAGGAGGGGTCTTCACCCATGACGACAGACATTGGTTTTCTTGGTGGTCACCGGCTGATTCACGACTCGGTTGCCGACGTCAAGCTCAAGACCATCGCCTCGGCGGGCAAGGTGAGCAACTCTGCCACCACCGCCACGGCCAGCAACACGGCCAGCGCGATCGTCGCCCGCGATGCCGACGGCAAGTTCTCGACCGCGATGATCAGCCTCACGGGCACCGTCACCAACTCCACCGACGCCGCCACCAAGGCGTACGTCGACAGCGTGGCCCAGGGCCTCGACGTCAAGGCGTCCGTGCGCGCGGCCACCACGGCCAACATCACCCTCTCGGGTGAGCAGACCATCGACGGCGTCGAGCTGGTCGCCGGAGACCGCGTGCTGGTGAAGAACCAGTCGACGGCTTCCGCCAACGGCATCTACGTCGTGGCGGCCAGCACCTGGTCGCGGGCAACCGATGCCGACTCATCCGCCAAGGTGAGCTCCGGCATGTTCGTCTTCGTCGAGGAAGGCACGGCCAACGCCGACGCCGGCTTCGTGCTGTCCACGGATGGCGCCATCACCCTCGGCACGACGGCCCTTGCCTTCGTGCAGTTCTCGGGCGCGGGTCAGCTCACGGCGGGTGCCGGTCTGACGAAGACGGGCAACACCCTCGACATCGTCGCGGCCGACTCCACCATCACGGTGAACGGCGACTCCATCCAGGTCGGTCAGATCGCCAACGCGAACGTCGCTTCCAACGCGGCGATCGCCTACTCGAAGCTGAACCTGGCTGGCAGCCTGGTGAACGCGGATGTGTCGGCCTCGGCTGCCATCGCGTACTCCAAGTTGGCTCTGACGGGTTCGATCGTCAACGCCGACATCTCGGCCTCGGCTGCGATCGCGTACTCCAAGCTGGCTCTGACGGGCAGTCTCGTCAACGCGGACATCGCGGCCGCAGCGGGCATCGCCTACTCGAAGCTGGCCCTGGCAAACTCGATCGTCAACGCGGACATCGCGGCCGCAGCGGCGATTGCGTACTCGAAGCTGGCGCTGACGGGCTCGATCGTCAACGCGGACATCTCGGCCACGGCCGCGATTGCCGACACCAAGCTCGCCACCATCTCGACGGCAGGCAAGGTGGCGAACTCCGCGACGACGGGTACGGCCTCGGCCGTGGCGGACACCCTGGTGCTCCGCGACGCCAACGGCCGCGCCAAGGTGGCCGATCCCGCGGTGGCTGCCGACATCGCCAGCAAGGGCTACGTCGACACCGAGATCGCTCGCTTCGTCATCAACGAGACGCCGACGGGCAGCATCAACGGCACCAACCGGGAGTTCACCTTGGCTCACACCCCGGCGTCGGGCACCCTCCAGGTGTTCGTCTCCGGCCTGATGATGCTGCCTGGCACCCACTTCACGTTCTCGGGCGCGACGCTGACCTTCACCGACCCCTACCAGCCCATCACGGGTGAGTGGCTGCGGGTCAGCTACAAGAAGGCGTAGTCCCCGGTAACCCTGGAGCTCTGGCCGCATGCCGTACAGTCCCACCGGACCGGGTAGTCTTCCGGTCGAGCGTATCAAGCCCATCACCGCCGATTGGATTGGCGATACCACCGCAGGAGGAACGTCGAACATCCAGAGCTTTCTGGATGCCCGGCGTTTCATCCGGGCCAAGGTGTCGAACATCGCCGGACGGAATGCGCTCAGCTCGCCCCAAGATGGCGACCTGGTCCTGGTGTTGGACAACGGCGAGGGCAAAACCCAACTCGACCGCTACAAGAGCTCAAGCACGTCTTGGGTGACGGTGGCGGTCGAGGGGGGCACCTCGGGCGGCGGCGGCGTGATGGGCACGCCGATGGTCATCACCGAGACGAGCACGGGCTCGAACCTCTACAACCTGCCCTACACCCGCGAGCACCCCATGGTCTGGGTCGACGGCTCGCTGCAGGTCAAAGATTCTGATTACACCGTCAACGCTTCCGGCCAGGTGACGTTCACACCGGCCCTGGATGCGGGCTTGACGGTTATTGCAAGCGCAGCGCTGTACCCCAGCGCACCCACCAACGATGCGCAAGGCGCGATGACCGTGCCCGCCGTGGTCACGGCCAACGCCGGCACCAACAACGCGACCTACGCGCTGCCGGGGGCCGGCATGGAGATGGTCTGGAAAGGCGGCGCCATCCAGGTGCCCGGCACCGACTACACGCGCGCCTCCAACACCATCACCTTCGTCGCCGGCAACATCCCGGCCGCGGGCGAGGATGTGGTCATCAGCGTGGCGGCAGCGCCCCTGGTGGGCACGGACGCCCTGACGCTGGGCGGGCAAACGGCCGAAACGGCTGCGACGGCCAACGCGATCGCCAAGCGGGACGGGGGCGGGGTGCTGCGAGCGGCCAACCACGCAAGCATAGGCACCGCCAGCGCAGCCGGCGCAGTCGTGGCGCTCGACGCCTCGGGGCGAGTTCCCATTTCAGCGGTCGGACTGGACCGCTGCCTGGCGCTTGGCGACCTCGCCATCATCGCGGCGACTGAAGCTGGCGGCCCTGTCATCGACTATCTGTTCGTGCCGTCGAGCTTCACGATCACGGCCATCGACATGCTCTGTCCCGTCTCCCCGAACACGGGCAGCATCACGATCGACCTGCTGGTGGCGACCTACAGCGGGGGGCCCTTCACGTCCCTGTACACCTCGAACACCAAGCCGACCCTGACGTGCGTCGGCAACGCGTCTTTTGCGACGTTCACAGGCGCCAACCTGCCCAACACGCCTTCGATCGCAGCCGGCAGCGTGCTGGCTGTGAAGCTGACTGCGGCACCAGCCGGTGCCCAAGACCTGTACGTGACCATCCGGTGAGGTGAAGAAATGCCCATCATCCAAAGCGGCGAGAGCAACAACTGGCGCTATGAGGAGTTTACGTCCGGCAGCGGCACGTGGACCGTCCCCCCCGGCGTGACGAAGGCCCGGATCACCATCGTGGGTGGCGGGGGTGGTGGGGGCGGGGGGCGCGGCGGCCAGGGCGGCCTCTACGGAGATGTTTTCCCGCAATCACCCTCGCCATTCACGAGTCGCCAAGGGGTTCTGAATCAAAGTTACGGAATTGGCGGCTACGGCGGCGCAGGCGGTGGTTCTGGCACCACTCTGCTGGAGGTGCCCATCACGCTCACGCCTGGCGCTGAGATGACCTACTCGGTGGGTGCCGGCGGCGCTGGCGGTGCCGCTGGTACTGGTGGAACCCAGTACAACCCCATAACGGCCACTGAGGGCTTGCCCGCCCCTTTCGGTGGGGCTGGCGCAACGGGGCAAACGTCCACATTCGGAACTCCGAGCGCCCCCAGCTTGGTGATGGCGCGCGGCGGCAGCGGCGCCGGGGCCGTGACCGGCATCGTCGGGCCTTACGGCAACTACCAGCCCGCAAGCTCGGGCGGCGTCGGCGGCAGCGGTGGCACGTTCTTTACGCTTACGGCTGTGGTCGGTGGGGCCATGAACACCAACGGCACCAACGTCAGCAACCCCATCATCTACACCGACTACTTCATCCTGCCCGGCGCCGGCGGTGCCGGTGCCAACGTCGGGACCGCAACCAATCATCCGTCCAGCGGCTGGCAAAACGCCTACAGGTACGGAGTGGGCGGCTCTGGCTCCGATGCAAACACCACCCAACCTGCGTATTACACCGCGGGTGGTGGCTCCGTGGGCTTCACGGGGGGCCTCCATCTGACCACGATGGCTGAAATTGCGGGCGGTGCCGGCGCCAGCGGCGGTCGCAGCGGCCAGACCACTGCCGTCCAGTGGGGGACGCCCGCGCAATACGTCTATGGCGGGGGCGGCGGGGGAGGCGGCGGGGCCGGAGGAAGCAGCGGGGCGGCGGGTTATATCTACGCCGCCATGCTGCTTGGTGGTGCCGGTGGGGCCGGTGCCGCGGGAACCTCGTCCGGCTCATATCCGGTGCATGCTGCTCCGTGGGGCAATTTCCCGCAGGGGATCCTGTTTTCGGCCACAGGAAATGAGGGGCGTGGCCTGGGGGGAGCCGGGGGCGCGGCGACCGGATCAGGGGGCGCCGGGGGCGGCGGAGGAGGCGGCGGGGCCTCTGACCAGCCTGGACGCAACGGTGGGGCCGGTGGCAACGGTGGGGCCGGCGGCTACTCAAGCGGCTGGGGAGCTGGCGGGGGAGGCGGGGGAGGCGGGGGAGGCGGCGGGGCCGGCGGCACCGCAGTGCGTACCCCGAGCAACGCCACGACCCAGGTAGGGATCGGCGGCGCAGGAGGCACGGGCGGCGCTGGCGGCCCCGGCGCCCCGGGCTACATCCGTATCGAGTGGCAGGTGTAAGATATGTGGATCATTCATGACGGCGCCAGCGTTCGCGTCCGCGCCAACCATCCCGATCACGACATCCTCGGCATCCTCCGAGAAGAAAGCCCTGCGGCGCGCATCTTGCGCGCCACCAGGCCCATCATCAATGAGGTGAACGCGCTGCTGTTCGCCCTGCGGCACGTCCCGGGCGAACCCATTGAGGTGCGGGTGCCCGTGCTCGACGAGCAGGGCGAGCCGGTGCTCGACGAGGCGGGCGACCCCAAGGTGGACGTGCTACACGTTCCTGGTCCGCCCGTTTCCCAGCTCGCCGGCAACACGCCGCACGTCGAAGGCGACGTGCTGATTATTCGCGACCCTGACGGGCAAGAACTGGCCCGCTACGACCTGGAGGTAATGTGTGACCCAGCAGCTTGAGGCGCCGCCAGCGCCCGCGCAGACCCTGGACGGCTACATCCGGCTGTACAACTATGACCTGAGCGCCGAGGCGACCGCTGTCGCAGCGCTGGAGGGCTGGACCAAGCACCAGTGGTACAACCCGGCGACGCAACACTCGCACAGCGAAGCAGAGAAAGAGCTGGACGTTCGTCCTGTTGACGACCAGCCGGAGCTATTCAAGGCCCTGACGGATGTGGTGGTCGATGCCGTGATGCGCTACAGCCGAGAGCTGATGGCGCATGCGCAGGTGACGGCGTGCAGCAACGTGCGCCTGAACCGCTACCCCGTCGGGTCCGTAATGCGCCCGCATACCGACCACATCCACACCCTGTTCGACGGGCAGGCCAAGGGCATCCCGGCGCTGTCCATCGTCGGCAACCTCAACGACGGCTACGAGGGTGGCGATCTGGTGCTCTGCGGCAAGCCCTACGCGCTCAAGGCGGGCCAGGTGCTGGTGTGGCCGTCCTGCTTCCTCTACCCGCACGAGGTCTTGGAGATCACGGCGGGGACGCGCTACTCGTTCGTCTCGTGGGCCTGGTAGGCCAGACAGGAGCCATCGTGGAAATCATCAACCTGTTTCCGACCGCCGTGGGGCGGCGCACGCTGCGCGAGTTGACGCCAGAGGAGCGAGCGGCAATCGAGGAACTGGGGGCCGAGAAGAAGCCCAACGAGGGCAACCAGACCAGCGCCTACCGGCTGGTGCTGCACGACCCCCGGCTCGCGGACCTCAAGGCGCTGGTGCTGGAGCACCTTCAGGCCTACGTGGACGGCGTGGTCGTGCCCGTCACCAAGCCCCGCATCGCCATCACGCAGTCGTGGCTGAACTTCAACGAGAAGGGCCAGTGGCACCACCGCCACGCGCACCCGTGCTCGTGGCTGTCGGCCTGCCTGTACGTGTCGGCCAACAAGGAGACGGATCGCATCTACTTCCACCGCTCCGGCTACGATCGCTTGATGTTCGAGGCCGCGGACTTCAACCCGTGGAACAGCCCGAGCTGGTGGATCCCGGTCGGGCCGATGGACCTCGTGATTTTCCCGAGCTACCTGGAGCACCACGTGGCCCCGAACATGGCGGATGGACACACGCGCATCAGCCTGGCGATCAACACGTGGTTCAACGGAGAGGCAGGCAGCGTGGACAGCCTGACGGGCCTGGCCTGTCAGGTGGGAGGGCCCTATGGATAACCACGAACTGAAGATGCGGCTTTTGCGGCTGGAGGCCATCGTGCAGCGCCACGCCGAGCTTTACAACGAGCTGGCGACGGACTTCAACGCGCACACGCACACCTACAACCCCAGCGCTGCCGGCACGTCGCTCGCGACCAGCGTCACCAGCGTCACGGCCCCTGCCACCGCGAACACCACCTTCACGCTGAACCGCCTGCCGTGAGGGAGGCGGTGTTCGGTCGGTTCGTTCCCGCCGCCGTGCGGCTGCTGGACGCCAGCAAGCGCGCGGCCTCGCGCCTGGTCGCCTGGCTCGCGGGCGTCCCGCGTCGCCCGTTGCCGGCGTTCACGTCGCCGCATGCCGCCTGGGACTACCTGGCGGCCCGCTACACCTACACGGGGGATCCGGTGTACGGGGTGGTGGACTTCTACTGGCACCCCGAGGTTTTGCAGGCGGCGCTGGAGGCCGGCACGGCGGCGCGCCTGCCGGTGGACTGCGACGACGTGGCGGCGTGGGCCCATGCGGCGCTGTCGGCGATGGGGGCGGCGCCCGGGCTGGTGGTGCTGTACGAGGAGATCGACGCCGCGCTGGCGGAGTACGTCAAGACCACGATCGCCCCGGTGGGCGACGTGAAGTTCCTGCCGACCCAGGCGTGGCTGAACTTCACGACGCAGGGCCAGTGGCATCACAAGCACGCCCACCCGGGCAGCCTCATCAGCGGGGTGTACTACGTGGCGGCTAGCGGTGACACCGACCGCATCATGTTTTTTCGTGGCGGCTACAAGCGCGTGCCGTTCACGCAGGCCGAGTTCAACCCCTGGAACAGCGACTCCTGGTGGATTCCCGTCGCGGCGGGAGACCTCGTGCTGTTCCCGTCGGAACTGGAGCACATGGTGCCGCCCGTGACGACGGACAGCACGCGCATCAGCCTGTCGTTCAACACCTGGTTCGAGGGCTCGGCCGGGGCCGTCGAGAACCTCACGCACCTGGCCGTAAGCCTGTCCGGTCCCTACGCGGACGGCGGCGCGGCCAAGTCCCTCGCCCTTGAAGCACCCCGGACGGTCGCAGCCGTCTCCTGACCCCACAAGGTGGTAGGCCATGCGCAACATCAGCAACGCGGTCATCAAGAACAAGGTCGCCGTCGTGACCTCCGGGGCCTCCTACACGGTGGACCCGCTGGACGACGTGGTGATCGTGAACAAGGAGACGGGCTCCGCGACCACCGTGACCCTGCCGGCGTCTCCCACCGTTGGCGAGGTCGTCACGGTGAAAGACGGCAAGGGTGACGCGGCGACCAACAACGTCACCGTGGCGGGGAACGGCAAGAACATCGACGGGGCTGCGAGCTACGTTCTCAACAACAACTACGGCGCCGTGTCCCTGGTCTACAACGGCACGCAGTGGAACAACTGGTCGCAGCCGGCTCGGTTGTCCGCAGCCGTGGTGGGCTGAGCCATGAGCAGCACTGAAACCGAGGCCGGCATCTTCAACGCGGCGAGCGGCGGAACGATGCTGTGCCGGGTCAAGCTGTCGCCCACCATCGTTAAGACGGCCTCGATTGCCGTCACGTTCACCTGGACGATCAACCTGGGAGCTTCCTGATGCCTTACACCTGGACCACGGGCGAGACGATCACGGCCGCCAAGCTGAACCCGACCATAACGACTCTGACGGCTGGCTATGCGGCCGGCGCCTGGAGCACGATGGCGGCGTTTCCTGACTATCACCGACTTACGGCCGGTGCGGGAGACGGAACCTATGCCTATGTGTTTGGTGGGGTTAACGGTTTTGCGAGCGGTTCAAACACCGCTGTTACGAGACGCTATGATCCAGTAGCCAACTCCTGGTCATCTAGAGCCAGCATGAACACTGCGAGATATTCACTCGGCGGTGCTTTTGACGGGACATACGTCTACTCTGTCGGCGGCTATGTCGCCGCAGCGAGCGCGGTTACTGAGCAATACAACCCCACCGCCAATACCTGGACGGCGAAGGCCAATTTAGGCACAGCTCGTTATGATCTCGGCGTCGCTGCATTTGCCGGCAAAGTATACTCCATCGCCGGTTACACAACCGCCACTGTTGCAACGGTTGAAGAATACGACCCCGGCGCTAATACCTGGACCTCGAAAACAGCCGTTCCAGAGGCACGCCACGAGCCTGCCGCATCGCACGGCGATGGCGGAGTATTTTGTTTTGGCGGTCGCAGCACCACACCAGCCGCAACAACAACAACCTACAAGTTCTCGCCTTCGATGAATGTATGGTCAACGCTTGCCGCTGCTCCAGTGGCGCAATATGCACACAAGGCAGCCACGGCAGCGGGCGTCATATATTGCGTCGGCGGCTTAACTTCACCATACACCACCACGATGGCATACTATCCGCTAAGCAATCTATGGCTGCAACTTCCTGCGTCAAACAATAGAAACAGGCACGCCATGGCTGCTGTAGGTGTTAATATTTATGTTTACGGCGGAATGGATAACGGATCTGGGGGCCTGCTTACAACTCAAAAATATGACCCCGACACAACTCTCTCGAACGACTACACGGTGACGCGCGATAGCATCGCCATCTCATACAACTCTGACGCAACCCTTACCAACACCACGACACAGGCGCAAGGCCGCATCGTGTTCTGTAAAAACGGAGACAAGATTGTCTCATCCGTCACAACCGACGTGCTCATCTTCTGAGGAGGGAAACCAATGTTCACCGCTCGTGAAATCGCCAAGGAACTCGGTGAGGACGTTGCCGCCGTGCGCGCCTTGCTGCCCGGCATCGATCAGGCCGCCATCTTCGCCGCCGAACAGGCCAAGGTCAGCGTCGAGGTGTGGGATGGCGTGTCCGACATTCAGGGCATCCCGGCCGCCCACTGGAAGGCGAACGGCGACCTCCCTGAAGGCGGCCACATGTACCTGCTGCGCGACACGGCCACGGGCCTTGTGCTGCGGGCGCAGCCGCACGCGCCGGGTGGCATCGGCCGCGCGCCGATGAGCCAGGAGCAGGCCATCGCCTTCGGCACCCAGCACCGCGACGAGGCCGCGATGCAGGGCGCACGGGCTGCTGTCATCAAGGCGGTTGACCTGGCGCTGGATGCTGTCTAAGACGCCTTCGCGCTGAGCCGAACCGGCCCGTTGGGGACCTCCCGCCCGATCGCCTGATAATTCCTCCAGGCGCTCGGGCGCCGGAGGAACCTGCTGTGACAATCGGTGCAGGTGGAGCTGGTAATACTAACTCCCCTGGCGCAAACGGCAGCAATACTTCTTTTGGCTCATTCACTGCCACTGGCGGCGGAGGCGCGCTCGTGAGCGGCGGGTGCGGTGGCGGAACGAGTAGCCGCACCGCGCTGTCGGGGACTGCTGGACAAGGTTCTAACGGCGGTTACGGCTGGACCATCGGTACTGCAAACGAGTATCCGAGTGGCGGTGGTGGAATCTTGTCGCCGGCCGAACGTGGAAACGGAGGGACCGGGTTACCCTCGTCCATTTCTGGCTCTCAAGCTAGTTATGGCGGCGGTGGCGGCTCTGGTGTTGCCAGCGTTTTTGCCGGCCGTGGTGGCGTTGGCGGTGGCGGAAACGGCGGAAACGTCGCAGCAGGCGGAAACGGCACCGCCAATACGGGTGGGGGTGGGGGTGGAGCTTCGACTGGGGCCGTTGCTGCAAACTACAACAGCGGCAACGGCGGCTCCGGCATCGTCATCGTCCGCTACCCCGGCGGCACCAAGGCCACGGGCGGCACCATCACCAGCGGCAACGGCTTCACCGTCCACACCTTCACGGGCAACGGCACCTTCACCTACACGGGGTAACATCGCATGGCACACTTTGCAGAACTCGATGACACCAACACCGTCCTGCGCGTGACGGTCGTGAACAACGCCGACATGCTCGACGAGCAGGGCCAGGAGAGCGAGGCAAAGGGCGCGCAGCTCTGCCACGACCTGCTGGGCGGGCGCTGGGTTCAGTGCAGCTACAACGGCACCTTCCGCGGCTGCTACCCGGGCGCAGGCTACAGCTACGACCCGGCGGCCGACGTGTTTGTGGCACCCGTCGTGGAAGAGCCCGCCAGGCCAGAAGCTGAGCAGGCTGCCTAAAAACTGAGCCCAGGCCTGCGCTAAGGTAGCAACATGAACCTGCCCGAGCTCAAGCTGTGCTTCAACCACCTCTACCAGCGCGTGAACCCGCTGCAGGCGCTGCACGGGCTGCTGCTGGCGGTCTGGCCCCAGCCGGACGAAGCTGCCCAGCTGCTGGTCGCCAACCCCGCGCCGGAGGCCCCGCAGCACCTGCAGGGCCACCTGACGGTCGACGGCCTAGCGCTCGCTACGGGTCAGCTGCTGCCGCGCGTCACGGCGGTCACGTCGGACCTGGTGCTGGACGCGGACGTTCACCATGTGCTGCTGCTGGCTGCTGAAGAGCCTTTGACGCTGACGCTGCCCGTGGCAGCCCCCGCAGGCACGACGTTCGTGCTGAAAGACGCCCTTGGCACAGCCGACACGCATCCGGTTACACTGGAAGCAGGCGGGGCCGAGACGGTGGACGGCGAGGCGGCGGTGGTGCTGGACGTGGCCTACGAGCGCGTCACGGTGATGGCCACGGGCGCAGGCTGGGTGCTGCTCTAGCTCTAGCCGCGTTGCGCAGAAACAACGCCCGCCCCTCAACTAGGCTTGAAGCCTGGGGCAAGGGGAGAGGCGTCCATGCAAAACCACATGCCACGCAGGCTTCGGGTTTGGGGAGCCTGGCGGAACTTCGTCTCCCGGCTGTTCGACCGCCAGGACGAGCGGCTGGCCATGGCGCTTGTGCCGCAGTTCAAGACCGTCGAAGGCCTGTGGGACTACATCCGGCGCTACATCCCTTACACGGGTGATCCGGCGCTGCCGTGGCTCGAGGGCAGCACGCGCGGCTGGCTCGACCACACCATCCACCCGCTGCGCTTGCTGCTGCACGCGGAGAACAACCGGGCTTACAGCGAGTCGGGCTACCAGTACTTCTGGCCGGCGCACGTGGCCGCGGACTGCGACGACGTGGCCCTGCTGGCGGCTTACCTCGCCGAGTACGCCAACCTGGGTCAGGCCCAGGTGGTGATGCTCCAGGGTCGGCCTGCTTCGGCCACGCACGCCGTCTGCGTCATTCGTCGCGGCGACGGGCGGCTCACGAGCGTCGACACCAGCGGGGTGCACCACCACGCCAGCGCCCGCGACCTCAAGGCCTTCATGGAGACCCAGTTCAACGCCCGCTACAGCATGACCGCCATGCCCCAGCCTTTCGGCCTGCAGTTTCCTTTGGAGGTGGACGCATGACGCAGTTTTTCGATCGCTGGGCGCACGCCAGCCAGATGGACATCCCTGCCACGCTCAAGCTGCTTTCCGTCGTGCTGGCGCCGCTGTTCTCGTTCTTCGACGTGAACCTGCTGCTGGGCCTGATGGCTTTCTTGTTCATCGACTTCGGCACGGGCATCTACAAGGCCAAGCTGCTCAAGAAGCTGGCCTCGACGCGCTTCGGGCACGCGCTCGACCGGGCCGTGTACTACTTGGTGGTCTACGCCGTGCTGCACACGCTCACGCTGGTGCTGCCGTTCGGGCCGATGTCGGCGTTCTTCGAGACGGCGGTGCTGACGGGTTACGTCTTGAAAGAGGCGCTCTCCATCTTGGAGAACCTGCGCGTGATCCGCACGCTGCGGGGCCAGGAGACGGTCTTCATCGACGCGCTGGTCGACCGGCTGGGCATGGACCTCGAGCGCCTCACGCGCGAGCTGCAGAACGCCAAGCTGCCCACCCTGGCTGAGAGCCTGGTGCAGCGCCTCGACTTCGAGCCGGCACCCGACGCCCAGCCCGCACCTCCGGCGGACCCACCCGATGACCGCGGCTAAGCGCGAACTGCTCTGGGTGTTCGGCCTCCTGCTGGCGCTGCTGGCTGCGTTCGCGCTTTTCCAGAAAACCCGGCCTGCCCGTCCCAAATCTGGGTTGACCCAAATCGCGCTGCAGGAGGTCAAAACCAGCCGCCAGGTCCAAAAGGCTGTCCACGCGCAGCACAACGCCCAGCGCCAGCGGCGCACGCGCGAGGTCGTTACCACCCGGCGCTATGACCCCGCCACGGGCCGGCTGCTCTCCGAGACCACCCGCCAGCGCGAGGAGACCACCCAGCAGACCCAGGCCGCCACCCGCAGCGTGGCGCTGGCCGAGGCCACGCAGGCGCACACCGTCAACCACCGGGAGCCGGCCCCCACCGGGCTCACGGCAGGCTTGCTTGCCACTCCGACGGGCGTGGGCCTGACGGCCGGCGTGACCCTGCTGGCGTTGCCCCCGCTGAGCCTGGAAGCGCAGGCTGGTGTGCTCGCCGTGCCCCAGCCAGCGCCCGTGCTGGGCCTTGCTATCCACGGGACGGTGGCACCCAGGCTGGTGGCCGGCGTGGGTGTGTACCTGGGCCCCCAGACCGCCCTCGGCTACACGCCGGTGCCAGGGTTGCCCGTCTCCGTGCAGCCGGGTCTGTCGCTGCAGTACCGGTTTTGAGCCATGGCCGAGCCGGTGGTCCAGCAAAACAAAGACGGCAGCTACAAGCTCACGTGGCTGCTCGGCAACACCTACTTTGCGGATCGCCTGCAGGAGCTGCTCGGCGAGGTCGAGCTCAAGGGCAACATCTGGCCGCTCAAGAGCGGACAAGCCCGGCTCACATGCCAGTACCCCCACGAGAAGGTGCTCGAGGTCAGCTTCGTCTGCTACCTCTTTCAGCAGCACCTGGCCGAGATCAAGCAGCTCAACCACACGTGGTTCCACTCGCCGGAGGCGGAGAGCGAGCCATGACCGAGCTGAAGGCTCCACGCGTCACGGCTGTCAGCGAGCACACCCGCAGGCTCGTGTGGATTCTGCCTTCGGGTTACCTCACCCAGCGCTTCAAACAGCTGCTGCGCGAGGAGGTCAGCTTTCAGGAGCTCCGCGTGCTCGGCGCGGACGACCAGGACGGGGACATTGTCATCCTCGAATACCCAGAAAACCAGAGCAACCAGGTGGTATTCGTGGTGTACCTCATGAATGCGCTGTACCGGCAGCAACGCCACGTCCGGCGCTGCTGGGAGGGGTAAGTGACACAACACGTAGTAAGCCGCAAAGCAAGGCGACGCAAAGCCAAGCCGGCAGCCGCGGCTGCAAGAGGCGGGGGCGCCGCCAGAAAACCCAACAAGGCCGCAAGAAGGCACAAGCCTGCGGCAGACACCAACACCCCGCCGGTTACGCCAGCGGAAACCAGCAACGCGGGCGACTTCTTGAAGATTCCGGTTCCCACGTTGTGGAACCCGCCCAAGCAGGGCCTGTACACGCGCGGCGTGGGCGGCAAGACCTACTTCAAGCTGGCCGTCGCCAACCGGGGCCGCGACACGGGCCGCTACGGCTACGACCACAACAACGCCGTGCTCTTCGAGATGGCACCCGCCCGGCGCAGCTTCTTCGAGAAGCAGGGCCAGCCCGTGCCGGGCGTGGGCGCCGGCATGGACCTGATGAGCAAAGCCAACATCGCCAAGCTCAACGTGCCAGGCGCCCGCCCGGTCTACCAGCACATGGGCATCGCCGAGGAGCGCATCGAGTTCGTGGGGGCTTTCATCGGCCACGACGAGTACGTCAGCCACGACGACAAGCCCACCTACGACACGGACTTTCCCGACTACCAGAACGCCTGGGAAAAGTCGCAGCGCCTGGCCTACGCCGTGCGGGCCGGCAAGGAGGTGGGGCTTCTCATCGGCTGGGAAGACGAGAGCGACAACAACAACGTCAAGGACGCCAGCCTGTCAGGCATCGACCACCACATTCGCTTCGACAACGAGCACATCTTCCGAGGGTACATCCACTCGATCGTGCGGACCTACGCCACCGCCCACCGGGTCTACTACCGCGTCAGCATGATCGTGACCAACAGCGACGACATGCTCAACAGCAAGAGCGCCTACGGCAAGCCCGTGCCGCTGCCGACCGTTTTGGCCACGCTGGCGGAGATCGTGCCTCAGCCGGATGCCACCCCGCCGGCAGGAGCCAACGCGGATCAAGCAGCTTCCCAACCCGTGGCTCCGGCAAACCCGGCAACGCCAGCGCCCACGGAAAAACCGCGAGGACCCTTCGGAAAAACTCCCAACCCCGCTGCAACGCCCAACCAGGACACCGCAACGTCCAACTTTTTGTACTTGCGAGGGTTTAACGCCACCGCCAGCCTGAGCCAGCTTTCCAGCAGCGTGCCTGCCGGCACGCGCAAAGAGTTAGAAAAGGACGCGCGTATAATTGACGCTTCTGCTGCAGAAGTGGAAGGTGCGCAATACTCCCCAGAAACGGTTCAAAACAACCTAAAAGGGGTTGAAGAAATGCTTGCGTATGCCAAAACCCTACCTCCTGCAGACAGAAAAATTTTAGAACAAGTTTACGAAAAACAAAAATCCACCATGCTTCTAGTGAAAGCTTACAACTACAAAGTTCCATTATTGCCGGGTACGTCTGCGGCTTCTTCTGCTTCTTCTCCCAAGCCTGCCGTGTCACCTCCGGCTGCGAGGCCGAGCTCTCCGCAGCCCACGCCCAAGCCGGTGCCATCGGAGAACAGCAACTACGTACCTATTGTGACCCCCGTTGTGATTCCTAACTTTCAAAAACAGAGAGAGTTAAAGGCGTATGAGGACAGGTTGAGCGAGTTCAACGAAGTGCTGAACAAGAACCCGGGCCGAGTGTATCCGGTGCAAACCATCAGCTCTTACAAGGACGGCTACAACAGTTTGGCACGAGAAGCTGCCCAAGCCACGGTAAGTGCGGTGAATCAGAAGCTGTTCACAAGTCGTCAAGCAACAATCACGTCGCAGCGCATCAGCGCAAATGTAGAGGAGTGGAAAAAGCTGGCGGAGCGGAACAACCAGCGGATTGCCCAACAGCGGAGAGGTAAGCGATGACGCTGACGCCTGTGCTCGCGCAGTGGATCGCGCAGGTCGGCGATGCCAATCTGCTTGACGCGCTGCCGGCCCCCACGCTGTACCGGGCCCTGGCCCACACCGACGACGTGCTGTTCGTGAAGGTCTCCGACCCGTTCTTCGAGCTCCCCGACCTGGACCTCGAGGCGGGCTACCAGCTTTACGACGAGACGTTCACGCTGCTGGGCGCGCACAGCGCTGCCACGGGCTTGACGGAGGCGGTGTGGGGCTTTGGGGAGGTCGACTGGATATTCTTGCTGGACTACAGCTTCGGCTACTACGCCTACCTCTACTACACCAACACGGAAGGCGAGACGCGCACGGTGATGCTGGTGCACGCCGGATGAGCACGCCCGCCAAGAACCTGAACCTCAACATCCTCGACCAGGTCAGCTCGAAGCTGGTCAAGGTGCAGGCGGCAGCGCGGCAGCTCGGGCCGGTGGAGTTCGTGGAAACCATTGTCGACGCCTTCGACGTGCCGCTGTTTCTCAGCCAGCGTGTGTTTCTCAAGACGATGTTCGGCGACACGATGAACGCCGAGGAGCAGGCCTTACTCGACCAGTGGGTCCAGTCGGAGAAGACCAACTGGCGCGACCCCAGCCAGCTGTTGACGGAGACCAACATGCAGCGGGTGCTCGAGGGCAAGCCGGAGAAGCCGCGCTTCAGCTACCAGAACATCACGTTCCAGGCCGGCATGCGCAGCGCCAAGTCGAGCTCCGTGGCGCTCGCGATCGTCTACGAGTTCTTCAAGCACATCACGAGCCCGTGTCCGCAGCACGAGCTGGGCGTGCCCAAGAGCTCGCCCATCTACATCACCGTCATCGCCAGCACAGAGCGGCAGGTGCTCGGCACCATCTTCTACTACGTGAAGAAGTACGTGACGGAGTCCACCTTCTTCAAGAACATGATCGAGCAGGGGGAAATCGTGGTGCGCGAGCTCGACATCGAGTGCGCGAGCAAGGGCGTCATCATCGCCTGCGGCCACTCCAAAGCGACCTCCATCGTCGGCCGCACGGCGGTGATGGTGGCTTTCGACGAGCTGGCGATGTTCAGCGCCGACGAGGGGCATACGAGCAACGCCCAGGACGTCTACACCCGCGTGGGCAAGTCGACGGCCACCTACAAGGACGCGGCCAAGCGCATCGCGCTTTCGTCCGTGAAGTGCGAGGGCGACTTCATGGAGCAGCTCGTGCGCGAGGACTGGGACCGGCAGCGGCAGGGGTGTCTGGTCTTCGACTTGACGACGTTCGACTTCAACCCGACGCTTTCCAAGGACGACTCGGGCATCGCCAGCGACTACGTCAAGGACCCCGTGGCGGCGGCCCGCGACTACGAGAACCTGCGGCCGGGGTCGGCCACGTCGTTCTTCATGCCGGCCGTCATCGAGAAGGCGGCAGCCGGGCGGGACCCCCAGGCGGTGATCGCGCACCAGCCGCAGGTCATCAACCGGGGGCTGGGCGAGGCCAAGGGGGCGTCTCAGGGGGAGACGCGGGAGATGGCGGGGTTGCAGGTGGCGGTGACGCCGCTGACGCACAGCAACGTCATCAGCATCGGGCACTGCGACCCCGGCCTCAAGCGCGACAGCTTCGGCTTTGCGGTGGGGCATGCAGAGTGGAGCGAGGTGGGCATCGTGACGGTGATCGACGCGGTGCTGGAGTGGATGCCCAAGCCGCTCGGCCGCAACAAGGTGGCGCCGGTGGACCTCGTCAACGTGGAGGAGGTGCTCATCGAGATCGCCAAGAAGCGGAACATGCAGCGGCTGACGTTCGACCACTGGAACTCGGCGGGCAGCATCCAGCGGCTGTTCCGGGAGAACGTCGTCACCCGGGAGTTCCACTTCTCGGGGCCGTTTCAGAAGAAGCTCTACGACATGCTGCGGGCGCGGCTGAACGCGGGGCTGGTGCGCATCCCCAACCACCCGACGCTCATCGAGGAGCTCAAGCACATCGAGCTGCGCAACGGCGAGTCGATCGCCCACCCCAAGAACAAGGACAGCGCCGTGCCGGGACGCGGCAAGATCTCCAAGGACCTGGCCGACTGCGTGGCCGTGGTCAACTGGCAGATCGCCCAGCTGGAGGGCAACCTCGAGCCGGGCATGGTGGAGGGCGGCATGATGGGCGCTGCGGCCTCGGACATCAGGCTGATCGGGCAGCTGTCATGCGAGCGCAATGTGACGTGGAGCTGGCGCTGAGTGGAGCTTGCTTGGGTTAACGGGCCTGCGCTTAATCGAAGAAATTCAAGGTTTTCCCGTCCTTCTTGGCATGTTTTGCCGAATGGGCTAAGCTAGGCCTTGCAAGTTTCACCAAAGCAGGTTGCAGATGGCTTTCAGTTTTATGCACCTTGAAGACGTGCTTCGCGCGTACGTGGTGCTCCACATGAACGTGAACGACGGGTCCGGGCCGGCCCACCCGCTGGCGTTTTTGGAGCGCGTCGAAAAACAACAACCAGGGATCGGCCAGAGCCTGGTCTACCTTCACAAAACCGAAGACCAAAAAACCGTCATTGTGCTGGACGATGAGAAATTTCTGGTCTCCGAGTGGGATTCAAGCTGGCTTCAAGCCAGCCAGGTGACGTAAAAACCTTCGGCCTGAAACCACGCCCAGGCGTGGTCCAGGCTCACCTCTTCTGGCTCGCAGCCGTGCACATCGGCATACAGCTCGCAGGCCAGGTGTTTTTCAGCGTGGGTGCGGCTGATCGCAAAGGTGATGACATGCCCAGGCAACGCCACATCGGGTGGGTTGAGCCGAGCCACCCAGCGTGCGTGACAGCCGTGGAGGGTGAGCTTAACGGGGTGGTCGGGCTCAAAGGTAACGACGCCCGGAAAGGTATTCACAGCTACCAGGAGATACGCGCCTGAGCGGTCTCGTCCCAGAGATAGTCCTGGCTGTAGCCGCCCTGGGCCTGCGCCCCTGCGCGGCTGTCGCAAAGGGCCTCTTCCACGGCTTCGAGCGTCTCGTGACGGCTGACGACCATGCCCTCGCGCGCGAGGTGCGGGTCGCTGGAGATGGGGCGTCGGAGGATGTAAGCGGACATGGCGTTTCCTTTCGTTCAGTCCAGGCCGACCTGCTGCTTACCTGTCAGCACGTTGTCCTGGAACGTCAGCGTCATGAACGACCCAATGAAGTTCTTGTAGACGTAGCTGCTGATGCGGTGTTCGCCGAACTGCATGTCGGAGATCTCCTCGCCGTAGTTGCCGTCGAGCGCGCTGACAACCTCCCCGTGCGTCATGCCGGGTCGCAGCTTGATGTACATCATGTTGGTCACCTGCAGGGTGTCATTGACGTAGGTGAAGGCCCCCTTGATGCGGTACGTGAACTCGAGGTAGTCGTTGTTCTCGTCCCAGTCGCTAGCAAGGCCCGTCAGCGAGACGATCTTGCCGCCTTCGAGTTTGAGCGCCACCGCGCCGTTGGGGTAGTTGAGCACGGTGTACTCGGGCGAGGGCCGGTGCACGCGCTTGGGCTTTTTCGCGTTCATCATCAAGTTGGCGAGCGCTTTGGCCTTCTCGAAGGTCCAGCCGCCCTCGGGGGCTACCCAAGTCTCAGCAGTCACGCGAGCAGGCCGCTCGAGGCTGTATTCGCCTTGTTTGATCCCCAACGCGCGCGCGTAAGGCCAGGCCACATTCAGCGGCTCGTTGGGTTTGGCCCACGCGGAGCCACTGCAGAGCAGCAGCCAGCAAGCCAGTGTCAGTTTCAGGTTCATAAAAGCATCTCTTTCGCTCAAAGCAACTGGGCAGGCACCTCCGCCCAAACGCGGCCGAGGTTGTTGTCGAACCAGACGCTGCCCGTGTAGCGGGTGTAGGTGCGGTAAGACCGGCTTTCGAGCCGGGCCTGGGCGGGCCGGGCCAGCAGCGCACGCCCCTCGGAGGTCAGCCCCAGCACGGCCCGCAGCTGGTCGGCCGTTGCCAGGGGCAAGCCCTCGACATCGAGCCGCAGCGCTGGGGGCAAGGCGGCCAGCACGGCCGAGAGCGAGCGGCTTTCGCTCGAGGGTTTGCCGCAAGGCACGCCAGGGTGGTTCAGGTGCCGGTGCAGGTCTTTGAAAAGCTTGCCGCAGCCCGGGCAGCGCGTGGGGTCTTCAGCGGACACGGGAAGGCTCCTGGGCCACGGCGACGAGCGCCTCGAGTGGACACAGGCGCCTGGAGCCGTCGTCGAACAGCACCCAGGCTGTTTCGCCCAGGTGCTCCACCACCTGGCCTTGCCGCAGCCCCCGTTCGCCTAAAACAGGCAAGCCCACGCGAACGCCTACTTCAGTCGATTGGCTCGTCTCTTTCACAGCTGTCTTCCGGTTCGTCTTCGTGCGGCCAGTCCGCCCTTTCGGTGGCGGCATCCCAGATGTCTCGATCCGAGACGTCGACCAGGTTGACGCCGTAGGTATCGACCACGCGGTCGACCTCGGCATCTCCGGCTTCGCGACCGCAGATGTCATATACCCGTTTGGCAACTCGAGCGTACGCTGCGTCGTAAGCAGCTTGGTTGGGTCCTGGGGTCATGGGTCCTCCTTCTGCAGGCGCTCGGGCCTGCCTCCCCCACACGCGTGGGGACACCCAGAGGCTGCGGGGATTGTCAGCCCGCCATACCCGTGGTGATTCCGCTCTGTCGTTCAGCGGATCACAGTCCCTATGCCAGCGCCTTCAAGAGGGCAGCGGCCGTTTCCACCGTCAGTCCTTCGACGCGGTAGCCGCCAGGGGCAACCAGCGTGAGCCCCCGGAAGGGCTGTACGCCCGCCGCCGTACGCCGGGGAGTCAGCGTCAGCCACGGCACGGAGCAGGGCGCCCTCTCTTGCCACTGCCGGTAGCTGTCAGGGTCCCTGCCGGCAATCATGACGGAAAGTCTGTAACTGGCGTTTTCAGGTGTCAGCAAACGTCCGTCCAAGGTGGGTGCCCTCAAGGTTGCTATGACGGGTAGGCGGCGCGTGTCAGCGGGTCATCAGGATAGCACGGCGGCAGCGCTGGCCGAGAGTGCTTGTCGTCTTTTGATAACCGCTGTTATCCCGCAGGGGTCAAATCAAGGCATCGCTGTAGCGCCGCCACACATCCCGCGCGGCTGGGCTGTCCCATGCCAAAGGCGCGTTGCTGACGTGCTCGTTAGTTTCGGGATCCCGCAGGAGGGGCCAGATGACGCCGAGAAACTGAAGGCACTGTTCAAGCGTGCCGCCGGCCTCTAAGTCCATCTCGTAGTTTCCCCACCAGCTAGGCAGCCAGCGGTCATTGATGCCTATTTCCATGACCCAGCCAGCACTGGGCCTGTTCAACCACATGGTGGCACCTTCTCGAACTTGATACACGTAGGGTGCCGCCGCGAGGTCTTGTAGGGTCTCAGGAAACTTGTACGTGCTCATGTGCCGGTCAGAGCCGAACCTTCGGCGTGTTCGCCGTCGGGGGCTCCATCCCCTCCCGGTACAGCCAGCACGTCGATCCGTCTTGCTCGCCGGCGCGCAGGTTGCTCATCGCGGCGTCGAGGGTCTTGAACGAAATCACCAGGGCGTACTTGCAGAGGGGGTGCACGCTGTGAACGATGAACACTGTAGACCTCCTAGTAACTTGATAATGGGGGTTATCCCGGATCGGTAGTCCCTCCCGGCCGCTTACGAACTGATGGGCCAGACGGCGTTGCCGTCGTAGTCCTCGAGCTTCGACAGGCGGCGATCGAGGGCGTCGGACAGCGTCTTCACGACCAGCTCGATGTCGCCTTGCCAGTGCTGCCGAGGGTCGTTCTGCTCGCCGAGGGCGACCGCCAGCGCGTGGACCTGCTTCAGCAGGTCGTGCAGCGGACGCAGCTCTGTCGTGGCTGCCAGCGGCAGGAGGGCTTCCGTGCCCAACCGAACGGCCTCGGTGTCGAGGACCGACTTGGTGACGTGGGTGGGTTGCATGGTCTCGCTCCTTTCGTCGCGATAATTTCAATTATCCGGAGCCGCACAGTCGTGGCGGCTCGGCCGCGTCACTTCTTCTGCCAGGGGATGTCGTCGACCGCCTTCTTGATGCGATCGAAGGCCTGGTTGCCATGCTCCTTCCAGACCTCCTGATGGGGGTCGAGCTCGTCGGCCAGCGTGACGGCGAGCTTGTTGGCCTGGTTCAGCAGGTCGTAAAGGGGCTGCAGGCCCACCCGGTCGGCGATGGCCATGAGGGCCTCCGTGCCGATGCGGACGGCTTCGATGTCGCTGATGCGATCGGTCGTGGTCATGGTTTCTCTCCTTTACCACTTGTACAGCGGAAGCTTATCAATGGTGTCGGCATCACAATCAAGGTGAAGCCATCGGCAGTTCAGGTTTCTTGCAAAAGTTACGACGCAACGAAGATCCTCGGGAAACCTTTGCATCGGATCATCTTCTTCATCTTCCGCCACCCAGCCGGTGTAAATAAACCAGCCGAACTCAGTTTGAACAGCGCGCGGAAAGCCGTCTTCCAGGTTGGCTTTGATCCAGCCGTTGCACGTTTCGTTGGTGACGTGCCCGGTTGATATTTCAAGCATCTTGCAAACAACCGTGTCGTTTTTAGTCGGTGTCAAGGTTTAACTCCCTTTCTACTTAGCCCGGGTGGGTGTCGCGATAATAGTGATTACATGGCAAAGCGCTGACACCACTGGAGTCAGCGCTTTGCCGGATGGTGAAGGTTGTTAAAACAGCTTAAGACGCCGCTCTCAGCCGCTCGACCTCCGCGACCAGCGCGGCAAGATCCTCGGCCGCGTGGGCCAGCAGCTCCAGGTGCGCGCCCTGCGCGCCCGTGCCCTGGGCGTCTTTGCCTAGCACCACGCGAAACCAGGCGTGGTTGTGCTCGAGGCGCCAGGTGCCGGGACGGGTGGCTTCCAGCCGGGCCTTGATGGCCTCAAGATCCAGCATGCGGCTCAGCCTCCCGTGGTGCCGCCAGCCAGCGGCTGTAGGCATCCAGCGTCGTGTCGTAGGGCAGCTTCAGCACCTGCGAAGCCGCGACCAGGCTTTGCGTGCGGCGCTGCACGGCCTGCCACTGCAGCACGGCCTCGGCCGCAACAACGCCGCAGCGCGGACAGTCGCTCGTGGCATGGGGCGTGTTCCAGTCGGCGCAGAGCGGGCATGTCGGGTCAAAGCTACCCACGGTGGTGCTCCCAGTACGCACCCAGCGCCTGCGCCAGCGGCCGGGTCTCCGGCAGCTCGGCGAGCTTGGCCAGCACCGCGGCCCGCACAGCCTCGGACAAGTCGTGCAGCTCCTCGTAGAGACGCCCGGTGCTGTGAGGGTGCACGGCTACTTCCAGAAGGTGTCGTAGGTGCAGGGTCCGCTCAGGAGCGAGGCCCAGCAAAGGAAAAATTGCATGCTTCCATCCTAATCAAATTGTGTGTTTTTGTCACTTCAAGCGTTCAAAATTGTTACTCTTTTTCCGCCCACCACACCAGGTCCGCCGGCTTGAGCGGCTTCACGGCGTTGAAGTGCTGCTCAACCGGCAGCTGCCGCAGCACCCAGTCGTGGTGCAAATAGTCATCGTAGCTCTCGCGCTCCAGCCACCAGGTGTCGCCCCGCACCTTGAGGGCGGGCATCACCTCGTCGCCGATGTCCTCGTCGTACTCGCACTGGGCCGCCACGGCGGCGAACTGCGCCCAGCTCACGACGTAACCCGGGTGGATGACCACCTGGTGCACGTCCGCCGGACCCTTCTGGGCCCGCGCCAGCGCTTCGAGCGTTTCAGCCAGCAAGTTCATGACTTTCCTCCGGGCGCTGCAGCAGCGCACGCCACACCCGCGCCGCGTTCCACGCATCCGGCAAGGCCCGGTGCGCCGGACCCTCCGGCACCAGCCCGAGCCAGCCCATGGCGTCGTGCAGCGAGAGCTTCTTGGGACAGCCCGTCAGGGTCTGGAACAGCCGGGCCAGGTTCAGGTACTCGTGCGGCAGCTGGTCTGCCAGGCCCCAGCGCTCGCACTCGCGCAGCAGCAGCGTGCGATCGAACTGGCCCCAGGCCGCCAGCAGCGTGTGATTGCGCCGACCGCAAAAGCGCACGAGCTGGTGGTACGCTTCGGGAAAGCGTGGCGCCCCGTGCAGCATGGCGGGCACGATGCCCGTGAGCTCCTGGCAGTAAGCCGAGAGCCCCGGGTGCCGGACGGGACCCACGAAGGTCTCCAGGCGATCGACGACGGAGAGCGAACCCTCGGCCAGCTTCACCGCCCCCAGCTCGATGATCTCGGCCTCCTTCACCCCATGCCCCTGCCCCGGCGCCCAGCATGTCGCCTCGAGATCCAGCACCACCATCACGCGCAGACCCTCCAGGAGGTTCCCAGATAATTAGCCTTATCTGTCATGATTTCGGAATCCGAGGCTCTGAGCGAGTTTGAGGGATCGGGTTGGGGGTGGGCCGGACCGGCGGCGTTGCGGGCAGGTTCGACAGGCCAGATAACGCGAATAGGACCAGATAACCGGAGCGGGGCAGCAGGGGCGTTGAAAAACGCAGCCGGGGTGACGGGACCTTCGGGTTCAGGTGAACAGGTGGGTGTAGGCCGGCTTGCGCTGGCCTGCCTGCAGCTCGCGCAGCCGGGCCTCCGTCAGCGCCCGGATGACGGCGAAGCGATCGCCCACGTCCCAGCGGTGCGGGAAGTACCCGTCGATGCGGGCCCAGTGGGCGTGGTCCGTGAGCTGGGCGATCGACAGCTTGTGGTGCCACAGCAGCTCCGCGCACAGCTCAGCCGCGGCTTCTTCTTGCAGCTTCTGCACCGGGTGGCTCTTGCTCGCCATCGCGCACAGCGTCACGCCGATCGCCCCGGTGTTGCGCTTCGACAGGTGCTGGCCCTTCTGCTTCAGCGACAGCGCCTTCACCACGCAGGCCCGCGGGGCCTTGGCGTCGAACGCGATGTTGAAGTGGTAGGAGTCCCAGCACTGCGCGTAGGTGCCAGCCGTCCAGTGCAACACCACCTGCGTGGGCGCGCCCAGCGGCTGGTCCTTCTGGTCGTTGTGGGCAAACAGCGCCAGCTTCAGCCCCATGCAGGTGGCCGCAGCCTCCCGACCAAAAGCACTTGAAAGGTCAATCACGCTGGGCATCGTTCCTCCTCAGTCCGGCTGCATCTGGCCCACCACGACCAGCGCGTAGTAGGCCAGCCGCTCGAGCTCCGCCTTGTCGAGCTTGAAGCAGTAGAAGTAGCGCCCCGCCAGGAAGCTGTGCGCCTCCTCGCCGAAGTGCACGAGGTTGGCGTCGAGGTCGCTTTCGGGCTCCACCTCGACGGCCAGAAACGGGATGATGCGCCCGTCCTCGTCCTCGACCCGCAGCACCCGCAGGCTGTGGGGCTGCAGCACGCCCTCATCCGCCATGGCCCGACCGCTTTCGCACCAGCGGCAGCTGCACGCTGCCCGTCCACAGCAGCTGCCACGCCCCACGCAGACGCTGCGCCAGGCCGGGTGTCGGCAGGCTGAAGCGCACGTCGGCCAGGCTTTCTGGCAGCTTCACGCTCTCGCCGTCCACCATGTGCGCCATCACGTGCCCGAGCGCGTAGAGCGCGGACTCTTCGGCCTCTGAGCCAGAAGGCGTCAGCAGCGCAGCGCAGGCCGCCTCGGAGAGCACCTGCAGCTGCGCCTTGCAGGAAAGCGGAAACTCCGTCTGTCGGGCGAAGTGCAAGGCGGGGTCTGACGGGTCGGCATGGACCAGCGAGAGCTTCTTCATCCAGAGGGGTTCTTGCTTCCGGTTCATGGCCGTCCTTGCCCGAGCAGCAGGATTGCGGCCCGCCACACGACCTCAAGCGTCGCTGCGTGCAGGCGCTGCAGTTCCCTCCAGTATGTGCGGCACTCCAGGCGATTCATGGGCAAAATCCTTGTCGGCGGGGGTGCTGGGCCTGGCGCTCGGCCAGGAGCAGCGCCACCACAGATACGATCGTCGGGGGATCGAGGTAGCGTTGAACGGTGTTGACCAGTCGTGCATGAGAGAGACGGGACACTCCTTTGGGGTGGGACAGCTGTCGCAAGACAGCACGCAGCTCGGCGTTCCAGAGCAGGCTCAGCATCGCGGCCGGACTGGCCGACGGGTTGGGGCAGGCCGCCCGCAGCGTCTGGAAGCGCAGCGCCTGGCGCCTGCGCGTGACCAGCAGCAGCCCCCACCAGGCGGGCACCTCGGCGTCGGCCGCCGTGGCATGCCGGGGGTCGAGCACCAGCGTGACGTGGCTGCAGAACCGGTTGTAGGCCCGCGCCTGGCGCCGGATGCGGCGCAGCGTGTCGTGGGCGGACTTCACCTCGTAGCCGTGCAGGCCGTGGGCGAAGACGGCCAGCAGGTCGATGCGGGCCGTGCGCCCCAAGGGGAACTCCGGCAGCAGCGCCCGCAGCTCGGGGTGCTGCGCCAGCCCGGCCATCAGCACGGGCACGACCTCCGCCTCGCGGGGCGGCTCGTCATGGCGCGCCAAACCACCAGTCCGTGGCCCAGAAGGCCAGACAGCCGGCGGGAACGGCCAGCGCCAGCACCTGCAGCAGCTCGAGCACGGTCAGAGTCCTTTCTGCTTCAGCGCATGTCCCTCGGCGCAGCCCGGACAGGCGTCCGGCGCGAACTGCGCGAGCGGCAGCTTCAGGCTTGCATGCAGCGCGAAGGGCAGGCGGTTCAGCGCGCTCGAAGCCACCAGGGCCGCCGCCCCCAGCAGCTGGCAAGGACCCAGCTGGCTGGCTGCCTGGCGCAGCGTCTCGCCCGTGCGGGCCACGTCCGTCACCAGCAAGACGCGCTCGCCGGGCTGCAAGGGGCGCAGCGGGCGCTGGTCCGCGTCGAGCCAGTTGAGCGGCTTCTTGAGCTGCGCGGCCAGCTCGTAGGCCAGCGGCAGCGCGTCCGCCTGAATGGCCACGAGCGTATCGATGTGCACGTGCGCGGGCACCATGTTGCGGATCAGCTGCCAGGCCAGCGGCTTGAGCAGCTCCGGCTGCGACAGCCAGGGCCGCAGGTCGACCCAGACCTCCGCATGGCGGTCCGGGCCCACGGCGATGTGACCCCACTCGAAGGCCTGGCCCTCGTGCAGCAGCTTCAAGACGTCGATGGTAGGCGGCATGCCCCCAGTAAACGTCAACGACCAGGGGAAATTGTATGCAGCTTCAGCGCTCGACGGGCTGGCGATCGCTTGCGTCGTGCAGGCGCCGGTTCTCCTGCTCGAGGCGCTGGACCTCCGCCAGCAGCACGCGGACCCAGTGCGCCATGACCGGGGCTGTGCTCACGGGCCAGCGCTGGGCCTCCTTGAGGCTCTGTTCGATCGCCGCGACGTCGACGGGCATCTCAGACCCCCTGGCTGTCGATCGCCCGCTCGGCCTGGGCCAGGGCGTCCAGGTTCCAGGCGTCGAACGGACCCGCGTGACGCCACAGCCAGGTGGTGAGGCGATCGCGCCGAGCAATGGGGAGCGCGCCAAGCACGGCGGCGACGGCATGGTATTCAGGCGTCATGGGGTGGTTCTCCATGGATGGGGGCAGGTAGTTCGGGGCGAACGCCGTCGGCGTTGCACCCTTGCAGGTACGAATCGAGGCTGGCCTCAAACGCCGCTTGCAGGGCCAGAGGCGTGGCGCCGTAGAAGGTCACCATGTCGCGGTGCAGCCCCTGCACGCGACCCGCGAAGAGGTTGGCTTCCAGGTCAAGCCGGTGCACCACGCCATGGTAGCCGCGGTATGGCCGCAGCATCAGGCCTTCAGCCGGCAATTCTTCAGGCTTGCTCGTTGTCACTTTTTCTTTCTTTTCCACCGCTGGCTGGGATCAAACTGCGTGCCCAAGTGGGCGTCTACCATGCGGCCGTCTTCTTCCGTGAAGTCGTGCACTTCCATCGGATGTAAGCGCGGCGCCAACGTGACCTCCTGGCAGAAGTAGAACTGCCGATCGTCTTTCGTGAGCACCGACAGGCTGAACAGCAGCACGCCGTCGTCGAAGCTGCTCTCGCACTTGAGGTCGGCGATGCCAGCCTGGTTGATGGCAGCCATCAGCTCAGCCTTGGTGTTCGGCACGATAAAAGCTGCGCCCTCAGCGGGGCGTCTGGTCTTGGGCATCGGACACCTCCTGGTTGGGGGTCATCGTGGGGCGGAACTCGGTCTCCCACCAGCCTTCGAGCGGCTCGTTGTAGGACACGGAGCGCAGCTCACCGGGCTGAAGCGGCCGCTCGTGGTGGCTGAGGGTCGACTGGATGAGCTTGCGCATGTTGAAGCACTCGCGCCCGCCCGGAAAGCTGAAGTCGCTGGCGTTCCAGGGCAGCCACGGAAACATCAGCGGCTTGAGCTGCTCGATCGCCGCGTGCAGCTTGCGGTAGTCAAGCTCCCAGACAGGCTGGCCCTGCGCGTCGCGCTCGGCCCGGACCGGGGCTTCGCGGGCCAGCCGCTCGAGGTCCCAGTGTTTTGAGTAGGGCTTTTCGGAGGCCGCGTGCGTCAGCTCGCCGAGCTGGCCGCCGTGGATGCGGTCGTAGAAGTCCAGCGCGTGGGCGATCAGCGAGGCCTGACGGCTGCTGACGACCAGCGTGTAGCTGGGCTCAGCGGGCTGCTTTTGCTTGCGGGGCCTGCGCGTCGTCGTCTGGGTTTTGGTTGAAGCAGGGTCAGGGGTCTTGGGCATGGGGACCTTCTTTCAGCAAAAGCGGTTGTGCATCGAGGTAAGCGGCAAACTCCGCCCAGTCCGCCTCACCCGCGTGGGCACCGAGCGCCATGAACAGCAAGGACTTGGCCCGCTGCGGCTTGCCGGCCACCAGCGCGCTGAGCGCATGCTCGATGGCCTTGAGGGCCGCGAGGTAGGGCGCACCTTCCAGCGAAGAAGGTGCTTGCGCAGGCTTTGCCAGCTTTGCGCGCAGCCGGTCCGTTTCATCGGCCAGCGCGTTGTAGGCCTGTTTCATGTCGGCGAGCTTGGCTTCGGCTTCCTGGCGCTTCTGGTGCGGCGTGGGCTGGTTGCGCCGCTGAACCGTCACGTTGACGGCGTCGTCCGTGCGCCCACCGAAGTCCAGGCTCAAGTAGTTTTCGGCCTCGCAGGCGTCGAGCATCTGCACCAGACCCGCCAGGCAAACGCGAAAGACCTCGGACTCGAAGGTGAAAGTGTTGTCGGCAAACGAGACGAGCTTGGCCTGGTGGGGGTCCAGCAGCACCCGGTTTTCGGTCTGCAGGCGCTGCACGTGCGCTTGAAGCTGCTCGACTTCGTCCACCAGCAAAGCCACGTCGTAGACGGCGTTTTTCAAAAACTCCGCATCCGCCCGCTCGAGCGCCAGGACGTCGATGAAGTCTGCGTCTCCAAGCGAAAGCGGGATGGAAACGCCTTCCAGGCGCTGCTTGAAGGGCGTCAGGTCAATCATGGGGGATGTCTTTCTTGAGAAACGTTCGACAAGCCTGCTGGATAGACGCCGCTAGGCCGGATGTCGAGTTTGGAAGCTTGTCGGTTGCCAGGGTTTTACAAACCTCGTGCCAAACCGCTTCCTCGAAAGCGTCGCGCTGGTCGTCGGTTTGTTGCAGGGCCTCCACCTGAGCCCGCAGCTGTTTGTTTTCTTCCAGCAAAGCGGCCAGCTGCTCTTGGATGGAGGGCCGTGGAGGAGGGCCCGTCGGCTGAGGAGGCAAGGTCACTGGCTGCTCCAGCTCCTCAAAAAGGTGCCTACGGGGCCGGGGCGTTTGTGGGATTTTCTCTTTCTGCTCAGGTGCTTCATCGTAAAAACCGCTAAGCTCCGTAATCCAAGCCCGCAGCCGCTCCACCTCGGCCACCAGGGCGGCTAGGTCGGTAGGGGCGTTGGCGATGAGGTCGGCGTCTACGCAAGCCGCCCATCCGCCCGGCCATTTCTCATGCCACATCGGCCCACTAACCTGGCTATACCAGCCTTTGGACGGGATCCACGCCCCGTATTTATCGG